ATACTGATATAAAAGACTCCTATTTTATTTGTGATAAATGTAATGAAAAAATTTTAATGGAATTAGAATTTCTGATGGGACTAAAAGAAACTAATAAATAAAATATAAAATAAAAATAAACAAGGGGTGATAAAATGAAATTAAGTGATTTAAAGAGTGGTATGAAAGTAGAAATAAGAGTTAAAGAAGGAAACGATAGTAGGGAAGTTTACTATATTGTAAGGGACATGGTTGTAGGATTACATCTACTAAAAAATAAGGCATCTCTTTTTAACCCTTATGATAGTAGAGTTGTAGCAAGTGTAAATGGTTATACAGATGAATTTAATCATAAAGAAACGCCCTTACTAGATATTATGAAGATATATGATATAGATGATACTTTATTATTTGAAAGAGATACTGATTGGACTAAAGTAGAAATAGGAGAAGATGTTGAGTATTTTGAAAATAATAAATGGAATGATGCAAAATTTGTATTTTATGAAAAAGCAAATAATAACATAAAAATAGTTACTAAAAAGGGTATAATTTATAATCGCACTAGCAAGGCTGTAAGACTTAAAAACAAGAAAATCAAAACGCTTTCTATAGATAAAAAAGAGCCTAAGTCTTTGCCTTTTAGAAAGACAGATAGATGCCCAACAGTACTTTTCCCCGTTAAAGGGAGTAAAGATGAGATAGTATCGTTTAGAGTAGAAGATGAAAAGGTTATAAATAAACTTCAAGAACTACTACAATCAGAAGGGACATTAGAACATAGTAGATTTTAACAAATAACACTTGACAATACTATTAGAAAGTAGTATAATATAAATATAAGGAGTGGTGATATGAAAGAGTTTAAAAAAGTTGATTTACAAGAAAGGTTATGGAACGGAGATTACAAAGACATATTTGAAATAGGGCAAAGTAGGTGGAGTAGTCATAAGGCTATGATATTTGAACATGAAGGAATATATTATAGAGCAGAATATAGTGAAGGACTTTCTGAAAGCCAAAACGAAGCACCATTTGAGTATTCTGATGATATAATAGAATGTAATGAAGTTTGTCAAATACCTGTTTTAACTAAAAAATGGGTGCTTGTAGAAAAAGTTCCTAATAAACTTGAAAAAGTAAAAAATTGGGTAGAAAGATTTTTAGACAGGGAAGACGGAAGAATTTGTGATTATATATTAGATGAGGTTGAAACAATAGATGATGTTATTGACCTTGTTAATAAAAAATTTAACGTAGATTTGAAACTCCAATGCACGGGAGGATTTGATTCTACGGGATATAGCGTTACTTGTTATGCTTGGGCAGGTATAATAGATGGGCAACTATATTTTGATTCTTTTGAAGAAGAATGTTATTAAGGTGATAATATGCAAAGATGTTGGATGTGTGATTATTTCATAAGATTTAGAAGTAGGGATAAAATCACTAAAGGATATTGCATAAAAAACAGACCATTAATTAGAATTGTCAATCTTAGAGATAAGTGTAAAGATTTTTCATTTAATATTAATGATTTAAAATAAATGGAAAAATTTTCAAAAAAACACTTGACAACAATATGAGTTTATGATATAATATAAGTATAATAAAGAAAGGGATAGGTGATAGTATGATAGAAACTTATGGAAGAAATTTTAGAGTGGTATTAAGAGAAGAAAAGGCAAACGAAAAATACTTTATATTTAATGGAGATATAATGGCAATAAGAGAGCCTTTAAAAGAAGGTAAGGATATATACTTTAAAGCCTTTAACAATGAATACGATAAAAAAATGAATCATAAACTTGATAGTAAAAAAGATATAATGAAAGTATTTAATGAAGTTGGTAAATTAGTATGGGATAGAGAAAAAGAAGAAAGTAAGACTGACTGGAGTAAAATAGAATTAGGAACAGATGTTGAATTTTCTGTAGGTAATGATACATGGAAAAAAGCAAAATTTGTATTATTTGAACCTAAAAGCGGAGTTATATTAATGACTGATGGGAAAGAAATGATTTGTAATCATACAGAAAATAGTGTTAGACTTGTTGGTGAATCTAAAAAATCTGATAAAAAAGATATGCAACGCTTTGTAACTCCTTTTGGCGTAATTAGAGTGTCAGAAACAGGAATGAATGACTTCTTTGATGATGTAATTAATGAGTTAAGAAATGTAAAAAGATAGATAAGTATTATGGGATTGGTGGGTGGGAAAATAAATTTATAGAGGTGATTAAATGAGAAGAATTAAAAAGAAAATATTAGCAGTAGGATTAGCGATAGGAGTAGTGCTTGGAAGTATAGGTTATTGTCCCTCGGACAGTTATATAGATGCTTATTCAAAAACAAGCACTAAATATTGGACTCAAAGAACAGGAAAGAAAGTTAGAAAGGTAAGAAAAATTACTTGTAAAATATACCATTATACTTCTTTGGCTAGTGAAAATGGTGGCTATGCAGGTTATGGTTCTTTAGGAAAACTAAATAGTAAGACAATAGCAAATAATTATTGGGCATTAGGAAGAAACATATATATCGAAGGCTATGGTATGAAAAAAGTGGCTGATAGGGGAGGCAGAAAATTAAACACCCCTTTCAAATTAGATATATATGTTCCTAGAATTAAAGGCGAAAGTAATAAAAGATATTATAGAAGAGTTAATAATATGGGAGTAAAGAAAAGAACTTGCTATGTAATTTATTATAAGTAATAAATAAAGGGCAGGGAATAAGGTGGGAAATAAATTGTATGTATTATAATAAAAAACACGAAGAAGAATTAATAAATAGAAAAGAATATAAATATATAGGAAGTTATAATCGAAATGAAGTAACATTAGATAATAGAAATAAAAATAAAAAATCTATATATATTAGAGTAAAATGTTTATATTGTGGAAAAGAATACGATATAGATAAAGCTACTTTTAAGAAAGGAGCAAACTGTTCAAATTGTTGTAATAAATATGAAAATAGTTTTGCATACTATATTCAACAAGAGTTAAAAGAACCTTTAAATAAATATTGGGATTGGGAAAAGAATGTTGTTAATCCTTATTTAATAAGTAAAAGTAAAAATATTAAGGTTTGGATTAAATGTGATAAAAAAGATTATCATGGGAGTTATAAGGTTAGTTGTAATCATTTTCATAGTGGTAAAAGATGTTCTTATTGTCATAAAATGAAAGTACATCCTAAAGATTCCTTTGCTCAATGGGGCATAAATACATTTGGAGAAGATTTTTTAACTAAGTATTGGAGTCCTAAAAACACTTTAAACCCTTGGGAGTTAGCTCCTAGAAGTATGAAGAAGATATGGATACTATGTCAGAATAAAAAATATCATAATGACAGCGGAGGATATAGAATTAGTTGTGATAAATTTCATAGTGGTAAAAGATGTTCTTATTGTCATAAGGCAAAAATTCACCCAAAAGATTCATTTGGTTATTTATATCCTCAAAAAGCTAAATACTGGAGTAAATCTAATACAAAATCTCCTTTTGAAGTTGCCCCTAAAAGTAGGAAAAAATTTAGATTTTATTGCGAAGATTGTGGAGAGGAATTTGAAACAGCTTTAGAGACTGTAGTATCAAAGAACCGTTCTATGAAATGTAGAAATTGTACTTCTAGCAAAGGAGAACAAAAAATTAATAAATATTTAACAGATAATAATATAGAATTTGTATCGCAAAAAACTTTTAAATATTTAACAGGAATAGGAAATGGAAATCTTTCTTATGATTTTTATTTGCCTCAATATAATTTATTAATAGAATATCAAGGGAAACAACATGAGAAATTTATAAAAGGGTTTCATCAATCAAAGTTAGATTTTGAAATACAAAAAGAGCATGATAGAAGAAAGAAAAAATATGCAAAAGATAATAATATCGAATTGTTGGAAATTTGGTATTATAATTATGAAAATATAGAAGAAATTTTAAATAACTTGTCGAGGGGATTGTCCCCTTGACAACACTATTAAAAAGGAGTGATGTTATGAAATTACTTAGTCTTTTTAGTGGGATAGGTGCATTTGAAAAAGCACTTAAAAATGCTAATGTGGATTATGATTTAGTTGGATTTAGTGAGATAGATAAATTTGCAATTAAAAGTTACTGTGCAATACATGGAGTAGGTGAGAATTTAAATTTAGGTGATGTAAGTTCAATAGATGTAGAGTTATTACCTCAAAATATTGATATTATCGTACATGGGTCACCTTGCACTAGCTTCTCTGTGGCTGGTAAAGGTAAAGGAGGAGATAAAGGGAGTGGAACACAAAGTAGTCTTATGTGGTACAGTGTAGATATAATTAAAAAAGTTAAACCCAAATATGTTGTTTGGGAAAATGTTAAAAACGTAATAAGTAAAAAACATATACATAATTTTAATCAATATATAGAAGATTTAAAAGAAGTTGGATATACTTCTTATTATAAGATATTAAATGCAAAAGATTTTGGGTTACCTCAAAATAGAGAACGTATTTATGTTGTTAGCATATTAGATGATGAGCATACTTTTGAATTTCCTCAAGGATTTCCATTAGAATTAAAACTTAAAGATATATTAGAAGATTCAGTTGAAGACAAATATTATTTATCTCAAGAAATGCAAGATAGATTTTTTAAATTCCCTCAAGATAGATTAAATAATGAATGCTTAGAGGTTTTAGGGACAACTGCTCTACACCCATGCGATGAAAATGGTAATGTTAAATATCGCAATTGTACCTCTGCTTGGGTATATAATCCCAATAAATGTATCTCAACTCTTTCTGCGAGAGATTATAAGCAACCTAAACAGATTATAGAAGTTTCTCCAGTTAGATTAGGTGGGGTATTTGATGAGGGTGATAGAAGACATCAAGCAGGAAGTATTTATGATAAAGAATTTATATCTCCTACTTTAGACACTATGCAAGGAGGGTGGAGACAACCTTTGGTAATAGATGGAGAAGTTGTTACTAACTTTAAAATCAGAAGATTAACTCCACTTGAATGTTGGAGACTAATGGGATTTGAAGATGATGATTTTTATAAAGCCAAAAATGTACCAACCTCTGACACCCAATTATATAAACAAATAGGTAATAGTATTGCCGTTCCGGTATTAGAAAATATTTTTAAAAACTTATTTAAATAGGGTTGACAACATTATTAAAATATGGTATAATATAAATATAGAAAAGGCGAAAGGAGATAATAATATGAAATTTAAACATGGTGATAAATTAGTAAATGTTATTACTAAAGAAACATATGTATTATATGATTTCAAAATGGTAGAAACGCTTAATCATTGTAGTGGGTATGAATTAGCCTTAAAAAAGGGGAATTCTATAGAACTTATGTTAGTAGATAGAGATATGGTAGATAAACTGTTCACAATAGCTTGGACAGATTGGAGAACAGATGTAATTAATATAGCCAATAAAAAAGTCCCTGTTAAGTGGAGATATAACAGAGAAATGGTGGTGATGGAGTCTCCTACTTATGGTAAAGTGTCCTCAAAAGTCCACCCTAGTGACACTTTTGATGTTAATAAAGGGTATAAACTTTGTAAATTAAGAATGGCTAAAAAGATAATAGAAAAAGAAATTGAAAAATCTTGTGAATAGTACTTGACAACATTATTAAAATATGATATAATTAAAATGTAAATATGAAAGGAGAATGATAATATGGCAGATAAAGAGAAAAGAGTGAGATATTCCGAAGGATATGTAAATGGTGAAGTTTTAGCAATTAAAAACGGAGCAATAACTAATAAAGGTAAAAAAGATGAAGCCATTAGATTTGTTATGGAAGTTGAAACAGAAGAAGGGAAGTCAACTGATGTTGATTTCTTTATTAGGAAATACTCTGGTAATGGAAATACAAATAAAACATATGCTAAAATGAAAAAACTTTATTCAGAGTGTAGAACAGTTGAAGATGACGGAGAAGGAGAAATAGTTAACTGTTTAGTTAAATTTGACGAAAATAAATATGTTACTAAAGAAGGAGAGCTTGTTGACAGAGGAACTAGAGTAGGGGGAGTATTCTGTACCACTCAAGAAGATAGTAAATTCCCTATTACTAAAGGCTCTAAAGGTATGATTTATTGTATGCTTGAAGGTTATGAAGATGTAACTGATATTGACGGTGATGCTTTAGAATTAAATGTATTGGTTAATAATTATGCTTATTATAATGAAGAAGAAAAAGAAGATAAAGTAAATGGATTTATAATGAAAATAAGAACTCACAATGAAGAATATGCCGAATATATTAAAGAAGAACTTAAAGCAGGAGACATACTTTATATAGAATTTGATTTTATTAAATCTGTAGCTAAAGCTAAGAAAAGCAGAGGTATAGGTAAATCAGTTAAAAATAGGGTTCAGATTGAAACTTATTTTGAATTAACTAATTGTTCTGCTCCAATCATGACTTTAGATGATAATGATGAATATATAAAACCAGTATATGATGACCTTGAAGAAGGAGAAGAAGAAGAATTTTGCTATACTGTTCCTAGTCAAGAGGACTTCCCATTCACTTCTCATTACATAGAATTAATGCACCAAGCAATAAATGAAAGAATTGAAAGACTTCAAGAAAAAGTAGATGATATTAAAAAAGAAAAAGGCGAAGAAGTAGAAGGTGAAGAAGTAGAGGTAGCCGAAGACGAAGTGCCATTTTAATTTGAAAGGAGTTAGATAATTATGGAAAATACAATTAATGAGAAAATATTAGGTGAGGAAATCCCTCACCCTTTAAAGGAGGAAAACATGGAGTGTAAATGTAAATTTAATGTTAATAAACAAATAGGTAATTCAGATGTTCAATTTTATTCTAGTGATAATACCACAGAGTTATATAAGGCTCTGGCAGGGTTTCATAAGCATTTTACAACAGTAGAAAAAGATGCAGAAAATCCATTTCATGAAAGCTCGTATGCTAGTTTATCTCAAATATTAAATGTAACTAGACCTATTTTAAATGACCAAGGATTAATTTTAATGCAATTTCCTATAAGTGGAACAAAAGAAAATTCTATATGTATTAAAACTAGATTAATTCATGTTGAAACAGGGCAATTTATAGAAAGTAATTCAATATCTTTAATACCCCCTAAATTAGAAGCACAGGGTTATGGGTCATTAATGACTTATTTAAAAAGATATCAAATAACTTCATTATTAGGATTATCATTTAGTGAAGACGATACAGATGCCAGTGACTTAATAGTTGAAGAAGAAGAAACTAAACCTGTAACTAAACCAAAATCATCAAGAAGAAGCTTATAATAATTAATTGGGTAGGTAGAAATATCTACCCTTTTTAATAAAGGAAGGGGAAAATAATATGAGAAAGATTGAAATAAATGGAAAATTAATGCCTATAGTACCAAAAAAATATCAATTTGAAAAAGGATTTATATGCTGCGAGGATATTTTATGTGAAGGTTTATACATAGATTGTGAAGATTGCCCTATGGCTTTTGGGAAAATCCATGACAACGATATGTGTATTATTAAGACTAATGGAAAATTGGTAGAAGTAAGGTTGTGTGAGGGATTTTGGAGCATAACAAATAAAACTTTAAAAGATATAGTAGAAAATGGAATAGATTGTTGTGATATACAATGTTGCTCCATGAAAGAAGAAATGGATTGCGAACGTTGTAAATTTAATGATGATAAAACTTATTTTTTAGAAAGAATAATTTGGAGAGAGATAGATTAACGGGATTAAAATGCCTAGAAAATGGAAATAATAAAAATTAAAAAATACTTGACAACAGTGTTAAAATATGATATAATTAATATATAGAAAGGAGAGATTATATGGCTAGAAAATGTAAGTGTAAATTATGTGGAAAACCTTTAACAACAGATGTAGCATTTAATTTCCCTAAGATAGATAAAAATGGTAAAAAGAAAAATCAATATTATTGTTCAGAAGAAGAATATAGAGAACATGAAAAGAATACAGAGTTACTTAGAGAAAATCAAATACTTTTTGATAAGATTATAGGGTATACCTGTATTAATAATACAAAAAATAAAGAATTTGCAAAAATATACAATGTGGGATATTCTAGGAGACAGGTAAATAAATTTCTTTTAGATAAAGGAGAATATATAAAAGAGTCTTTAGATAAGAAATTAGTTAATGGAGATATGAATGAATATCAAAAGATTTTATATATATTTGCAATTATACGTTCAGAGATAAAAGATTATTTTAGTAGATCAGGTAAACCAATTAAAGATACAACAGAGTATGAAGATGTCGGTTCTAATATAGAAGTAGAAACAGAAGTTAAAAAACCTGTTGTTAAAAGAAAGAAAGTAAAAAGAGGTTTAATGGATATTCTATAAGGAGGTAGCAAAATGGCGAGAACATTAGATGTAGAATGTGAAGTAATGAATGAACAAAAAGAGACTGCTGAAAAAATGTTAATATCATGCCTTCTTCAAGATTTAGGTTTAATAAGTGAAACACCTTTAATAGAAGATGATTTTTCTACTCCTAAAAATAAATTTTATTTTAAATTGGTTTCTGAATTATCTACGAGATATAGGGAAGTTAATGAATTTACTGTTATCAATTTCCTTAAACTTTCAGAAGCGTTAACTCAAGATTTTGAGGACTATGGAGGGGCAAAAGAGTTTAAAAAGATTAAGGAGTTAGCTAATGTAGAAAATTTCTATTCACATTTGGATGAAGTAATCAAATATAATCTAATAGAAGAAGTTTCAGAGAAGTTAGCTATTGACATAAATAAGGAGATATTGGTAGGTGGTAAGAAAATTGTACCTGCCGACAAATTTACTTCTATGAGTAGCCAACAAGTTTTAGATTTCTTTGATATGCAGTTATCAAGTGTGAATGTAAGAAGTGTTGCAACAGATATGATAAGAGAATATTTATTTTATTCTGATGAAGAACTTGAGCAAATTGAAGAAGGAGAAGTAGATGATGACACGACTTATTATGATACTACTTTAACTTGGGAGACAGAAAATGGAGAGTTTAAATATCATAAGAATTTTCCACTTCTTAGTAAAAGTACCGATGGGTTAAGCAGTGGTAACGGGGTGGCTATATTTGGAGCTTTTAGTGGAGTCGGAAAAACTACGCTTGTAACAAATATCGCTATGTCCCTTGTAGAGAATGGAGAAAAAGTAATTCTAGTAAGTAATGAACAACAGATTAAATATTTTAGAACAATGTTATTATCTTATATTTCTGCATATGTATTTGGTTGTTTCACATTAAATAGAACAAAGATTAAACATTTTAATTTTAACGATGAAGAAAAGAAAGTTTTTTTAAAAGCCAATAAATTTATTAAAGAAAGATATAAAGATACTATTGCATTTTATAGTGTTAGTGAGTTTTCTGTTGATAAAATAATGAGAGAGGCTAAGAAGTTAATTCTAGCAGAAGGTTTCTCAACATTAATTGTAGAAACGTTTAAAGCCGAATCACAAGAGGATAGTGTTAAAGAATTAATGGCTAATTCAGTTGCCTTAGATAAATTTGGAAAAGAAATGAATTGTAAAATATTATTACCTATGCAACTTATGGGTTCTATGACTGGCAAAGCAAGTTTCTTAACATCTAGTTTACTAGCAGGGTCAAAACACGTTAAAGATGTTGCAGGACTTCTTTTATTAACTAGGAAAGTAAATCCAAAAGAATTAGACGAAGAAGATGATAGAATGTTTTTAAAGCCGTATGTTTGGAGAAAAGATAGGAATGGCAACTTTAAGAAAAAATATTTTAAGATAGTAGATAAAACTGCTCCTACTAGAAGAAGATTAGAAGGAGATTTTGATGATGAACTTACACTAGATAAAAATAAACATTATATATTGGCTTTCTTAGATAAGTGTAGGGAAGCCAGTGATTCAAATATAATTATTTTGCAAGAATTCAACGGAGACTATGGTAGAATTAAAGATGTTGCATATGTAGATAACGTTTATACAGGATTATTTTACTAAAAGTACTTGACAACATTATTAAAGTGTGATATAATATAAGTATAATAAAGAAAAGGTGATGATGTGATAGGTTTAATATGCATTTTATTAGTGGTCTATTTAATATTATTTATAATTGAGAAAATCATTTTTAAAGGTGATTCTTAAAATGGAGGGATAATATGAATAAAAATGAAATATTAGACAATCTTGAGAAGTTAAAAAAAGAAACTATTAAACTTGTAGACATTGAAAATTGTTATATGAGAGTATTCTACTCTTGTGATTATTGCTTAAACGAGATAAATGAAGAATGTATTATACAAATGGATATAGACTGTATAGAAAAAAATTTTAATGAACTCAAAAGATTGGTTGAAGAAATCGTATAAGAAAGGAGAAAATTATGAGTATCTTACAAGATTTAAATAAAGACCAAGTAATAAATTTTGTGGAGGAAATTCTTCAAGGTAAATGTGTAACTCGTGAAGGCTATAATAATAATGCTATATTTGAATCATTTTGTCATGGTAGCACTTCTCCTAAATTATATTATAACGAAGATACTCATAATTTTTATTGCTTTTCTCATTGTGGTGCAATTAATAGTTTAGCTGATTTAACTATGAAAATTAAAGAATGCGACTTTAAAGAGGCTATGAATATAATAAATTCTTACTTTGGTGTTAATGGTAAGTATCACAGACATGGAGTTGGTAGAAAATCAAGAAATCGACCACAAAGAAGAGAAATAGATATAGATAAACTTGAAGTTCCGTCCTTACCTAAACAAAAGAAGCCGTTTGCTTATAGAAGATTTCCTATTAAAAGATTGCCTATGTGGGAGGATGAAGGAATAACTTTCAGAACATTAAAAAAATATGATATAAGGTATGACGAAATAGGAGAAAAAATTATTATTCCTCATTTTGCTTGGGACACAGGAGAAATTGTAGGGGTAAGAGTTAGGAATTTAGATAAAGAAGTTGCAGAAAAATTTGGTAAATACGTTCCATTTTATTTTAAAGGACAGATGTATTCTCATAGCTTGAAGTATAATTTGTATGGTTATTGGCAGAATAAAGAATCAATAAAAAAAATGAAAGTGGCAGTACTTTTCGAAGGAGAAAAGGGGACTATGCAACTTAATAGTTATCTTAAAGATAATAATTCTGTTGCAGTATGTGGTTCTAATTTAAGTTATGAACAAATTAAAATGCTTATATCTTTAGGAGTTGAAGAAATAGTATTTGCATTCGATAAGCAATATGAGAATAAACAAGAAGAGTTGCAGTGGAGAGCTAAAATAATGAAATTAGCTTATAGAATTCCCCCTAGTGTAAAAGTATCGGTTATATGGGATTCTTTAGAGAATGGATTATTAGACTATAAAGATTCTCCTACCGATAAAGGTAAAGAAATATATTTAGAATTGTTTAATGATAGAATAGATTTTAAGGACTTTGAGGTGGTAATATGAATAAAATTTTATTAGAGGAATATGAAAACATAGTTTTTACGGTTAAAGATGATTTAGAATATATATCTGATGTAATTAATCAATATATAAATTTAAAACTTTATTTTGAAGGTAAAATATCTTTTAAAAAACTTATAGAGAATGTAGGGAATAGTTGTCCTATTATAAGTAAAGATGATTATTGTTATTCAGATTGTAAAAAATGTTGGGAAAAGGCTTTAGAGTACAAGCCTAAAGAGAGAAAAATGTATATCAAAGATGAATTTCCCGTTATCGGAAAATATAAAAGAAATGAAAATAGAATTTATACTATATTGGATTTTAAAGATGGAGAAAATATAGAATTATATGATTTTGATACAGAATGGTATTATGGTTACGCTAGATATATAAGTATAGAAAATCCCACAAATATACACATAATCCATATAGATGATATAAAAGGAGAATGATAATATGAATAAAAATAAATTAAATCATATAAATAAGAATGGAATGGAGGTATAAATATGAGACTTGAAGATTTAAAAAACGGTATGAGTTATAAAAACAGGGATGATGAAATATTTTATATAATAAATGATAAAGTATTTGTTAAAGCAGATATAATTACATTACGTTACCATAGAGAATTATATCAAGAGTTAGAATATTATGATGAAGATTTTAAATGGAGTAGCAATAAAAAATGGGATATTATGGAGATATATGATTGTGATAATAAATTAATATGGAAAAGAGAAGAAATAGATTGGAGTAAAATACCAGTCGATACAAAAGTTTTAGTAAAGAATGGCGAAAATGGAGAATGGAATAGAAGATACTTTGCTGGATTCATAAATGGAGAAGTTACAACCTTTTCAAATGGAATGACTTCTTGGAGTACTTCTCGTTCAAATAATCCTATTTTAGTCTCTTGGAAATATGCTAAATTAGTAGAAAATAAAAAAGTAAAAAACGAAAACATAGAAGATATAGAGAACCAATTTGCAGAATACTGTAAGGGTAAAAGATGTGCGACTGAATGTGGTTACTATGGAAGTTTATCTTGTATATTGGCGTGGGTATTAGATAATTATAATGTTTCACCTAAACAGGAGGTATAAATATGGAAGTTAATATAAATAGTAAAAGAGAACCTTATGAGGTTGGAGATTTATTAGAAATTAGTGGATTCGGATTTAGAATGATAATTAAAAATAATAGTAATGACTATTTTTTAATAAACATGGAAGGTCAGACTACAACATCTTATTATGATTCTATAGAAGAGTTGTTAGAAAAGAGAAATATTTTAAACCATTATAAAAATAGAGATTTAGAAATAAGTTTAAAGAAGAAATAAAAAACTATTTTAGGAGTGATTAAATGAAAAATATAATTGATAAAAATGTCAGACAATTAATGGAAGAAAATGAATACTTTAAGGTAATAATTAGTCATTATAAACATAAAATTTATGAATTAGATGATTTATTATATTTACTAATAGCAGATAGTTGCTATTGTATATCTGCATATAAATTTAATGGAGAAAACCCCGAATGTGAGTGTGAAATAAATGAAGAAGAAGTTGCATCTTGTTATGTTTGTTGGGCAAATCATTTAAGAAAAAAACATCGTGGGATAAATTATGGAGAGTGATTAAATGAAAAATATAAGAAATAAGGTATTTTTAAACAGTTTTTCAGAAGATGTAGAAAAGAATATGTTAGAAATAAGAGATTTAACTAAAAAAGAAGCCCTTAGTTTACTTTTAGCGAGTGGAGAATTTGAAGAGAGTGTAGAGCATTATAAGAATTTAAACAAAGGTATTGACTTCTTATTAAATGCTATGGCTAATGATGAAAATATATCAATACAAGTAGATTCGGATGCTGACGGTTATTTCTCGGGTTCATTAGTATATCAGGTTATATATGATGACTTTGAATATGAAAACGTAACATTTATTTTAAACGAAGGAAGAGAGCATGGCTTTCAACTTAAAAATTTAGATACTTTAATTGAAAATGATATTAAATTGTTAATAATTCCTGATGGCGGAAGTGTTGAGTTTGAACCTTTAAAACAGGTTACGGATAAAGGTATCAAAGTATTAATCTTAGACCACCATATTATAGAAATAGGGGAAGAGCTAAAAGAGATAGAAGAAAACGTAGCACTTATTAACAATCAAGATGGAAGTGTTGAAAATATTTATTTAAGTGGTTGTGGAGTTAGTTATAAATTCTGCAAGGAACTTGTGGAATGTTGCGATGGAACAATAGGAAATAAATACTTAGATCTGGTTGCTGCTTCATTAATTTCCGATATGTGTGATATGAAATATTCTTATGAGAATAGATACTATTTAAATATAGGCTCTAAAGTATCAAATGTTACAAATCCATTTTTAATAGAAATGGCGAGAAGTATGAAAAAAAGTAAAAAAGATAAATTTACAATAGAGGATTTTGGGTTTGGTATAGCACCAGTAATAAATGCAACTATAAGATTAGGTAAAAAAGAAGATAAAGAAAATCTATTTAATGCTCTTATAGGAGTAGATGAATTAATCCCACATAGAGGTAAAGCCGTAAGCTATCCTTTTAAGGCTAGGTTGATTGGTGCAAATCTTCAAAAGAAACAAAAAGAGGAAAAGGGTAGGATTGCAGAAATGGTTAAAGAGAAACTTGAGGAAGAAGGTTTGCAAGAAAATACAGTTATTATATATATAGATAGAGAAAAGAAGATAGATAAATCTTTAAGAGGATTAACTTGTAATCAGTTATTAGATTTTTATGAAAGACCAATATTGCTTGGTAGTATTGATGAAAATGGATTTGTAAGAGGTAGTGCTAGAGGGTACGGAGAAATGGACTTTAAATATATCTGTGAGAGTACAGGCTTATTCGAGTATACAAATGGTCACGATAACGCTTTTGGTTTTAGTATTGAAGAAAATAAAATAAAAGAATTTTTAGAATATGTAAATAAAAATATAACTATAAAAGAAAAAAATATTAATGTAGAAAAAATTTATGATGAATTTGTTCCTAAAAATGATGTTAAAAAAATAGTTAGTTATGAGAACTTATGGTGTCACGATATTAAGCCACCGCTATATTTAATCAAAAACGCAGAATTTAAAGTTAAAGATATTAAGAAAAAAGGCACAAGTACATATGAATTTAAAAATAAAAATATGGAAATAACTAAATATTTTTGCAGTAAAGCATCTTATGAAGAATTGGTTAAAGATAAAAATGATGACGATTATATTACTTTAGATGTTTTAGCCGAATTTAGATATAAGTTTGGTAGAAAAATTATTATAAAAGAATGGGAAAAAATAAAATAAGTTCTTGACAACATTGTTAAAAAATGGTATAATATAAGTATAAATAAGAAGGGAGAATAAATAAATGAAAAATAAAGATTTTAGAATTTTAATAGATATGGATGATACAATTACGAATTTTTTAGAAGAAGTTATTATCGAATATAATAGAATATATGGTACAAATCATTCAATAAATGAAATAACAGAGTGGGTAATACCTAGTAGTTTTGAATATGGTTTATTTTCAGTGTTTAAGCAATCAGATATTTTAACTACAATCACTCCTAAGTTAGATAGTATAGAATATATTAATAAATGGATTGATGAAGGATATGATGTATTTATAGTATCAGATTGTTGTAATTGTGCTGATTCATACGGAGAAAAACTTGAGTGGTTAAAAACTTATATTCCAAAATTTGATTTATCTCATTTTATACCTTGTAAAAATAAATATGTTATACAAGGAGATATATTGATTGATGATAATTTAGATAATCTCAATAAATGGAGTTTAAATAACCCGTATGGGCATGATTTATTAATGACGGCTCAACACAATAAGCAAATTCAAGACGAAAGAAGAATTAATAGTTTTAAAGAAGCAGATGATTATATAAAGACTATACAATTTTTAATGTCTGTAAGAGCAGGGATAAAAGCATTGAAAAAATAAGATAGGAGTGATAATTTTGAATCATTATAACAATTATCATAAACATGATTATTTTGGAAATATAAAAAGCCTAGATGTTGTTGTATCTCCTTTAGAATATATAAAAAGGGCGAAAGAATTAGATGGAGATAAGGCAATATTTTTCTCAACCAATCATGGATATCAAGGAAATATATATGAATACTATACTTTGTGCAAAGAACATGGGGTTAAATTAATAGCAGGTGTTGAAGCTTATTATGTCCCAGACAGATTTGAAAAAGACAGAAGAAATTATCATTTAATTATAATAGCAAAAAATAAAAATGGTTATAAACAAATTAATTCCATAATGTCAGAAGCAAATACTACAGGATTTTATTATAAACCTAGAGTGGACGATGAATTAATTTTTAAATTAAACCCTAATGATGTTGTTATAACTACTGCCTGTGTAGCATCGAGACTTAGAGATATAGAGGGAGCAGAAGACTGGATAATAAAAATGAAAGAATATTTTAAAGATAATTTTTACCTTGAGGTTCAAAATCATAACGTTGAAAATCAAATAGAATATAACAAGAGAATGTTAATATACTCTGAAAAATATAATATTCCTATAATCCATGCAAATGATAGTCATTATATTAAAGAAGAGGATAGTAGATATAGAGATTTATTTTTAAAGGCAAAAGGAATAGTTTATAATGAAGAAGATAATTTTATATTAGATTATCCTAGTTATGATGTTGTGATAGAAAGATATAAAGAACAAGGAATTTTAAATGACGAACAAATAAAACAGGCGTTAGATAACACTCTTATCTTTGATTCTTTAGAAGGATTAATTTTTAATGATGATATTAAAATGCCACATATATCTCCTAACCCTTCTAAAGAATTAGGGGATATTATAAAAACAAATTTTGAAGAAGAATTGATATCTGGTAATATAGACTTAAAAAGAAAAGAAGAATATATACAAGCCATTAAAGATGAATGGGGTGTTATAGAAAAGACTAAAATGTATGAGTATTTTTTAATAAATTATAAAATGATTAATTTAGCTATAAAAAAATATAATGGGATTATCACAAAAAGTTCAAGAGGATCCGCTCCCAGTTTCTATATTAATAAATTATTAGGTTTTACATCTTTAGACAGACTTAATTCTCCTATAACATTATACCCGTCAAGATTTATGAGTGCAACGAGGATATTACAGAGTAAATCCTTACCAGATGTGGATACAAATGTTGCTTTCCAACAGCCATTTATTGATGCTTCCAAAGAATTATTAGGGGGAGATAATTGTCAATGGATGGTAAGCTTTAAACCATTACAGGATGCAAGTGCATTTAGATTATATTGTAAAGCCATTGATATGGAAGTAGAAGAATATGATGAAATAGCTAAGAATTTAGATGACTATAGAGAGAATAAAGAGTGGAAAGATATTATAGAAGAAAGCAAACATTTTGTAGGAGTTGTAGAAGCTATAGCACAATCTCCATGTAGTACTCTTTTATTATCAGAGCCAATTAGTAAACAAATTGGATTATTAAAAGTCGGAGATGTTATATGTTGTAATATAGACGGTATAAACTGTGATAGATATAAATTCTTAAAAAATGATATCCTTGCCGTATCTGTTTATAAAATTATATATAAAGTATGTGAGTTAATAGGAATTGATATTCCAAGTACACAAGAACTAACCAATCTATTAGACGAAAAAACTTGGAATATTTATGAAAATGGATTAACTTGTACAATAAATCAAGCAGATAGTAATTTTGCAACTCCTTTAGTTATGAAATATAAACCTAAATCAGTAGCAGAAATGAGTGCATTTGTGGCCGCAATTCGTCCGGGATTTGCCTCATTATTAGAAGGGTTTATTAATAGAAAACCGTATACAACGGGAGTAAAAGAATTAGATGATTTATTGGAAGATAGTTACCATTATCTTATGTATCAAGAGTCTATTATGAAATACTTGATTTGGCTAGGAATCCCAGAATCAGAAACATATACAATTATAAAAAAAATTAGTAAAAAGAAGTTTAAAGAAAAAGAATTAAAGGAATTAAAAACTAAGTTACGTCAAGGTTGGAATAAAGTTGTTGGAAAAGAAGAGGGATTTGAAGAAACATGGCAAGTAATTAACGATTCGGCTTCCTACAGTTTTAATGCATCGCATTCGCTTAGTTATGCTTATGATAGCTTATATGGAGCATATTTAAAATCTCATTATCCTTTAGAATATTATACTGTTGCATTAAATCAATATGAAAGCGATAAAAGTAGGACTTCTAGGCTTATAGATGAATGCAAACAATTCGGTATTAAATTACAGTCTCCTAAATTTGGGTACTCTAAAGCAGAATATTTCTTTAATAGGGAAACTAATACAATATATAAAGGTGTCGGTTCTATCAAATACCTAAATGAACAGAAAGCTAATATATTATATAAATTAAGTCAAAACAAAAAATATGAAACATTTACAGATATATTATATGATGCTAAAGAAATAGATAATAGATGCCTTGAAATCTTAATTAAATTAGGATATTTTTCTGAATTTGGTTGTATAAGTAAACTTCTTAAAGTATTTGAATTATACAAAAACAAAGGCAATAAAAAAACAATGTCTAAAACTAAAGATATTGAACTATATATGACTTATAAAGAGTTGGCAGAAAAAAATGCAACCAAAGAGACTGCAAAAGTCTTAACTATGGATTATTATTTATTTATAAGAGATGTAGAATTATCTTTGGAAGATACAGAGGATGATATTATAGAATTAATAGGAAATGAAATAGAATATACGGGTGGATTTAATAAAGTGCCGTATAAACAAATGGATAAAAATGCTTGTTTTATATCTGATTTAAAAATCTTTAAATATAATATTGAAGTTGAATTGTTCTGTTTCTATAGTGGAAATGTAAAAACATTTAAAATGGATAAGCAGCTATATAACCAATACCCGTTTGTAATGGGAGAGGTGTTATATTTATATGGGTTTATCCCTAAGAAAAGAAAAAAAAACAATATTGTTGATTATTATATTACAGATTTTGAAGTAGCATAAATATAAATAAGAAAGAGTTGATAATTATATGAACAAATTAGTATGTGAAGTTTGTGGAAGAGAATTGAAACATAAAAATAAAAAAATGTTATGCGACAAACATTTAAATGAATATAATGAATTTGGGTTCTGTATAACAACAAGTGATAGAACAGAAAATGAACCTAATGAAATTAGAATCCACAATGATTATGCAGAAATTGTTCTATACGACATTTATCAAGAAGAGATAGAAGAAAAAATCTTAATAGATATTGAAGATATAGATATAGTAAAGAATGTGGTTTGGAAAAAGGTAGGCAAACATATAGTTGGCTCTACAGATAGATATACATTTGATTTGCCTAGCCTTTTAATGGACACGGATAATAAAATTGAATATGTAAACGGAAATATATTGGATAATAGAAAAGAAAATTTAATGATAGTTGAAAAGAAAAAATTCAAACATCATTTTGCCAATAACAAAAAATATAAAAATAAAATAATTATTACTTCTTTAGGTGGTTCAACAGAAGACGTTACAGGTTCATGTTTTGCCATCGAATATCCATTAGATAACGGAGGAAGAGACCTAATTCTGTTAGAGTGTGGAAGTATACAAACAAATAGAATGGTAGAAGATTTTAATGCCAATAAAAAAATGGTAGATAACATACCTTTTAATCTAGCAAGTAATGTATTTGTATGTCATTGTCATGCGGATCATGTTGCCAGTATACCTAGTGGAATCACAAGAGGATTTGACGGAAATGTTGTCACTACTTATGAAACTGCTCAACTATTAAGCCCTATGTTGCTTGACTCGGCTTTTATACAAAAAAGAAACATAATGAGTATGAATAGCAAAGGTAAAAAATACGAAATGTTATATGATGAATCTGATGTATTTAGAATTTTAGACAAAATTAAAATATATGATAAAGAAGTAATGCATAAAATTAATTCTAATTTATCTTTTAGGTTTGTTTCTAATAACCATTGTTTTGGTAGCACTTCCTTAGAAATATTTATTAAAAAGCCAAGTGGTCGAATAGTAAAAATATTTTATTCATCTGATTTAGGTTCTAGCTATAATCAACAGTATAAACCTTATTGTGATGAAAGAAGAAATGTTTCTAAGGCAAATATAGCAATCTTTGAAAGTACTTATGGAGATAGAGGATTTTCAAAAAAAGATGTAGAAAGAGATATAGAAGGATTGCTTAATAAAATAAGAGAAGTAACTTATAGGGGCAACAGAGTGCTTATTCCTTGCTTTAGTTTTGACAGAAGTCAAGCCATAATGGATTTACTATATCATACTTTTAAAGACGAAGAAAAATTTAAGGATATTAAAATTATAGTAGATTCAAGGTTAACAAATGAGATTAATAAAGTGTATGAAAAGACACTACAAGGAGAATTATTAAATCGTTGGAAAGAAGTAATGTCTTGGGATAATTTTATATTTATTGATGAATATAAGAAGACAGAGTTGATGGCAAGACAAGCGAAGAATCCTTGTGTTATAATTTCTTCTTCGGGTATGTTAGCAGGAGGTCATTCAGTCGCATACGCTAAACATATATTACCTAGAAAACAAGACTGTATATGTTTTATAGGATATTGTTCTGAAAGAACTCTAGGGGGCAAAATCCAAAGAGGTGCTAAGTCTGTAACAATAGAAAATAAAAGTACTCCTATAAAATGTGAGGTTAACATATATAATAGCTTTACAGGGCATATACAAAGAAAAGAATTGATTTCTTATATGAAAGGTATGAATTGCAGTAGAATATTTGTTCATCATGGTTCAGAGGATGCAAAGGCTCAACTAAAATTTACGGCAGAAGAGGATTTCTTATTTAGTGGGGTAAGTAAAAAAATAGGAATCATAAATAAGAAAAATAATTGTTTTGTTATTTAGGGTTGACAACATTATTAAAATAGAGTATAATATAAATATAGAAAGGGTGATGATATGAACGGACTCTCAAGAGAACAATTATTAGAAAGACTTAATGACCTATATATTGAATTAGACGAATATAAAGAGATGGAGAAAGATTATACATATTTAAGTTATGAAATGCAATCTTTAGAAAAAGAACATAGTGAATTGGAGGAGAAATATGATAACTTAAAATGGGATTATGATAGGCTGAAAGAAAATTATGACGAGTTAAAAGGAAATTATGACATTTTAGAGAGGGACTTTGATGAATTGGTAGAGAAATATGAAGGCTAAAATAAGTAAAATAAGTAGAAAGGAAATGAAGCTGTCAATGTTTGTAATTAAAAGAAATGGTTCTATTGAAGAATTTGATAAAGAAAAGATCAGGGTGGCAATAAGGAAAGCATTAGTTGAAACAAAAGAATGTGAAGGTTCTCAAATAATTGCTATATCAAGATTAGTAATGAATGATGTTTGCGAAGAGATTGACGAAGAATTTATAGATATAGAGGACATACAAGATTTAGTTGAATTTAAACTTATGGGAAGAGGTTTAAAAAATACTGCTAAGGCTTATATCCTTTATAGAGACAATAAAAGAAGAATTAGAGAAGAACAATTACGATTATATGATGAATCTCAAAAACAGATAAAAGATATTATGGAAATGAAGAATATCGAAAATGCAAATGCAAACGTAGATGAAGGCTCTTTTAGTGGTAAAAATGCTAAAATTACCTCTTATTTTCTAAAAGAATATGCTTTAAACAATTTAATGGATAAAGAGGTAGCTAAAGCACATAGAGAAGGTAGATTATATACTCATGATTTAGATAGTTATTGTTGTGGACAACATAATTGTTTGTTTATAGATTTTCAAGATTTATTTGATAATAACAAAGGTTTCGAAACAAGAAATGGTGATGTAAGAAAACCTAATGATATTATGACTTTTTTCCAACTTGTAGCAGTTGTTTTTCAATGTGAGAGTCAAGTACAGTATGGTGGAGTTGGAGCAAATAAAATAGATTATGATGCGGCCCCATATGTCGCAATAACTTTTAAAAAAGCTTTTGTAGATGCTTTAGTTGATTTAAGAGATATGACAGAAAAAGAAGCTAAAGAGATAGTTGAATCAGTTAAAGACAAAATTAAATTGGAGAGTTCTTATCTAAAAGAATATTATCCAAAAGAGTATAAAGTTGCAGAGAGACACACAATTAAAAAGACTATGCAAGGAGCAGAAAGCCTTTATCATAACTTAAATACCCTTGAATCAAGAGCAGGAAGCCAAGTGCCATTTACATCTATAAATTTTGGCACAGATACTTCTCCTGAAGGACGATTAGTTTCCAGATCACTATTACAAGCTAGTATAAATGGTATAGGTAAATTTCATAGAACATCAATATTCCCTATTTCAATTTTTAAATATAAAAAAGGAGTTAATGATAAAGAGGGTACTCCTAATTATGATTTAAAATTATTAGCTATAAAAAGTTTAAGTAAAAGAATATATCCTAACTTCTGTAATGTAGATATATCTTATCAAGATACAATGGATAATCCCGATGAAGAATTTGCTACTATGGGATGTAGGACGACAGTTGGTAAGGATATTAACGGATTAGGTTGGAGTAAAGGTGGAAGAGGTAATATATCTCCAGTTACTATAAATCTAGTTGATATCGGAATAAAAAACGGAATATGTTTAGGCGAAAGAAAAGAAGCTAATATAAAAGGATTTTGGAAAGATTTAGATAATGTACTTAAATTATCTGAAAAAGCTTTATTAGATAGATATGAATGGATATGTTCTCAAAAAGCTAAAAGTGGATTTTTCTTACACCAAAATGGATTAATGAAAAATAATATAGGAAGAAAATTAGAATTAGAAGAAAGTGTTAAAGAATCCATGAAACACGGAACTTTAGCGGTAGGCTATATAGGTATCGCAGAAACAATGGTAGCCATGTTTGGAGAAACACAAACTAATAATGATGAAGTGTATAAATTCGCATATGATGTTGTTAAAAGAATATATGATTTTACAAAAGAATGTTCTGAAAGAAATTCATTAAATTTTAGCTGCTATGCCACTCCTGCCGAAAATTGTTGTAAAACACTAAGAAATAACTTGGTAGAAAGATATGGAATAATAAAAGGTGTAACAGATAGACAATACATAACTAATTCTCACCATGTTCCAGTTTATGATGAAATATCTATCGTAGATAAGATTAATAAAGAAGCACCTTTTAGCGAATTAGCTACTGGTGGAAATATAATGTATGTCGAATTAGAATCTAGTATGATGAATAATCTTAAAGCTATTGAAAAAATAATTGATTATGCTATGGATAAGAATGTATCATATTTCGCATTAAACTTTCCAATAGACACTTGTATAAAATGTGGTTATTCTTCTGAAATAAATGATAAATGCCCCCAATGTGGTGGTGATGAAATAGAAAGACTTAGAAGGGTAACTGGATACTTGACAACAGACTATAGAAAATTTAATGACGGGAAAATAGAAGAAGTACATGATAGAGTCAAACATTCTTTAGGAGGAATATAATGAACATAAGTGGAATAATTTATGATTCTGTTGTAGATGGAGAGGGTATTAGAAACACCCTCTTCATAAGTGGTTGTTTGCATCATTGTCATGGTTGTCATAACCCTCAAACATGGGATTTTGATTATGGTTATGAATTTACAAAAGAAAAACAAAAAGAATTTATAAAAAAATGTAAAGATAATCCTTTATTAGATGGGATAACTATTAGTGGGGGAGACCCTATTTATAGCTCGAAAGAGCTGATCCCTTTTTTAAGAGAATATAAAAAGGAAAATCCAACTCACACTATTTGGTTATATACTGGGTTTAAATATGAAGATATAAAAGACAATGAAATTTTAAAAGTAATTGATGTTTTAGTTGACGGAGAGTATATAGAAGACCTTAGAGATGTTACTTTGGCTTTTAGAGGTAGTAGCAATCAAAGAATAATTAAATTGTCTGAAATTTAAAAGGAGTGAGATTTTATGGTTCTATTATTTGTAGATAGTAAACATGAATACTTTAAAGAATTAATAGGAGAACGCTGTTTCTTTAATTTTGATAAGGACGGGAGAATATTGTTGCATTTCTTTAAAAGTGAAAAATATATCAAATTAAAAAAGAGTGGAGACTTAGTATATACAGGAGAATATGCGGTTTTAAGAGATGAAGATAGTATATTTATGCTTAAAGATATGAATAACAATAATTTAGAAGGAGAGTAAATATGTTTTATAGCATAAGAAATGTATTTAATGAAGCCGCAGGAATAGATTTAAATGAGTGGACTTTAGTCACGAAAATTGAAGTTAGAAAAGTTAAAAGTACTCATACCTCTTTGCCGCTTTCTATAACAGAAATGAGCTTGTGGTCACACCCTTTTACAACAGAGAGTAAGACTGCAATATGTGGTGAGTTAGGTAGAATCGCAAGAAGATTATTAGCAAACGATGGTATAAATTGTAGAATCAATAAAGAAGTAGAAAATTATATTGCAATAAATGTTTCTTGGGAGCTTGGAGAAGAATTGATATGTATATTATACGAATTTGTTAAGAAAGGATAGAGATATGAAGAAAATAAAATTATCAAGTATATATTTAATAATTGCAATTTTATTAGGAATCTATACGTTGGGATTAATCTTTTTCCCAACTATACTTCCTTATTCCGATAATATATTAATAATTTCAATAACTTGCACAATGTTGGCTTTTATATTATATATATTAACTGTTGATGATTAAGAAAGGTGAGTAATATGAAAAAAATAATAGTTTTATTAGGTGCATCTGCTACTGGAAAAGATACGGTAGCCAAACACATATCTGAAAAATATAATATCCCAATAGCAATATCTTATACTACAAGACCTATGAGAGAGAAAGAAACTCAAGGAGTAGAGTATTATTTTATATCTGATGAGGAAATGGATAGGAAATTTAAAGAAGGGGAAGTAATTGAACACACTTCTTATTATATTCAATCAGAAGATGTGTCTTATAGATATGCCAATGTTGTAGAAGAATTTGAAAAAGGCGATTATGTTTTGACCATATTAAACCCTCATGGGTTATATCAATTTAACAAATCTCAATATAAAGATAATTTAGTGTCAATTATGCTTAATTGCGACGATAGAGTTAGATTAATTAGAAGTTTAAATAGGGACGAAAATGTCAATGTACACGAAGTTTTAGACAGATGTGTTAGGGATGAACTCGATTTCACAGAAAGAAGACCTAAAACAGATTATGAAATAGATACTAATAAGTCTTTAGAAGAGGTTTTTAATAATATAGATAAAATAATAGAAAATATTTTAAAAGGAGAATGATAAAATGGTAATAATTAAAACACTTGTAGTTGTATGGATAATAATAAGTATCGTTAGTTTCTTTGTAGGAGAATATATTATAAAGAAAACTGCTAGTGACAGAGACTTTATAGAAGAATTAATAAAAACTGAAAAAGGTAAAAATTTAATCTTATCTTTTGGAAATACTTTTAGTATAGCCCTTACCTGTATGATACCCCTTGTTCATTTTGTTCCTTTAGTTGGTTTTATATGGGGATTCATAATGATGAAAAAGGATTATGATTATTATAAAACTTGTATTTTAAGTGCTGCGAAAGGAGAATAATATGATAAGAACAATAATTTTAATTTATCTTTTAGTATCGTTAATAGCTTTAGTTTTGTTGAAAATATTCACTGTAAAGTTATCTAAAAATATTTATTCTAAAGATATTTTTTCACTTTATATGACAGAAGAATTAGCAAAGGAAGCCGTAAAAGATATGGCAAATCCTTGTTTAAAAGAAATTCTAAAATGTTTTATACCTATATATCATTGTTATTTAGTAGTAATGATAATTCTTTGTATTATATATGAAAAGAAAAACCCCGAAGTGATAAAAGAAATATCAAAAGAATTAAAAGAAACGGAGAATTTTAATGGCAAAAAATAGTAATAAGATAGGTAAAAATTTTGAGATCAGGTTGTCTAATAAGTTTAATGAATATAGAAAAAATAAATTAGCTTTTATATCTAAAGTGCCTACTGATTGGGTAGTTATTAGAGGGGGAAAGGGCAAAATTGCTACGGCTTATCCTAGAGGTAAGTCGGAGTTCCTTGATTATTGTGGTTGCTTAAAGAATGGAGAAATAATATTTATTGAAGCTAAAAGCTGTAATAATACCACTTCTTTCCCTCTATCCAATATAAAACCTTATCAATTTGAATTAATAGAGGAATATCTAAACTATACAGATAGAATTTATATGATTGTAGAAATGAGACAAACGAACGAAACCTTTTTATTTAATGCTAAGTTACTTTTGAATTTTGAAGAAGTTTATAACAGAAAGAGTATTCCTTTAAAATGGCTACAAGATAACTGTATTAAGGTTAATGATTTAGATATTTTAAAATACATAAAGGAGTAAGGTATGCTTGAATTAAAATTAAAATTAAGAGTTACGAAAATTAAAAAAAGAACACAGGCAAAGATTTTTAAAGATTTAAAAGTAGGAGATGAAATTCTTTTATCTTCTACTCTTAATAATTATGCAGGTTATCAAAAAATGTTAAAGATAAAGAATCTTACTACCGGAGAAGAAGATTATAAATATTTTACCGTTATAAGTAATACGCTTGATAAATTTGAATTTGAAGAAATTTTATAAAACTACTTGACAACAATGTTATATTGTGGTATAATATAAATATAATAAGGAAAGGGTGATGAATATGAAATGGTGTAACTACTTTGACTGTTGGATTGATGACCTATTTGATATTTATGATGAAGAAACCATATTCCATGAATGTGACGAAAATATATTTGTTGATACTCATGGGAGATATTTAAATTGTAATGATTGTGAACATTATGAGGATATGAATTAAAATATGAGCATTTATCAAGCACTTTCAGAAATTAAAGAATATTGTGAGAGAGGAAAGTGTAATGATTGTGAAATAATAGATGCTTTAGGTATCTGCTTGAAGGCTAAAGAATGGAATATAAATACTAAATGTTGTGGATTTTGTGAATACTATGATTTCTCTAAGCCTTCAGGGCAGATATGTACTAAAGGTAAAAATAGAAGTTTTCATTCAGTCTCTTGCAATTTATACAGGAGGGGATAATTTGAATAAATTTATAATGTTAGTAGGATTGCCGAATACTGGTAAAACTACTTATGCCAAACAATATGTATTTGGAAATAAAGATACGGTAATTGTTTCTTATGATGTTTTAGAAGTAAAAGAATTTGGTTACTTAAAAAGACTTACTGATGGAAAATCTAGTATTATAATAGATAAAGCAAAACAAGAAATAGTTGACAACTTAAAGAAAGGTTACTCTGTTATATATGATGGACGTAATCTCACTAGAGAAGGAAGAAAAAATATAATTTCTTATGTTAAGGAAGATGTAAAAGATGTGGAAATTGATTGTGTTTATTTTAAGAAGAAATTTGTATCTTCACATTGGTTGTTAAATGAATTTGAAAATATTGAACCACCTTGTATAATTGAAGGGTTTGATAATATTGAAAGGAGAGGGTAGTATGAAATTAAGAAGACTTAAAGTAGGAGATAAGATTAGAATAGCTTGTGATTTAGATTATGGTAGATATATTGATTTAACAGAAGATATGTTTCAGTATGCAGGTAAAACCGCTACTATAACAAAAATGGACAATAATCCTTCCCCTATAGTAAGATTTATGATAGATTTAGACAAAGGTAGATATTATTGGTATGCAGATGCAGTAGTTGGAGTTGAATAAATATGAGTAAATTTGAATTTGAAGATTATGATTATATAACAAAATATAAAAATAAATTTTTAAAATATATAAATAAAACAGAATGGAGTGGTAGTATGAATATAAAAATTAAATATTTTGAAGGAGCAACTAAATTAAAGATAAATCCAAAAGGTGATTTAATAGATGTTTATTCAAGAGAAGATGTTTTCATACCCAAAAATGAAATGAGAATGATACCTTTAGGATTCGCTATGCAATTGCCAAAAGGTAAAATGGCTAAACTTTATCCAAGGAGTTCTACTTTTAAAACTTGGGGATGCATACAGACAAATTCCGTTGGGATAATTGATAATACTTACTGTGGGGATGGAGATGAGTGGAAAATACCGTTATATTGCTTGTTTCCAAAAACTTTAGAAGTTCCAAATTTCACTTGTAAAGACGATTTTTGTATTATAGAAGGGACTTGGATAAGAAAAGGTGATAAAATAGCCCAATTTGAAATTGTAGACGTTATGGAAAAACCAACCTTTATAGAAGTAGATTCTTTAGAAAATGAAAACAGAGGCGGTTTTGGGAGCACTGGAACTAGATAGGAGAATAATATGAATAAAAAGCAACTTCTTATATTGATTGAGCTAGTAGTTAGTGAATTACGTTCAATTAAAGCAGAAGAATATTTGATTACTTCTACTGGTTCTTTTATATCTGACGCAGAGAAATTTAGAATGGAATTAAATCAAGATTTATATAATGAATTATTAAAAATAAAAGAAATACTGGAACAACAGTATAATAAATAGGTGAATAATATGAGTAATGAAATAATTAAAGTGTTAGACCACTTATGTGATAAGTTTGGTATAGCGATAGACTGGTCATCAAATAATGTGATGCCTTACTTACAAGATTTAATGGTTAGAATAACAAAATATGCAATATATACAAATATTTTATGGTTAGCTATGTCTATTTTAATTATTAGTGCAACTGTATTTGCTTTGGTTAAAATAACAAAAGTGACAAGAAAAAGTATGTATGATTGGGATTTAATTATTGGAATTTCTTTTTTTATTGGAAGTATTATAATCATAATCTTCTTTATTACTGGTATGAATGCTTGTCAAAATCTTATAGAAGTTAATACCGTTCCTGAAAAATACATGATTGAAATGATAAGAAATAATGTTTCTGATAATGATTGATAAATTTAGAAAGGAGATAATATGATTTTATATAATGAAATAAATAATTTATTCGAAAGAAAACAAGCACCGATTAAAAATAAAATAAAAGCGATGGAAAATGTTTTAGGTTATAGTATATCTGATGAATTAAGAAAATGTTTGAATAAAGAGATATTTAAATTAAAAACAAGATTAGATATTTCTCAAGAAATGCAGGTAGATATACTCAATAAAATACTAGAATATGAAAAGCAAAAATAGTTAACAATATTATTAAAATTATTAAAACTTTGTTAAATTGGAATATTTTTGATACCAATTTGCATATGCTATGATATATGTAGCATATATGTAATAGCTATAAAATAGCTAACTGAAATATATGCGGAATGTTCATATCGGTTATAGCAATTTAGGTGAAATACGCCCCTTTTTAAAAAGTATATAAAAATAAATAAAATTATATAAAAATGTATAAAAAAAATAAGAGTTGGAGATATTTCAACTCTTATTTTGGGTTAATCAACCTATACGAATTATCCATATAGGCACATATAAATATCAATTACAATTATATGATACAATAAGTTACATATTTTGTCAATAGTTATTTTGGCAACTTTACAATAAATGCCGAATATCCTTTCTCTTCATTTCTGATTAAACACAATGCATGAAATCGCTTCAAATTAAGCATATCCGTCTCTGTATACCCTTCTTTATAGAATAATCCCCTTAGTTCTTCAAAACACTTTACATCAGCTCCTGCAAGGAGGATAAAACTGCAACCGCTGCTTAAAATTGCATCTTTGCATTTTTTATTACATTGATTTAAGAAGTGTAAAGATATCGTAGGTATAAAAGAATACTTTCTACATTCAGTTAATATATCTTGAAGAATTGTCTGTGCTGTTGGAAATAGATTGATTTCATCAAAGAATATTTCTGTTCTAGTATTTGAACTGATTTGTTTTGACAACCAAACTTTACTTAAATAAAATGTAGCAATTAAATCTCTTATATTTCTGTTAGTAAAATCCTCTTCTCTAGCCTTTATTAATATAACTTTATTTTCATCTAATGCTTTTACAAAATTTATATTCTCTTCCGCTGACTTATTGAAGGCTAGTTTAGTATATAAATTGGTTTTTAATAAGCTCACTCTATCTATTATACCATCTATCTTGCTATCGTAATTTTCCACTTCCCCATCTTTATTTTCTTTATCTAACTCACTTAAATCGTTTATTTCATCTTCAAGTAATTTTTTTTGACCTTCTGTAAGCCATTCTAAGGCTTTTCTTCTTGCATTAGGATACATAAGTATACCTATTATATCTTTAAAACTGGCATTAAAATTTTTATAAAAGGCTACCGTACAAGCAGAATAAAAATATCTAAGCATTCTAGGAGTTAATTTAGTATCTGCATTAATAGTGTTTAATAAGATGTGTAATTGTGTAGCCTTTTCCATACATTTGGCTAATTTCTTATATTTATCCTCACTATCATCACAAGTTAATTCATTAAAACAGAATCCTTGTAGTTGATTATAATTACTGCAATCAATTTCTATAAGTCTATCTTTAGGAATTACCTTTTTTATGGTTTCTGACAGACTACAATCTCTAATAATATCTAATACTACTAATCCATCTCCTTTAGCTATTATAGATTTAGCAAGGTTTGTCATGTAATAAGTTTTACCACAACCCATACCGCCCATTAGAATCCTTCCTAGACGGCTTAATTCTTTATCTGTAGAATAATAGATAGGTTCATTTTTTAAAGATGTTCCTATAAGTATATCACCATTAGCTAAACATCTAGGGAATTTTTTATTATATACACTATTATGTTCTATATTAGGGAATTGTTGAATTAATTCTTCTCCCGGAAGTGCAATAAAATTACTACATTCAAGTACAGATGTATTTAATTGATTAACATTGCTTAACACAGGTTTCAAAATATCCATTTCTTTTTTCACTCTCCTACATATAAATTCATTATCATCTTTTATCTCTCCATAAGAACCAACAATAGCATCTGCTATAATCTTATCTCTTCTCTTATTTTCTCCTTTTGTAGAAATTAGGATTTGGGTTTTGCATAAATCACTCATTCCCTTTTTTAAAGTATTGTTACTTAAAGAATCAAAATTAACAACTTTTTCTGATTTATTTTGTTTAACTCCAAACATTAAGTCTAAAGTTGAATTAAAAAAATCCACAGTAAAATCTAATATCTTAATAACAATATTCATCATTTTATTTGAAGTATATTTAACAGAAGTATTTCTGTATTCTTTTATAAACTTTTGACAAGATGCTCTAAAATAATTTGATTGCTTTTCTGATACAGGAATGAAGTTATAAAATATCCCTGCCTCTTCTTCATCTTGAAGTAATTCAATTACATTCATATTTGCATTTAATAAATCATTATTTCTCATATCTGTATCGCTAGATAAAAAGTCTCTATTTTTATAGACAAGTTGATATTTAGATCCGCCTTCTATTAAAGGAATATTATCAACTTCTTTTATCTCTACAGACTTCCATATTTCTTTGAATTTAACTTTGAATTTAGAATAGAATAATTTGGGTACAATAAAATAAAAATTAATTTTATCATTTGTAATGTGTATATAATAACTTGCTTTGAATTGTGTTTTTAGAATAATTTTTTTATTCTCGATTTGTATAAGTTTATTTAAGTTTACAAACATTTTATTCACAAGATATAGAATTGAAAATGTTCGATTGTTTCTAATAGATTTTGTTGGGATTAATTTTAAATATATATATTCTTGATTTTTAATCTCAAAGTATTTTGAGATAGGTATACTTTTAAGCACCTGTAAGGACTCCTACTATAATGTTTAAAATTAAATATATGCAAGGTATAACAAACGCCCAACGTTTCCCTTTGTCATAACCGAATACATATAATATAAGAGCAATAAATCCTGCGACTAGACATATATTAAACGAATAATCTTGTATAGCCACTAATAACTTATAACCAGTTTCTTGTAAAAACTCTATTGGGTGTAAAAGGTTATCTCCTATATCTGTCAATTTATCTATAACACCTATTAATTTATCTATTTTCTCTTCCATAATAGCCCTCCTATAATTTAATCATTGTGAATAATTTTGGGTAGAATGTTAAAAGTATATAGATTAAAAAATATTGAACACCTGAGTTAGTAGCTTGACGGAAGTTTGCTCCCTGTAGTGCATTTTCTATAATACTTTTTATACCCATACACATACATCCATATCGTGCGAATATCATTAGTAGATTTAAAATTTGTGTTGCTACATTAGATATTTCTGCTTCCGTAGTAGCTGCATAACAAAATAATCCTTTATGCATTAATATTGCTATTAGTATAACCATTTTTTTATATTCTTTTTTATTTTTCTTTAAGATATTTAAGCATTTTTCTATAGTCGTATATTTATTCTCTGTCATTTGTTTGTATTCCTTAAAAGTATAAGATTTCATGTATAATATCCCCCTTTTAGTTAACACTAACAATATAATTATGAATAACCGAGGTGACAAAAAATGAGTGAAGCTTTATTTTGGTTTGGACTTGCAATGCTATTTGACCTTTTGAGTAAATTGATTTGATTCAGATAACATTTGTTTTCTTAAAATATATTTTATATAATTACTTTTATTGCCATATTCTTCGAATTTATCTTCTAGCCAAGAGAATAATAATTTATCCTCCATATTATTTTTAAAACTTACAGGTATAACTGTTTTATTCCCTTTCATTACTTTTCCCTCCTTTTACTTCATTATATGAAAAAGTATAGAAAATATTACACTTTTTATTAAAAATATATAAAAAAAATAATCACCCTATTAAGAGTGATTATCCTACTGTTGATTTGAGATAGAAGTGAGGTTTATTAACAACCTTATACCCCTTTGTATCTACTTCTCTTTCTACATAGTCCAAATAATCATCTAAAAATTCCTTTAATCCATCTTCATATAGGGAATAAATAAGTATAAGGTCTGCTCTACTTAGTTGCTTCTCGTGATTTCCTTCATCAATAAATAAATCAACAAGTCTTAATTTTCTAGCTTCCTCTACTTTAATCTGATGTTGTCGAGGAACAATAGGGAGTTCATAAGGATTTCTTTCCTCCATTTGTATTTCCTCCTTTAATAAAATAACCACCGTAATAAGACTGTTAAATTGAGCTTATAATTAGGGTTACGGTGGTCATATATATAAAAATATCGAACTATATTTATATTATATAATATTATAAACAATTTGTCAATCGTCAAACTCATCATCAAAATCATCTATAAAATCGTCTAAATTATCTTCTACTTCATTTTCTATTTGAGAAGATTTTTGTATACCATTAGAAGTATTTAATCCTGCTATCTTTTCTAACAACATATTTATATCTATATTGTTATTTACATAATTTTGCTCTCGTTTCCTTTCTACTTCTGCTAAATCTTTAAGAAATCCCGATGCACTTCTTTTAGAGATTACATAGTCATATAGCGCCATTTCATTTTCATAAAATTTAATTCTAATCTCTTTTATTTTTGCCATTTCTTTAACCCCATTAAACGAAAGGCTTTTGCATTTACTCCAATATCATTTACTAAGATAGTTTGAGGATATTCTTTCTTAAAGTAGTCAATACCTATTTCTCCCCCACCTCCTGCAAGAATTAAATTACATGAAATAGCACTTGGGAAACTCCCTTTAAATTCATTCAATAATTTATTCATAAAGTCATCTTGAAACTCTTTAAGAAAAGAATAATCTTGTATATTAATCATTTTAATTTCTCCGTCAAATACTTTTTTGGCATCTTCAAGACTAATCTTACAATACTTCATAGAGATATATTTTTTTACACTATGATACAACTCCAATAGCCCTATGTCTAAAGATTCTCCGTCTATAAATTTATTCTTCTCATTAAATATAGCTATGTCTGTTGTTCCTCCACCTATATCTACGATAAGAGTTTTTGCTTCTACTTGTGCCTTGTTTACGGACTTTAAATTTTTAATTCCATAGCTTTCAGGACGAATTATCACATCTTCAATATAAATTGTTCTAGCGACCTTATCTTTACCTGATCCAAGAGTTATCTTTTTCATATTATTTTGTTTTATTAATGCTTTTAATTCTTGACTGTATTCATTATATTGTCCTGCTGGAATTCCTAATACAAGTTTAATTCTATTATTTTTACTTACTTTAGCTAATCCATAATAAAGTAAATTAAAGAAGTTATCTTTTTTAAATTTTAAATGTTCGTTTTTAAATTCTCCTTGATTTACTATCCATTTTTCATCTGTTTCAAATATTTCATTATCTCCAAGTTCTTTAATCGTAGAATATTTTTCTATTCTACTTTCAATAATTAAAATGTCATTGCTTTTATCTCCCATAAAGATACTTGTGATATTGCCTATGTCGGCACTGCATATACTTACATTATTCATATTAACCCTCCATATCATTTAAAGTGGACTTTTTGTCCTTTCTGATATTATTATATGATAAATATTACAAAAATACAACTACTTTTTAAAAATTTTCCGCTTAAAATGGACTATAAACAAAAATAACCCCCTAGTCATAAGACTAGAGGGTAATCCATAAATAATACAAATAGAATAACTTATCTATATTATTTACATTATACATTAATTTTATTTATAGCACCTTTAATTATTTTAGATATCGAATAATATTTTATTTCTATCCTCAATTACCTTTTATTTATTACTAACTTTTAGGTACAAAAATTTTACTAACTCCATTTATCGTAACAACCAATTCGCCATTTTCATTAAATGATACTTGAGGTAAACTAGAAATACCATTATCGAAATATTTTTTAGTAATTAAATCTTTATCTTGAGTAGGAATACCTTCTTGAGATAATTTACCCGCATACCAAGCATTGCCATTCCAGTCTAATGTATGTGCATTAGATTTTTTATTATTTGTCCCATTACCTACTATATGGGCATATTTACCATTTGTATCTTCTATATTATATTTTCCTTGAACATGTTGATCAGGAGAAGAAGCTTTAGTCTTATTTCCTTCTGCATGAGAACTGTCGCCAGCAGCTACTGTAGCAAAACCTTCTGTATGAGAATAATCTCCGGTAGCTTGTGTATATATTCCTTCGGCATGAGAACATCTACCGCTAGATGTTGTATTATTTCCTTCAGCATGAGAACTGTCACCACTAGCCTCTGCACTATAGCCACAAGCAAAAGAAGAATCTGCAGCCAAATTATTAAAACCTATACTTATACTATACCCTCCAACTTTTCCTTCTTTTCTATATCCCACTGTTACTGGTTGATTTAATATTATATGTTTTCCTAAATAGTTATAATCAAATGGCATTAATTCTTTTTCGATTAATTGCACGTTAGATGTAAAAACTGGCGGTTTAGTCTTATCTATTCTATCTATTTTAATTATAACTTTTGTTTCATCATCATCCCAGTTGATATCATACTTAGTTCCAATACAGCCACCGTAAATATTATTAATTTCATCATTCACATCATAAAATTCAAAAAAATGTCTAGTACTAGCTTCACTAAATTCTTCATTATAGTCTGCACCTATAAGATATGTTTTATTATTTATCATTATATAGTGTAAACTATATATATCATCTTTAAAGTCAAAAATAGGCAATTCTATATACATTGAAGTATCAGTAGAAGCTTGACATTGTGTCCATGCTGTTGCTAATTGTTCCTGAGTAACTTCACATAATACTTTCTCTGAAACAACGTATGGTATAGAGCCAGTTTGTTTCGCAACATCTTTAATTTTTTTCTCTAATTCATTATCATCTTTGTTATACAAGCAATCAACATATAATTCCCATTCTTCTGTATTTCTAGGTTTAGGTAGCTCAATCTTATGTAGCAATTCTATCAATTCATTATCCTCTATCCCATAACTTTTTATTGTTTGATATACTCTATATATTTGTAAAGTTGTTCTAGGATAAGATATTTTTCCATATTTGTCTCCGTATTTCTTATTGAAAAACTCAATTAGTTTATTCATTTAATCAACTCCTTTAAATTAATAACCCCTTTCAATTAAAATTATGATTTAGGTACAAATGTTTTGCTTACTTCTCCGATAGTGACCACTAATTCTCCATTATCATTGAATCTTAATATAGTATTTAGAATATCATTTAAATATTTCTTTGTAACTAAATCTTTATCTTCTGTTGGTGTACCATCTTGAGATAATTTACCAGCAAACCATCCATTACCTTTCCAATCTAATGTATATGCATTGGAACGTGTATTATAATCTCCGTTACCTACTATATGGGCATATTTACCTTTAGCATCTTCTATATTATATCTACCTTGAACATGCTGATTGTCTGATGATGCAATAGAATTTTCGCCCTCTGCATGAGAACATTTCCCTTTTGCTTCTGTATTCCAACCTTCTGCATGTGAGACAAGCCCAGATGCAATAGAATTTTCACCTTCTGCATGTGAATGTAATCCACTGGCTTGTGTATTTTGTCCCTCCGCATGAGAGCCTTCTCCCGTTGCTTGTGTATTCCAACCTTCTGCATGTGAGACAAGCCCAGATGCAATAGAATTTTGTCCTTCTGCATGTGACTCTTCACCTGAAGCAGTACTACTATTACCTTCTACATGAGAGCAATAACCTGAAGCTACACAACCTATTCCAAAACTAGAACTAAATCTCCCAACTGTACCACTTCTGACTCCTACAGTTATAGAATTACTAACTTTTAAATCATTTGGTATATACATATTATCTAATTTTTTAATATCTTTTTCAATTAATTGTATATCAGTGATATTGGTTGTATCTAATTTTCCTATCATCAGCATGGTGCTACCATTCTCAGATATGAATGTACATACACATTTATCCTCCATAATAGTAACTCTGTCAGTAATATATACTCCACGATATTGTATATTATTATATTTTAAACAATATATTTTAGTAGGGTCATACACCATAGTATTGCCAACATTGATTGTAACAGGACGGTCTAAACTAGCATTAGTTATCTCGGTTTTCTTTGCTGATATAGAAGCAGCAGGAACTGTTAAAACTACTTTTTCACTAGCTACGTAAGGAACGTTATTAGCCTGTACGTTTCCTGCATACCAACCATTACCATTTCAATCTAATGTATGTGCATTACTTCTTTCCATACCACTTTTGCCGTTACCAACTATGTGTGCATATTTATTAGTAGAATCTTCTATATTAAATTTACCTTGAACGTGTTGATAATTTGAAGAGGCAATCGTAAAGCTACCTTCTGCATGAGATGTTTTTCCATAAGCTTTTGTTCCCTCTCCTTCTGCATGAGAAGTTATCCCACTAGCGACTGCATAACTGCCTTCTGCATGAGAACTTATCCCCTCAGCGATTGAATTGTCGCCTTCTGCATGAGAGGTTTGCCCCTTAGCTTTTGTTTCCTCTCCTTCTGCATGAGAACCCCATCCACCAGCAGTTGTATTCTTACCTTCGGCGTAAGAACATCCTCCTGAAGCTTCAACGGTTTTCCCAATGGCAACACTATATTCTCCTATAGTTGTTTCCTCTTTCCTATTCATACTCATGCTACCAGTAAATACAGGGTTTTCTTTAGAAATTAAATTACTTGTATCTATTACCATCTCACTATCGTCTTTGTTGTATAAACAATCTGTATATAGCTCCTTTTCTTCTATAGATTTTGGTTTAGGTAATTTTACGTTATGTAACAATTCAACCAATTTATCATCATTTATTCCATAAGATTTTATAGACTGATATACTCTATATATTTGCATTGTTGTTCTAGGATAAGATATTTTTCCATAATCTTTGCTATAATTCTCATTAAAATATTTTATTAATTTATTCATTTAATCAACTCCCTCTATTATCTTTCTGATAGCTTCATTAGTACTTATCATATTTCTCATATCTATTAATGAGTCATCTACCCATTTACTAAAAGTATCAAATGGGATAAGACAAGATATAAATTTATATTTGCTAACAAATAAATCATACACATATCTTAATTTCACCTGACCTGTTTTACTACCTAACATTTTTTCAGCTTCAAGACAGGCAAATATAAGCCATTGTTTGATATTTGCTACTTGTCTTTCTTTGCTTAAACTAATAAATTTATATACTGCATATATAACAGCTATAGCTATTATAAATGATATTAAAATAGTTTGAACATCCATTTTTATTCCTCTCCTTCTGAATCATCAGTATTTATATTTTCTCCATTATCATTCTTTGTTTTTGTTTTTGTGATAGATGCTAATAACCATAATTCACCGCCACAAAATCCATAAAAACAAGTTATTAAAGTTGAAGATAACTCTGTGCTAGTAGCATATTGTAACCATATCGCAATGCCTGTGAAAGCAAATATAGATGTGATTACTAGAGGTATTACCCACTTCCTAGTACTACGTTTTTTTTTAACCTTATTTTTGTTATCCATATTTTACATCTCCTTGTATTTAATAAAAAAGAGTAGGGATTGTCCTACTCTAAATTATTATATTTTATAAAATTTTATTTATGAGGATATTTTTGAACGAATCCATCTGTTGCATTACCTTCTACTACATCTGAATAAGCATATTTTGTCTCACCGTTTTCATCCACATAAGAACAAAAAGCAACCACTAAATAATTCTCCGACTTATTATAAGGTTTCATCCTATATAGAACACTTCCATCTTCTTTATATGTTCCAAAATTTATTCTTGACCTACCTTCGGTATTGTCGGTTAAGTTTCCTTTGTCAACAAGTCTTGTAGACTTAATATAAATTATTCCATGCTTAACTTCTTTAAAATAATATTTATCTTTATTTTCAAAGTCATTAAATATACCATAGAAATATATTCTATATCTATCCCCTTCAAGTTTAGCACTCATTTTAGGAACTCTTTTAGGGTTATACATCATCAAATTTAGCCTACACATAAGCTACGTATCCTCCTATCCATTCATTTAATCCATTTAAATGAGTAAAGATAAATTCATATATTTTACCCCCGACTATATCAGTAGTCATTTGATATTTAATATCGGGTAATGTTAAATTCATATTTGCATCTGCTTTAAAAAATAAATGTATTTCTGTAAAATAATCTATTTCAGGTAATACAACAGTAGTTCCGTCAACCATTACTCCACCAGTAGGAGTTTGATTTCTAGCAGAAGTTAATGTTAGAGTAGAATCTGTTATAGGTATTTCAACTAAATTAAACATATTATTTAGATATGTAGTTGTTGCAGTTGGAACGTATTCTTGTGCTACTTGAGTTGTAGCTTCTCCGACTTTTTTCACTAAAGGACTTAAATAATCATCTACATATTTTTTTGTAGTTAAATCTTTGTCATTAGTTGGAGTACCATCTATACTTATATTGCCTTTATACCATGCATTACCATTCCAATCTAATGTATGTGCATTAGAGTGTTTAACGGAATAGTGGCTTTCTGGTTCTCCGTTCCCTACAATAACTACATATTTATTTTCTTCATCAGTTATATTATATTTTCCTAAAGTAAATTGAAATTCTCCCTCGGCATAAGTATTTCCTGCTGCAAAAGAATTTTTCCCATTAGCATGACCGTGATTAACTGTAAAAGAAAAATCACCTAATGCATCATCACCAAAACTACAACTATTTTTCCCTACAGTATCTTCATCGTAATAAAAATCATTATCGGCTATTAAACGTACACTTCCATTTAATATTGTATCTCTTTTTTTAGCAAAGTCTTTTAATCCTCTATCTTTATTTATAAGTTTTTGAGCATCTAAATTATAAATTTGAGAAGTATATATTTGTTCATCACTTTTAGCTTGATATATTGTTAAAGTAGCTTTTTCCACATATCTATATGAATCACCTATACTAAAGGAGATTGAGTTATTTGTTTTGTTAATAGCAATCCTAAATTTATTATTTACATATTCCCATTCATCAGTTAGTGAATTTTTAAATGTACTTAGAAAAATAAAACTTTCAAGCTCTTCATAATCTCCATTATAAAATAATCTATCTTTATAAGTTGTTAATTTCCCTTCTGCATTTTCTTCATTTGAAATGTATTCTAATTCAACATCTATATATACGGGGTTATTAATTACGGAGAAATCTCCTTTAAAAACAGTATAACAATAACCATATCCTCCTTCGCACTTACGCATATAAGGACAATCTTTTAATAATTCAATTTTGTCTATTCCATATAAATAACTATCATCTAAATCATATAAACAATTCGCATATAATTCATTTTCTTCTATTGTTTTAGGCTGAGGAAGTTTAACTTTATTAAATAATTCACTTAACTTTTCGTCATTTTTTATTCCATAAGATTTTATTATTTGATATGCTTTGTATATTTGTATAGTTGATTTGGGATAATTTATTTTTGGAAAAGTTAAATTTTTCTTAGTTATAGTAACTGTTGCATTTATTAAAGGAGTATCAAATATCAAATATCCATAACCAAAACTCGCTCTTATGTCACCTAAACTTTCATATAGAATAAAATTATCTTTTTCTTTTGTTTTATAAAAAATTCCATTATATATGTCGTTGTCTGCCAATAAATTTAAATACATTGTGTCAGGAAGTTCATCCTCTATTTTAATCATACAATATTTTAAATAATTATCATTACCATATTCTTTTAATCCCTCTGATTTTAATATTCCTGTTTCCTTAAAATCGTTTATATCGCCCCAAAGATAATATCTATCTAACTTCTTGTTTTTTATTATATAATTATTTTTACTATAATTTTCATTAAAGTATTTAATTAATTCATTCATTTAATCACCTATCTCTCAAATACTTCTACATATTTACTACTAGCAGTTATATAATAACCTGCTTTTACTAAATACATATCTGTTCCTGATCTTTCTATCTTTTTAACAATAGTAAGTGCTTCTCCTTTTTCTGCTTTACCACAAACAGAACTAGAATTAAAGTCAGGAGTGCTATGTACATTAACATCTTGAAGCACTCTTAAATATTGAGTTTTAGTAGTTGTAGTACTAGGTGTTTTAGAAGTATGGTTTTTTCCATTAGTACAATTCACAATATCAGATACTTTTATTTTACCTTCTTTAAGATTGTAGCAATCCAATTTAAATTGATTCCATTTATCTTTATGATTAACAAAATATCTTGGGCATATCTTTCTAGTTACATCATAATGTCTTATAAAGTCTTTTCTAGGGTCTAATCCGTAATATTGAGCCAACCAAGCCCCTAATTTAACCATAGACACATATTCTTTATCTGAATAATGGTCATCAGTTCCAGTAGTTGCACATTCTATACCAATAGAATAATAGTTTGCACTATTAGTTGTATATGCTATTTCGCTCATAGGAACTATATAATATATTTCTCCCTCAAGCCCACATACAAAGTGAGAACTTGCATAAGTTGTATGTGTTGTTGCTAAGTTTTTAAAGTAATTCATAGTTGCTTTAGCAGACACATCATGTGCACCAGTATAGTGCCATGCTATTTTAGTAGTTCTTGAACGTTTTGTTCCGGGTCTACTATATTTATTTTTTGTAATAAAACTTTCTATCATTTTTGGTTTTGATACCATAAAATCATCTCCTTAAAATAAAAAAGAGTAGAGATAATTCTACTCTGATTTTTTTTAGCTAAAATATTTTTTTGTTATATCGTTTATTTAAGACGGTGTTTTAGGGCGTGTCATTCCCTATACTCTTTCCCATAATTTGTGTTGAAATATTTAATTAATTCATTCATTTAATCCACTCCTATCCGGGAATATCGCCATAGCTATTATCCATAGCTCTAATCAGAATCTTTCTATCCGTTAAATTTATGCATATACTTTGAACAGTTTCAATTATCCCCTCATCATTTTCTGCCAAAATAATTTTACCTTTTCTTATAGCTTCCTCTATTTCGTCTATGTTCCAATTACTAGGGGCTATAGTTAAATCTATTGTATAATACTCATTTCCATCTTCATTTAAAGAAAAATAATCTTTCCAAGAATCTATTTTAGGCAATTTAACATTTTTTAACATTTCTTGTATCTCTTCATCTTGAATCTTAGATAAAAATTTATATGTTTTTAATATTTGTAAGTCTGTTTTTGGGTATGGAAGAAGGAATGGTAAAAGATTCTTTTCATTATATTTATCTATTATTTTTTTCATTACTCCATTCCCCCTTCAAGATAATAATATAAATATCCATTTTCTTCATAAACTTCATGAAACCCCAATCTATAGAAAGTATCATTAAGAGGATGAGTACTTTTGTTTCCTGTTTTAGAAATTCTAATACCATTAATAAAGTCAACACACTCTCTATATATATCCAATTCTTTAAGAGTTGTTGGTTTTGGAATTTCTATTTTTTTAAATAACTTTCTTAATTCATTATCATCATATTCATTTATTTTATTTTGTAAGAATAAATAAACATAATAAAAATCTGTTTTAGTTTTTGGATATTCTATTTTAGAATATTTGTTATTATATAATTTAATTAATTCGTCCATATTTAAACTCCTTTCTTTATTACTCTAGTGGTTCACCTAATCCATTTTCAAATAGTGTGATATTAATTCCGCCTCTAAAACTTTGAAGCGTTATACTTTTTTCTTCTTTATTTATTGTCCAATAAGGCAAGATATTTTTGCTATCCATATATATAGATTTGCCTTTTTTAATTGCATCTAATATTGTATAATAATTATCTTTATTACGATTTATAAAATAAGCATTGTTTCTAATGTCAAGAATATCGCAAAATCGAGAATCTTCTAAAAATAAATTAATTTCATCTATATTATTAGGAAGGGGAATATCAGATATTGCCATATCAAGAAGTCCATATAAATTCTCGTCATTAATAGAATAACATACTGTCGCTATAAAATTATATGCTCTATACATATCTATTTTATTTTTAGGATATTCTAGTTTAGGTAATTCAAGAGAATCTATATATAGCGTCAAAGAACAGGCTTCTGTGTCTATAAACACATCATTTGATGCTAAAAAAATTTCATCTCCATTTATTGAAATTTTAGTGTCCCCGTCACTATATACATTTTCCTGAACACGTCTCATAATTCCTTCATATTCTTCATTGTCTATTTTAAAAATATAAGTAATAGTTCTCGGTCTATTGTTCTTTATTTTCGATATTTTAAATAGTGGATAGTAACGCACTTCTAGTGGGGTCATTAAACCAGTATCTCTTAAAAATTTATAATATTCATCTTCATCTAACATTCTAGCAGGTTTTAAATCTTTACAAATATACTCTTTCTTCTTAGTATAATTTTCATTATAATAATCAATTAATTGCTTTATACCTACTACAGGGCGTGTTGCACCTTGCGTTTTTAATATATCTTTCATCTAATCAACTCCTTCAAAGTCTAATTTAATACTAAACACTTCTTCTTCTGTCTTGCAATTTCTAATCTTAACTTCCATTTGTTGTTGTTTTTCTACTAAAGGCTCAACATACATCTTTATCTCCTTAGACAATCTTCCTAATTGCTCAAAAGAATAAGGTTCGCATACATTTTTAGTGTCATTCCATTTCAAATTTGATTCTGTTCCGAATATATTATCTAATTGATATGAAAGTAGTGTGCTTGTTAACAACTGTTGTTTCTCTATTGTAACATTATAATATCTTCCTTCCTCATACTTAACAGTAGAAAACAATGGATTATCTTTAAGATATTGTGCTAAATTGTTTTTGCTCAACTCAATTCTCTGTTCTTTTAATTCTTTAAGAGGGTCTAACTCTTCAATTTTCTTTTGTATTTCTTTATAATTTACATCCTCTATAGTAGAATAAGCACTAGGAGCCGCATTGACTCCTAGTATCACATCTCCTTCAAAGATTTCTCCATCTTTATAAAGGATATAACCCTCTTTTGGTCTTAATATTCTATAACCTTTTTTTTCTATTATTTCTATATTATTCATATAATCACCTACGCTAAAGTCCAACCATTTGCTACTGCGTTAGCTTTTTGTTCTTCCGATAATCTATTTAAGGTTGCTTGACCTAATGTTAATGTTTCTGCCTGTACTGTTCCTAAACCATTCATAAGAGATTCTATAGTTGCAGTAGGAGTTAATTCTAAATTATACATTCTATATGAATTTGTTAACTTTTTAGTATTTCCATTTTCATCAGTGGCGAATACCCAATTTTTTACAAACTCAAAAGATGTATCATAAGTTAAATACCAAATATATTGAGGACTTCTATCATCTAAATGGAGATTGCTTAAATCTATACCTTTTATAGATTCGATATATTTATCCTGTCTAAACATTGCACCAAAATCTGCTTTGCTCTCCAATCTGGTCATGTCTAATTCTACATTTACTAATTTTTTACAATAAGCAAATATATTTCTATTTTCAGAACAAGTCTGTGCATCATCATTAAAATATAGAGAATAAGGGAATTTAATATAAGCATCTGTAAGTTCTCCACAGCTATTACAGAAATTATTAAATCCATAAGAATATGTGCCATTAAATTCTGCTCTGACAGACTTCATATTATTACAGCCTTCAAAACAATGTTGAGAGCTTGTTCTGTCAGAATTGACCACTATAGAAGGATTTACTAATCCATGACAAGCATAATAAATATAATCCATATTACTTACATTATATGGAAAAGTTTTATATATATTATCATCTGTTAATGAAGAGCAACCATAGCAACAAGAACCCATATTGCATTTATTGTTGAAATCATTAGGCAAAGGAATTACTTTTGTAAGCATTTTATCTCCATAATATGCCCCTTCCATTGTTACTAATGTTGGAGGTAGAGTAGTTCCTCCAATAGTTACAGAAGTTAAATTAGGGCAATCTCTAAATGCCCAGTCCATATATTCTAAAGGTGTATTTTCTGTTATCTCTTCAAGATGTAATTCTGTTAAAGATGTACAGCCTCTAATAAATCCGCTCATTCTCTCTAAATTAGTTAAAGTAGGTAATGCTAATTCTGTTAATTGAGGACAATAAGCGTACATTTGATTTATGTTCTTAGCATTTACATTTACTGTTCCAACTCTCTTTAATTTAGGGCAACTAGCAAACCAATTTGTGGTACTATTTGCTCCAGTCATATTTACACACTCTACTTCTTCTAAGTTTTTACTGTTTTGGAATAAACTTTCAGAACTCCACCACACATTTGAACCACTACAAGTAACTGTTCCAACTTTTATAAGATTGGAATTTCTGAAAGTACCATATGCTATAGCATTTCCTTTAAAATTACATTCTCTAATGTATTTAAGGTTAGAGCCAACGAAAGGTGTGTCTCCATAATTATAATCTGCTATATCATAATTATTTTCTATTGTAACCGCCTGTTCTTCATAAGAAGATTGTTCTTGAAGTATTGCATATTTATAAGTTCTTCCTAAGTCATCTCTATTTTGTAATAACTTAAAGAATCTACCTGCAAATTCCCAAGTAAAATCAGAATTCTTACAATCAAAGAACATGCCCCTTACTCTTTTCAAACGAGTATCTATTAGATAATCCCAGTCATTAGGCATAACAAATTCTAAATTATCAGAAGTAAAATCAACATTTGTGAACCACCAGTGTGCTTCCGTCCAATCATAATTAGATAAGTCTATTTTCCCTTGGACTTTTACTTGAGGATATAATTCAGAGTCTCTTTCTTTTTGATTCATATTATTAAAAGCAGGACTAACATATATATTTTTAGTATTTACTCCTTTAATAGTTCCTGTTGATTGAATTACTCCAGATAAACATAATTCTGTCAACTCTCTATTACCAAAGTCTATTCCTTCATATCCGTTTGGATGGTCTTCTTTAAAATATATATTTTTTAAAGTGCATTTTGCTTTTGAACATTTATTTGTATATCCGCTAGTAGTAAATCCGCACATAAGTTTAATCCATATTGTTTTTAATGTAGAAGGAAGAATTATTGTATCTAGGTCTTGAGTTGTAATATTACAAGTAAATGTTTCAAGATTTTCAAACTTAGTTAAATCTATTACATTAGTTCCACTATTAAACCACTTATCCTGTCTCTCATCATATTGATGTATTCTAAACGTTTTTATATTAGGACATTCTGTGACATTAATATTATTAAAATCAAAAGAGCCACACATATCATCTGTTGCATTCCATCTATGACCTGTTTGAGTTTCACCAATAGTTAATTCTTGAAGATTAGGTAAATATTTTAAGGTTAACTCTTCCAATCTATAATTAAATCTAAAAGACATATATTTGGTAGATAACATACTATTTTCTATATGAATTGAGGTTGCATTACATAGTCCTAGTCCAAAGAGTGCCATTTGTCTATACTTAGTAGCATCTTCATAGTCTCCTAACGTATCTGCACTTCTTTTATTGCCATTAAAATCATAAAATGTTTGATTCCAACCATTCATATTTATATCTGTACGAGCAGCAAGTCTTTCTACTAAAGGACAATTAATTAATGTAAATGATGTTATATCACTTGCCCCACTTAAAGCTTCTGTATGATACGGAGAATACCAACTAACACTTGTCAAGCCTACAATTCTTAAAGCATATTGGTTTCTTAAATATAATGATGTTATTGTTTTAGGAAGATATATTTCTTCTAAGTTACCCCCGTTATTATTAAAGTTTACTCCTGTCATTTTTGTTCCTCTTATATCTAAATATTTCAAGTTTTGACAGGTAGCTAATTCCATAACCTGATAACTGGTTAAACTACCTAAATTAGAACAGCCGTTAAAATCTATTTTTTGCAAATAGTCACAACCGTTTATTTCTGCATTTACTAATTTTGAACTGTTTCTACATATTACCTCATTTATTCTTGTAGCATTTGATAAAAGTAAGTGAGTTGGATTGCAGGTACTTAAATCTCCTAAAGATTTAATATATTCTGCTCCATATATAATAACTTCCTGATCTGTAGCAGTAGGAATCGTATAACTAAATTTTACCGATTTATTTCTAGGTATTTTTAAGGTTTGTGTTCCGCTGCCATCTGCTTCGTCTCTCCATTTTACAGATAAATACATAGGACTATAAGTCGATATGTCCATTGAAACCTTACCTTGCTTATTACAACGAACAGTAACAAAGTTAGAAGTAGAAGGCTCATATCCGAATAAAGTATCACAATATAACAATCTTTCTTTTAACCATCTTTTTATTTGAAAATATCTATTACCATGACAAGCATATAAATATTTTGCCCCAAATCTTAAATATTTGTATTCAGTAGATTTATTATAGTATCTTACAGGTATCTTATCCATTTGATTATCATAGAAATATTTATACATATTTTCAAGTGTAAATACGCCATTTCTCATATTAATATATTCTTGTTTCAATTCATTGGCAAAATAAAGTCTAATTTTACTCCATAGTTTAGAATTAGATGTATTAAATACTCCACTTTCAACTTCTATATCAACATCAAATGTTAATGCACCAGTATTGTCTAGCCCCATTAAACTGTCTAAGTCGTATACTTGTAAATACCATTTTACGCCATCAAATGTAACTATTTTCATATTTTTCCCAAGAGAATCTATTCCTCCGAATACTTGTACGAATAAATAATATCTAAATACAGACTGTCTGTCAAAATAAGCATCAAACTGTTCTTTAAATAAATCTTCATCTGCATTACTTACGAAATCAACTAATGTTTTTAATTCTGCAAAGTTGTCATTACCATTTTGTCTACTTGGAGGATATAAACATTCAAAGTCAGAAGCATAATAATTTTGTTCTGTCTTACCACTAGAAGAAGTCCAAGAATTAAAAGCACCTGCTGTTGTGTCAGAGTTGGCTGATACTTCATAAGCTAAACATTTATCAAATAAGTTATATCCATAAGAACGGTAACTATATCTATCTAAGTTGAAATCATATAGTCCGACAAATTCATCATTTATATATAAAAGTATAGGGAAACCTTCTATGGCTTGTCTAACTTTACTGTTTTTTAATTGAGCAGGATTTTTTTCTACATATAAATTATCATTAACAAACATAGCAGACCCTGTATTCATAACATTAGAAGATTCCATTTGATTACATTTTAAACAGAATAAATATTCTAAAATACCATTCTTAAAAGGAGTATAAAATACTTGATTTCCGTCACTATCTCCTAATTCTATATTAAAATTCTTATTAGCATATTGAATAGAAGAAGTCCCTTGCCAATACATCTTACATCTAGGATATTCAAAAGATGACCCATATAAATCAGCATTAGGTGAAACATATTTTATTCTAACTTCTTTTTTATTCGTTAAAGTCATATTGCTTATATCTCCATAAACGTACATACAAGGCATATAAGCATCGTTATAATTTTTATTATACTCTTCTTCTTGTTTTTCTATTTGCATATCTGCTATTCTATTTTGAAGAACCTCTTCATCTGATAATTCTCTTTCATACATCATTATTCTTTTTATTTTGCAAGAACCAAAATTACTTGTTCCTTTTTCACTATTTAAATATATTTTTTCTGCGTGTTTAATTTGTTCATATATTATTTGGCTACCAGAAGATGAATCTGATAATTGGAACGGGTCACAACATATTCCGTTAATGAATACCTTCCCAAACTTAGAAACCCTATCAATCATAAAAGTAATTTGTATATCTTCTCCTTGTCCTATATCTAATTCTGTCTTATGAGATACAGTAGCCAAATTAGCTTTATAAGGATTAACATATAACCCCGGATAAGGAGCAGAAAGACTTGTACAGTCTATAACTCTAGCTAAAGGATTACCTATATCCTCTACGCTAAATACCATGTCTAAAGTGAATCCTCTAGTTACATTTTCACTAAAAGGAGTCATATCAATCTCTACATATGTGTTACCATTTAATACTAACTCTCCGTCTATCCAACCGTTAGTACCATAATTTGAATTATATAACTTTCCTATATATCCATTTATATCGTCTACCCAATAGCCCCTGTCAACGTCTGAATTGGTTTTATTTTTCGCATTGAAAGAAGCTATTAGCCCTGTACTAACATATTCCATAGCTTGATAACTAGAAGCAACTAATTCAAAAGGCAAATCTAATGTGGCAGTTTTGCTCTTATCAGAATTATAAGCTTCTATTCTTAAAGTATGTGTTCCTAACTCAAATTCAGGAGTAAAAGTCCAATAGTAGTTTCCGGGTTGTTGAGATAATGTCTTAATAGGTTTTTCAAAATCATCAACATATATATTAATAGTATAATAATCTGTATTAGCTATAGAGACTCTGTAATTAACATTTATAGGTTGACCTTTTTCATATTGTATAGTTGTATCAAATGTTGAGGTTATAAATAATTGGTCTGTAGCAACAACTATAATATTAAATACTTGCGAAGGAGTAGAATAAATATCAGCAGTTGCGTATATTTCGATTTTATGAACCCCTACCGCTAAACCCTTAATCTCATAAGAATTATACCCTTTATTGGATTTAACTGTATATTCTGTTCCGTCAATAGTAATAATTGTATTTATATCAGTTTGTAAATCACACTCTATATTATAAGTTAATAATATTCTATCTTTAAGAGTATAATCTATATCTGTATTCATTGTTACAGTTAGTTTAATACCACCACAAACAATATCCCATGTTAATTGATTAGACATAAGTTGTCCTCTATCTCTTACATAAATAGAAAGTCTTTTTTTACCACTCCCTAAAGCAGGTATTTTAATAGTATTGTTACCTTGAGAAATTGTCTGTATAGATGTTTCTACATTATTAATTAAGACATATAAAGTACCTTCTCCTAAATTGGGAGATGTAAAATAAATAGGAATTGTAAAGTCTTTATCTCCGTCAATAGAAGTTTCGTTCCAATCAGTAGTAAGTGTAGGCATTGTGCCTCCGCCACCCCCACCACTTGGGTGATTTTTAATATGGTCAGTAAGAGTAGAGTTAACAGCGTCTATAATACCTCTATTAACTCCTATTTGCCCCTTAGCGTCTCCTAATTCTCTTAAAGCACCTTCTACATTATCAGATTCAAAATTCCCCTCTACATCTAAAAGAGACACCTCCAACGCATCGGAGGTAGCTCTTTTTTCATATTTCTTTGTTTTTTTATTATATTTTCTTATTGTAGGCATTTAATCACCTCTTATTTATTTCTGTCTGAATAATTAACAGTAAGTGTATCAAATAAAACTCTTTCATTCTTAGTAGAATCAAAATCATTTACTGTAATTTTTCCTTCTAAATCTTTAGTAAGTACATCTTTAATATAATACATATTAAATGTGACTTTATCATATCCGAAATCCACCATAATATATGTTGGTTGTACTGGTAGAGTACCTGTATAAGCGTACCACCAAGGTTGACCATTACCATTGTCATGTATAGAACTTGAATTTTCAGTTTTTAATAAATTTTGTCCGCTAGGTAAGTTAATAGCTTTTTCCTTACCACTTTGCTTATACCCTGTCGCTTGACACATTATGTAATATGTTCCATTAGCTTTATTGGCTGTTCTTGTTATACTTTCATCTACTATTTTTAATTGAGTAGAACCAGTAGATACAACATCTACATAATTGTTATATGGTGCAAGTGTGAATTTTCTAGTAGAAGAATCATATGTCGCCCCTTTATATCCTGTATATAGCGGAATACTTCTTGAATAAGTGTGGTTATGGCCGCATAATACAAAATCCACTTTATGTTTTTCTATATAAGGAATCCATTGTTGTAATCTCTTAGTTCTAACTATTGTAAAAGGGCTTAAATGACAAGTAACTACTGTCCATCTAGGCTTAACTGCTCTAGCTTCTACTTTAGTTAAATCATCATCTAAGAATTCTATTTGTTTTCTTAAAAATTCATCTGTATTTACTTCTGGGTACATATATTCCGTATTAGAATTAATCACTACAAAATGTACAAAACCAACATCAAAACTATAACTAGAAACCATCGGTAATGCTCTTTCCCCTTCTATATGAGGCTCGTAGGTATTTAGTAATGGTTGATTTTCAAAAGTACCATAATACTCAAAAGCCGTACCAAATTTCTTGTCTATTAAGTCGTTATTCGTTATCTTCACATAGACTCGCTACATCTATGCAGTTCTCTTATAAACTTCCTATATTTTCATATAGAGTCGAGACTATATCTTCATCTCCTAAGAGATGTTTACCACTTCCATTTAAGGGATTCTCACCCACTCCAATCGCTTGAGCCGTACTCCTATTGATGTATTTCAACATCCAAAGGGATAGTCGTTGAAGGTTTTTCTATAAATAGGTTTGATATTAATATATCTTTTATATTTTTAAACTCCCAATAAGGAATTCTTATCAATTTAATATTATTATTTTTACAATATTTAGTTTTAATTTCATCATGTTTTTTTATAATTTTAAAGTCTTTATCTGTTAATTTAAAAGTTCTACTTATTTCAAAATGTTGCTCTCCGTCATATTCAATACAACAATTATAATCAGGCAAATAAAAATCAAAAGGCAAATATCTTTTATCTTTACAATCTTTAAATATTTTTTCTCTTTCAAAATTTATCTTAAAAGAATTTAAAATATTTATTATTTCTTGAGAGCCTGTAGAAGAATTACAAATTGGACATCTTCTACCACTATAAAATTTTGCATACGAAATTAAAAATATATGTCCTTCAGGACACATTACTTTCATTTTTTCATGAGCATTTATATATTCTTTAGACAGTAATTTAAATCCATATTTTTTAAAATAATTAAATACTTCCGAATATGTTAATTTTCTATATTTATAACAAATAGAACATCTTCTTCCTTTTTTAAAATTCGCCCATGAGATAGAAGAAATATGTCCTTTACTACATCTCATTTTCATAGGGGTATAATTATTAATATATTTTGTTTCTAATAATTCATACCCTTCGTTTTCTATATATTTTTTTATTTCTTTAAATTGTAGTTCTTTTTTTCTTTTCTTTTTTACATTCTGCACATCTTAAACCGTGTTTAAAATTTCCAGCAGACACTTCCCAGTAATGTCCTTTGGGACAAATTGTTTTTAATTTTGTCTTCATACCGAAGTACTCGTGCTTAGAAGTCAATAATTTATATCCTTCATTTTCTATATATTCTTTTATTTCTTCATAATTTATTCTATTCATTCTATCACCTCTTTTCTATTATATCCGTTTTAATATTGTTGTTAACCTATTTATAAAAACTTCCCTGCTGATTGTCTAATCTTATTAATTTTCAAACATTCACGCTTAGGATTTAACCTTACGTTGTAGTTTAATAAGCTCTAAAGAGTTTCCAGCAATTCAATAAATTTTTCATTATATATCGCTATATAAAGGTGGCTAAAACAACCACAATTAAGTATATGTGGCATAGCTTTAAGATTATTTTCATGATATTTATAATAATATCTCCATTCCTGTGGTCTATTTGCGTTTTGTGATACATCGCCTGTATTTAAATGACAGTCGAAGTTAGGAGTGCCATTTGAATATTCATAATGTTCTATAGCATCACAAGCTGTTCTTACTGCATTATATTCATATTCTGTAAATCCTTGTTCGTCAGTAGTCCATATCATCTTTAAGTTGTTGGATTGGTTATATTGTTTTACTTCAAATGTTTCTATATCTGTAAGCATACCTTCTACACCTAGCTGATATTCGTAAGTTCCATAAGTTAAATCATGTATGATTACTCTATGGATATTGATTACTTGGTCATAAAGATTTACAATATCTTTAGTTGTTTTTTTCTTTATCCACTTTGCGTCTCCTTGTTTTCTATATTTAATAATTCCATCATAATCTGTTACTGGAGTTTCAAAAGTGAAAGTTCTTGAAGTATTACCATCTTCCCCATAACACATATTGACCATTGAAGGACTATATTTATTAAATTGTATTGTTTCTGCACTTGAGTTCCAATATCCGTCTACTAAACTTCTTGGTCTAAATTTTTCAACTTCACAAGTTTGATAATTTATAATCTTTGCATCGTCTCTATTATTTTTACCATTATTAAAATTCATTCTTCTTAAAGAACAATATCTACTCATTCCCATATTATAATATCCGCCTTCGTATACTGCGATAGTGTGAGAATCTTCTGTCCCACCACCGCCAAGCATATCAACCCATCTTTGGTTAGTAGATGTTACTGCTCCTAATTCATTTTTTATATATTTAACTGGCGTTGCCTCGGGTTCTTTTTCTCCTACACATAAATATATTGTGAATCCATTTTCTGAAAAAGATATATTCCATTCTTGGTCATATTCTTTTATTTTACATCTAACTATATCACTATTTATATTGTAAAGTGCATTACCTCTAATTAAAAAAGAATGTCCGGCAGGGACTATTCCTCTTAAAGCTAAAGAACTCCAACTTCCACCATTAGGTTTATACCAAAGATATAAGCCATTTAAATTTATATCAACGGTATTACAATTATATAACTCAACAAAATTATGGCTTACTGCTGTTTCTTTTGTAGTTAATGAACCACCACCATATATTTGTTGAATAACTAAACCACTATTATTTGCCGAATCTATTTTATTACTTGGGATTATTTTTAAAGGGGATTCTAAATTCTGTCCTTCTGTATAAGGAGTGCTAGTATAGGCTTCTATAGGGAAAATATGTATTTTACCATTTCCATCTAATGTTAATCTAAATTCTTTTTTTCCATCAGAAGATAATAAATTTAAATATTGATTAGAAGTATCTCCTAACAATGCTTTTTTTAAAGTTTCTATACTAGCTATTTTATTTTCAAACCCATTATCTAAATTTGTTCCCAATAATAAATAGTCTGTGTCATTAATGACAATAGTTTTATTAAGTTCATTAAATTTAGTCATCTTATCACCTCTAATTTATTTCTAAAAAAGTATTATTCGCTAATTCTAAAAATGTTCCATCTGCTAATTGTAAATATTTTTTACTCGAAGAATTCCCTGAAGATAATTCTAAGAATGTTCCATCTGCTAATTGTAAATTTGTTCCATCTGCTAATTGTAAATAGTCTCCTGTTGTTGGAGAAATTATTCCTAAGCCAACTTTTTCTTCCAAAACTAATATTCTTTTTTGAAGATTTTTAACTGTTTCTAAAAGCTCTTTAATTATTCCTTCATGAGCCGATTGCTCTTTTAATGTGTCTATAGTTCCTATATCAACCCAATAAGCATCTTTATCTTCCGGGGGAATATTGCTCTCTATAAAGAAATCTTCTATATCGCTTTTACGAGAACTTAAAGTATTTAAAGCTTCTTCTATTTTATTCATTCTAACAGAAGATATAATATCTCTTGTTTTCCAAAAGGTTTTAATATATACATTATTTTTATCAAATATGGTTACCTCTTCTGCTGTATCTCCTATATAAGAAATATCTATGCCGGAGATATCTATTTGTCCTATATCTGAATCGCTATCATCAAATAATGGTTCTAAAACATGAAATTGATTATAAATAGGGGGGATAGTAATAAACCCATCGTCTTCGTCATATAAGTCTATTTGAAAAACATATGTCCCAACTTCTGCCTTTTCGTCTATTAAATCTTCTGTAACTGAAAATTTAGCGTAACCATTTTCTACTTTTCTTTTTTTTGTAACAAATTTACTACCATCTGGTTTCATCACTTTAAACCTAGCATATTCTGCATTATAACTAATAATATAATTAATTTCGTTTTCAAATTTAAAACAAGCATTTTTAATTTCAAAATAATAATCTACATTTTTATTTTTTCTGTATAAATAAATGTTTTTATCCATACTAGCTTTATTACCATTAACCGTTATTGTATAATTATAAAAAATAGCCATACAACATCACCTATTCTGTTACTTCATTATCTTCAAAGATAGGTGCAAGTACGCAAAATTGTTCTATAACAGGAGGTATTGTTACTCTACCTTTATTTGTAGCATTATCATATAGGTCTATTTGAAAAGTATATTTACCTATTTCAGATACCTCATCCATAAATTTATCATCTATTTCTAATTTTACTTTCCCATTTTCAATAGGAATATTTTTTATTCTTTTCTTTACTCCGTTGGGTTTTAATATTTTTATATCTGCCGTAGAAGCGTTTAAGCTTTCTACCATATCTACCGCATTAATAAATTTAAAGGGAGCATTTTGTATCGTAAAATAATAAGTTATATTTTTATTATTTTTATATAAGTATATATTTTTATTTAATTTAGCTTTATCTCCGTCTACAGTTATCGTATAGTCATAAAATATTGCCATACGAAATCACCTCCTTATAAAAAAAATAACGAGGGGAATCCCCTCGTCATATTATTCATCTTCTTTAAATTCTTTATGGTCAATATTTAATTCATTTTCTATTGTATTTAATCTCATTGAATGTTTAAGCATTATCTTTTCCATTTCGGATATCTTGTTTTTATTTCTTTCATCTTCTTCTCTTGATTCATTTATTTGAGCTTTTAAATCGTCTAATGATTGAGCTATATAATCTAATTTAACTTCAACAGTCGCTCGTTCTCTTCCGTTTCTATCACTTTCTTTACTCCTAGAAGCTAAAAATGACCCAACTCCTATTATCATGGCTATGCATGAAAACACTAGCTCTAAAGATATTGTATATGTATTAGAATCCATAAATTTCCAACTCTGTTCCTGCTTTAAATACAAAAGAAGCTGAATCCCCATATAATTCAATAGATTTTATACCATTAGTTTGACCTTTAACTACCCTAAAGAATCCATTATCAAATAAAACTGAACTTTCAAGTATGTCTTGAGTAAGATATTTAGTGTCTCTTTCTATAAAGAAACCTTTATCTTCATATGTCTCATAAATATATCTAGTCCCACTTACATAAGTCGAATTTACTCCTGAAAATTCCATAGTATCATTTATCTTACACATAGGTTTACTTGTTATGTTAGAAACAATTTTACCAACAATTATTATTTTTTCACAACTAAATTCATTGCCTTCTGCATCTTGTCTTATAAGTATTCTTGGATTATTTGCTGTTAATTTAATTTCCGATAAAAGTTTCCATTTTTTTTCTTTTTCTTCTTTTTTATTGTTAGAACACTCATCTGTTCTTCCAACACCTACAAATATTGCCATCTTGACCATCTCCTTTTTCTTAAAATACCTTGTTAATTTATATTATATTTGATATGTTTAAAATGTTTCCTTTAATATATCATCTAATATAATTACAAAATAAGATAATACAAACCATAAAAAAGAAAACGGCAAACATATTTGCCCCATAACATTAAAAGGGATATTGGAATAGTCCCATATACCTAATCCTAATTTTATATTTAAAATATATCCAAGTATAAATTCAAAAACAGTAATAAGTATTGTTCCTAAAAGCATTTGTTTCCACATTCTCATATTTGGAGTTATTTCATTAATTAACCCTATAAGAACGCTTACTATTCCACCTAAAAATATCATAGTCCAATGTGAATATCCCCTATAAAGAATTTCTAATGTAAAATAGGATATACCAAATATTATAAAAATAAAAAATTCTTTTTTAAGCCATTTTTTCATTTAGCCCACTTCCTTAACTTTTGAATACGTTCCAGACATATAACATTCTTTTCCTTTAAAGTCTACTTTGTGCCATCCATTTTTAAATGTTTTTATCCAAGTAAAATGGCAATCTTTTACTGCATGACCAACTTTATCATAAGAAGTACTCGTACCTGATCTTATATTGACACCTGCTGTTGTTACAACTATTTTCCCATCAGTTACAATGTCTCCTACTAAAACATTTCCTATCATTTCGTCATATGCATTTGCAGTAGCTTTGTTTTCCATACATAATTTTATATTTAATGAATTATTTAATTCGTCACATCTATCTACTACAGTAAATATTTTACCGTCTAAATCTGAACCTGTTCCCTGTATAAATACCTTACTGCCTAGAGGAATACCCTCTGGAGCAGAACAAATTAATTCTGTTGGATAACCAATGCATTTATTGCCCATAGCGTCAATTAGCTCTGTGGTTGTTGTTGGTTGACCAGATGTTAAAACTACATCTTCAAAATTTAATTTTTTATTATCATCATCATAGAAATATGGTAATTGCCCATTAACTGATTTATAATATTGTAAATAAAGTTCTACATTATTAGCAGTTCCCGGACCAGCATTAAGATAATTATGTCCTGTTGTTGTATACCATTTTCTATATTTTAAATATCCCAAGTCTCCTTGTTTAAGCATTTCTTTAACTTTCTTTTGAACCTGAGAACTTTGTTTGCTTAAAGACCCACTACGAATTAATTCATATCCATATTTTTCACAGATATATTTACTACATATAAGATTAAAAGCTCCTGCTCCCATATTATAAGCGACTAAAGAGTGTATAATATTCCAATAATAATTTCTAGCCCTATCTCTAAGTTCATGGCAGCCGAATTCTACCTGTAGTCTTCTACCACTTTCTGTGTTCCCATCCATTGTAGTCATAGATAATGTTACCTTTTTAGTTGTTCCATCTAAATACTTTATAGTATGTACTCCGGAATTTGTTTTCCCTGTATTTGGGTTTTTAAATCCTTTTATATATACACTTCTCTCACATTGCATTAACCCATAACCACCATTTGAACCAGTTTTTTGATTAGGGTCTCCTCCACTTTCTGCAGCAATTATCATTATCGCTACAGTAGGGTCTACTCCAAATTTAGGAGCAATTTCATCAACTAAAGACTGCCATTTTATAGCGTTTTTATAATTTGAATAAGTTAATCCTTTTCCCATATTTAAGTCTTTAAGAATTTTCGTAGCCTCTGATTTAGAAGATGTGTTTACTGTAGCTGTTGTAGGATAATAAGTAGATATACTAGCCTTATATGCTTTGCCTTTTAATTCAACCACTTGCCCATCTTCTGTTTTTGTCCAAGGACATTCATCAAGATAAGTAATCCAAGGTAATTTACCATGTTTTTTCCATGTTCTTTTTTTGCTACTATAGGTTTTATTGAAAGGTAAATTTCCTAACCCTGATATCTGAACATTATTAGTCCATCCTGTGCCGGATTTAGGAGTACATTCAATTACCAATCCCTCTCCTACATAAATTCCTATATGTCCATTTGTCCAAACTGCTTCTCCTAATTGTATATCGTCCCAAGGTATAGGATTATTATTTTTATCCCAATAACTTTTTACATTTTTACATATGCTTATACAACCATCTGCACTTACATCGGAAACTCCATTACTTCCATAAGTCGCCCCTCCGTAACTTTTGCTTTGGTCACCATTCCATCCCCAAAGAACAGCTTTTATAACGTTTACACAGTCAAATCCCCATATATACTTATTTTTCTTTTTAGCATCTGCCATTATTTTTTCATATTGGTTTAATTTAGATTGTGTATAAAAGTTCATACTTCTCCATCTATCAGCCAATGTTGATATTAACGATGCAGTTAAATGTTGTCCGACAGCTCCATATACATAACAGGTATCATAGTCTTCAACTATTTCATTTAATTTTGCTACAAGTTTATATTGGTTATTTATTTTACCTGTTACCCTTGGAAAATCTCTAAACCCCATCTCAGAAGGAGTCGGTTTAATATTTATATTTTCATTCATAACATAAGAAATATCATAATTAACTTCATAATAATTTAATGCGCTATTGTCTGCTCGTCTGAAAGTAAATCTAAATTTTTTCGCTCCTGTTGGTATGCTTTTGTTATAAGAAGAACCTCCGACTCCTTCATATGAAATCATTTTATCATTATCATCATAATAAAAGACATTGGCAATTATTATATCTTTATTAGATACCGATAATTTAATTCCTTTTACGTCTCCTAAATGAATATACCCCATATTTCTTACATATGTAGAAGATTGTGTATTATTTCCTGTAGAAGTAGATATCCCACCATTTTCTAACATATTTTCAGAAGGGTTAGAAGGGTCATCTTCAATATCCCAACCGTCTTGTCCTCCAGAAGAGCCTACTGTTAATTGAGGTCTTGCTATCATACATATTTTTTCAGGAGTATTATCTAATATACTAATCTTTCTTAATCCATTAACCGCTGTGCCACTTGTTGCCTCATATAAATAAGCTATTCCTTCTTCTATTCCAGTTACTAAAGCAACATGACCAACCCTCATAAATCTTGTTCCCCATGCACTTACTTTTCCTACTGGTCTTTCTGAATAAAAAACTAAGTCTCCTGCTTGTAATAAATTATAATTATCTCCCCAATATTCTTTAGGAAGAATCCAACCCTTTTCAATACAATATCTTGCCTGTTCTGCCGCAGTTCTTGGGAGTTCTATTGCATAAGAGTATTTAGAAGTCCTAGCAGAGTTAGTTTTAGTCCAGTCATTATATTTTGAGTCAGAATATAAAATGCCTCTATATGATAAAGAAGTTAATGTAGAACAATCAATATAAAACTTCCCAGTAGAATCTGTAACTTCTGATTTAGCAGTAACACTTGATAATATTGTTGTTGTTCCATAGCAAAAGCTAGTAGCATTATCAATATAAGATTTTGCTACTCCAACTATATTTCCTCCACCAGTAAAATTAGATAAAGTAGCTACATATCCATAATTTGCTCCATAAACTTTTCCTATCAGTCTTGTACCACCGTAAGCAATTTCTATTCTATAATCCGTAGAAACTCTAGGTATAAATGCTCCAAACAAACAATCATCTCCAACCATATAAAGGTTAGTGGATTGTGAAAATTTCATAGGAGTATTATCTTGTGTTCTAAAAGTTACTGCAACATTGTAATCAGGAAGTTCTTTTTCTGCTGTATTTGTTAATAACGTAAGAGAACTTAATGTTCCATATACATATCTATTGTTAGTTCTTACTATTATAGAGACCTTAGAAGAAGTCTTGTCAGTATTAGTTTTTATTTGATTTGAAACATCTACTCCATCTCCATCTACTGTAACCGCTTCCCCTCTAGGCAGTCCTAAACTTAGGACAAAACTATTATCTGTTGGCTCTTCAATGACTGCTGTTGCATCACTTCCTGCTGGTAAAGTTGTAACAGTCCCTATTCTAAATTCAACATCTGTGTTAGAAGGGGGGTTACTTCCCCCTCCCCCTCCACTAGACCCACCTATATCTGCCACTGAAAATAAATTAATCCAGTTTTCATCACCTTTATATCTCCATTTAACCCAAACTCCATCAAACACCATTTCTATTTGTTTTGCTTCTCCCGAAGACAATGCTAATGTTGTTCCGTCTCCTATTTGAGTCCCATCAGATGCAATAAGATAAATTTTGTTATTTTCATTCATCTTTATATCTATAGGTTGTTTGCTTAAAAGGTTTTTAAGTTGTATCTTTTTTGTACTCTCGTTATCTTCTATAATTAAATAATCACTACCATTTGTAGTACTTTTTTCCGTTAAATCATCAATAAAAGCCAATTATTTCACCTCCGAATCTTTTGATAAATTATTAAGTAATTCTGTTAATTTCTCTATTTCTTTTTCCTGTTGTCTAATTAATGCTTCTTTTAAAATTATATTCTGTTGTAATTCTAAAACCCTTTCCATAGCTACCATATAAACAAAATCCGGTTTAACTTGTTTGTTCATTAAAATCCTCTCCCTTATTTTTTAATAGTTATTTCTAATTTTACATTATCGTAATGAGAATATTGTTGTGTAGGATTTCCATCACTTGCAACATAAAATTGTAATTCATCTGCTCCATTTAATAGGAATGTTTTAAAAGAGTTATTATCAATAGGAATTGTTTTAGTATCCCCTCTGGCAAATTTAATACTGCTATTAGCGTAATAACTAGAATAAGTTCCTTTACTTGTATTTTTTAATCTCATTCTTGGATATGGGACTGCCGCAGAAGTACCATGTGAAGTATTTAATCTATGACAAGTTAATGAAACAGATTCTATTGAGGTAGCGGATTTAATAAAATCTAAAGCAGAAGAAGGGATTTTTGCTTCACCTCTATGAAGTTTATAAGAACTATATTTCCCTTGAGCCATTTTTCCACTAAATCCAGACGTTGCTTTCCCACTACCTTCGGGAACACTTTTTAAATTAGTTAAAGTAAATGTTTTAGTAACAGTTTGAGTATTTGTTGAAGAACCGTCTTGTCCTCCAGATGAACCTCCGCTTCCACCTGAGCCACTACTACTATACCAACCCATAGTAGTTGTTTCAGTTAATGTACCAGTTTGATGTATAAATCCTCTACTTATGCTGTCTTTTGTATCTGTAGTTGAAGGAATAACTCCTCCTGATACTACAATTCCACCATTTTGAACAGTTCTTCTTACTTTTGTTTTACCTTTTACATTCCAGAATCCTACTTGTGAACCATAATCACTTATAATTGGAGTTTCGTAATAAATAACGTCACAATCGCTTACTGTTCCCCTTGAACCATTTGTAAATCTGGCAAATGTGCCATAATAACTTGTACCACTACTAGATAAATTTTTAGCTTTAAATCCATCTATTGTACAATAAGAATTTCTTACAACTATAGCATCTTGCTCTTTTGATTGATATGAATATATTATTGCTCCTGACGTAGATGTGTTTGTCTTTTGTCCGTCTAAAGAAATATTTAAAGTATTATTCTCTACATGAATTTGACCATATAACACAGAAGATGTGTCAAACAACAATGTCAACGTTCCATATCCCAAAAATCCGTTAACTGCAACTTCTTCATTATATTTTCCGCCTTCTATTTTTATAGTAATGTCTTCGTCTTCAAAATAAACACCATAATTATCTTTAATTTCATTGATAACTCTATTTATTGTACTCGCTTTATTGTTAACATCTCTTCCTGATCCATCTCCTGTTTCAGTAGGTGCGACATACCAAGTTTTAGGCATATCTCTATTTTCTGTTGTAGCTAAAACATTTGCTCCGTTCATTTTATCTGTTTTTAAATTAGATATATAACATTCGTCCATTGAGAAATAGGCTATTGGAGTTCCGTCTACTTCTTTGTATATATATAGCCCTTGTCCGTTTATATTTGTAGAAGCTACTGGAGAAGAGCCTTCTATAATATCTCCGTTGCTATCAAAACAATCATCGTCATACATATTAATCGTAATACCGTCAGAAGAAATAACCGTAACATTATTTTCTATTTTACTATTCATTTCTGAAAATTTAATTGTTAAGCTATTTACTGTTTGATTTACTTCTGACTGTCTTGCAAATGTCTTTGTTCCATCTTGTTCAGTTGATTCTTTAACTGTGTTTATTATGCCTTCGGGTTTTATGCTCTCAAAAGATTCTCCAGTTATTTTTTTAAGAGAATCTAAATCTTCTGAAGTTTTTCCAACAGTAGTTCTTATTTCTCCTACTAATGTTTCTATCTTTTGATATTGCTCTATTCTTTCACTACGCTCATCATCAATTTTTTTACTGGCTATTGCATCTATTGCATTATTAATAGCTTTTTTATAATCTTGTAATTTAGCTCTATAATCAGCAAATGCTTTATCTAAAGTAGTTTTATCATTACTATCTATTATTCCTGTCTTAGCTAATAAATCATTTATAATTTTAACTAATTTTGTGTGAGAAGAAATATAATCATTATAAGCATTTTCTAAATCTAATTTTGGGTGAATAGTCGCATCTTTATCCACCAAATCTGAATTACTATGTATGGAAGTATAGTCTGCATCTATACCTGTTTTTTCATTTTGTAAAACTTGTAATGATTGTTTAATGGAGTTTTTTTCTGCATCTGTTAATATTCCGTCTCTAAATACTCCATTTAAATTTTCTTCTAAGCTAGAAATTGTATCATTTATGTCTTTTATATTTTTTTCTAATTCTTGTTTTGTTTTTTCTACAAAGTTTTTAGTACTTTCTTCAACCATTTCTTTATATACAAGACTATAATTTTCTAAAGCTTCATTATGAGCCAATACATATGTGTCTAATATATTTCTATCATCCTCACAGAGCATATCTGTTCTTTTTAACAATGTGTCTACTGCATTATATAAATTATTATAAGCGGATATATAGTTATCATAAGCTGAGGTTAAACGAGTTTTACTGTCCTGTAGCGTTAGGTCATTCAAAATACTGTTATATTTTGTTTCAATGGTATCTTTTTTAACTTTAAAATCATTTAAATATCCTCTTATAGTAGTCTTTTCTGCATCTGTTAATTTAGAATCATTAAATATATCTTCCATGCTATCATCTAATGTCTTTAAAGCTTCCATAACCTCTCTAGTTTCTTTAGTCATGCTAGTTTTCATTTCACTAGATATATTTCTAGTTAAATCGTCTACTGTTAGTTGATGTTGTTTTGAAAAGGCATCTAATTTAGCTTTATATTCTTCATATGCTTTTTCATATTGAGTTCTTAAAGTGTTATCTATTGTTCCTGTTGTATTTATAATATCATTTATACTTTCTACATATGTATTATAAGCAGCAATATAACTTTTATATGCTTTCTTATATTTTCCTCTAGCAAACATTGACACCATTTTATTTTTAAATAACTCATTATATTGGTTATCTATATTAAGTTTTGATGTTTCTAAAGCCTTTAAAGCTGCCTTCAAAATTTTTCTTTCTGATTTACTAACTATACTATCAGAAAGAGTTGCATCTATTACAGTATCTATATTGTTTAAACTATCTTCTAATTTTCCTATTCTAGTATCGAAATTAGAAGTATATTGTTTTGTTTGCTCATTTGCAATATCTTCTATAACTTTATTTGCGACTGTAACAAAATTAGATAATGAATTGCTAAAATCACTCATAGCGTTATTTATTTTTTCTACATCAGGGTCATCAAGCAAAGTTGTTTTAGCTAAAGCATCATCTATTGCCTTATTTAAAGCAGTATATTTACTTGCATATGTATTATAAGCAGTAGTTAATTTAGTTTTATCAGAAGAAGTTATATAAGTTGAGGAATTAAGAGATTCATATTGAGCTTTTATGTCTGCATTTTGTACTTCTAATATATGTCTTTTTGATTTAATTTCCTTTCTCTCTGCCTGATCTATTATATTATCTGCAAAAGTCTCATCATAACCGACTTCTATATTATCAACCCTAGCTTTTAAATTTGCAATATCTTTAGCCAAAGAATCATTTATTGCTTTAGCCTCATTTTCAGATATATAAATCAAAGCACTATTAGCAGAAGTTGTATACACCTTTATAGCTTCTCTTGCAATATTATATAAAGAATCCATAGCGGCTTTATCCTCATCGGTAACTAATTCTTCTTTATTTAAAATTCTCGTAACTTCATTTGTTATATTGGTATAAGCAGTTATAAACGCATTGTATTTTTCATCTAAATCTTTTCTTTCTGCTAAAGATGTATTTTGCATACTCGCTTTTAATATAATTCTTTTATACTGGCTGTCCACCTCTTCTTTTTGGAAGGACAAAGAACTTAGATTAGCTTCTATAGAAGCCCTTTCTATTTTATCTATCATATTATTTGCAAACGTCTCATCAAGAGTAACACTTAAATCGTTTAGTGCTTCTGTTACTTGTTGTATTTGAAGAGATACCTCTCCCTTAGCATCTTCTATCTCTTGAGTATATCTATTATTTTCTGATTTAGCTATCATTTTACCTAAATAATTAAAGAATAAATTTACTGTAGCTCTATACTCTTCTAAGGCAGTAATTACTTGTACTTTTTCTATCTCATTGAAATAATTGTCAGCTGTAACTTGATTTATATTATTTACTAAAGAATTATAACTAGCAGAGTATTTTAAAAACTCTAATCTCATCTCTGCAAATTCATCTTCACTTAAACTTAAAGTTTCTAAATACTCATCATATTTTTCTATTAAATCATCACTTTCTTTTTCTAAATTAGCCATTCTTTCTTTTAATATATTTCTTTCTATAACTGTAATAGTTCCGTCTTCTGAAGCTTCTTTAATCCATGCTTCAAGCAGATTTAGTTGGGCTAATATATCTTCATATTGTGCTTGTAAAGATGACTTCTCGATACTTAAAGAACTTTTTAAAGTAGTTGTAACTGCTTTAAGTTCCATTAATATTTTATTCTTTTCTACGTTTAATTTTGCAATTTCTTCATAAATCGCACCACCAATTCCTATAAATAAAAAATCATCACAAGTTTTCTTTAAATCATCTAATCTAGCTTGGCAAGTTGTCGCAAACCCAATTAATATAGAGGTTTCTGTTGGTGTTACTGCCTGATCTTCAATAGAATCCCAAAGTGTTTTTTGAAAGTTATTAAATGCTCCCTCTAATGCCTCTTTTTGGCTTTTTAATAAATTCGCATTTTCAGTTTCTTTTTTCTGTTCCATAACTTCAACTAATTCATCTATATAGTTAAAATATACCTTCATTTCTGTGTCCAATTTATTCATTTCATTAATTAATTGATAATTTTCTTCACTTGATACAAAACTATCTGCAAACACATCTCTCATTGTCTTAATAAAATCAGAGAACATAGTATTCATTTTAATAGAATATGAGATTATCTTTTGTCTTAAATCGTCTTCTTTGTTACTATTAGAATACTCTTTATTAACTTCTTGTGCTAATAATTGTATCTCTTTGGCTGTTTGTTGAATTTTTGAATAAATATCGGCACTCCCACTTAAATCTTTTCTTAATATTCCTACTGTTTTAGTTATCCCATCTACTGTTTGGGAAACAGTAGTGTATTTCTTTTCTATTTCATCAACTTTTTCAACAATATTAGTTAAGTTAGAATCATTGTCTCCGCCACTACTGTTATCAAAATTTATTGTTATTTCTACTTGATTTGGGAGTATAAATGTTCCCTTATTATTTACTACGACTAAAAATAGCCCCTCTTTACTTTCTAGTGTAGTATTTGAAGTTATAAGTTCATAAGGTGATTCGTTTTTATCCCAATAAAAATACTTATCACTACTATACATATTTTTAATATTGTAATATATATTTTTATACCCTATTACCATATTTTGTACACTTACATAAGTAAAGGAAGGAGTATTAGATAAACAAGCCATATACTCACCGTCCTTATTCTTCAATATTAATTTTATTTTCTTTTAATAGATTCCATAATCTTCTATTTTTCAACATTTGTTTATTATCTTCTTTTGCATTTTTTAATACATCTAAAATAACTTTTTTAGTATTACTTTCTAATTTTTTATTAGATAATCTAATTTGTAAAGTGCCTTCTTTTAAAGAATATTCATAACCAACTAAATAAAACCACTCTTCTGTTTCTTTTTCTTTGTCATATATAGCAATTATGTCTCCTAGCCCTAAAACTCCGTTCCAATGTTGTCTAAAATCATTATCTATAAGTTTATTTAAAAAACTTTCAATATCTATAGATATGTCTCTGGTAGGGCAACATCTTAATTCTAATTCTCTCTTCCCGCAAGATATTATTTCTTGGGCATCATAAAAGGCATCATTTGAATATGTATCATAATATATGAAGTTCTTTAATTCTTCTAATAATTTATCACTAAATAATCTTTTCCCGTCTACTAAACAACTTTCTCTATTACACTGAATATTTAATTGTTTTATTGATTCTTTTATTTCTTCTACCTTTTTTTCACTCTTCATTGTATTAGCCATATATATGGCTTCTTTATCCATGCCTTCATTTAATTGAAGTGCTATTTCTGTTGCTCTTTCGATATTCCCTGAATTTCTATAGTTTGCTTCAATTTCTTTTAATTGTTTATTATATTCTATATAGAAGAACCATTGAGTTTTATAGTCTGTTAATTTTTTTTCTTCTTCTAATTTTTCTGCCCTTAATTTTCTTAATTGCGTATCTACTCCTTCAAGTAAAGCATCATGTTTTTCTAAAGCCAAAATTAATTCATCACTCATCTCTTTATTCTTAATAAAATAAGAATAATTTTCTACATAGTTTTTTCCAGTAGGAAGATAGTCACTTACGATACATTTATCTTCATTTCCTATCAAAGTAAGTCGAGTAATTATATCGGAAGAATTATCTGACACTTCTAAGCTTTTAATATAATTGTCATAAGATAGTATTAATCCTAGATTATCCCCAAAATTATCTATATAATATAAATTAATCTCTTGTTTTGTATTATCAAATACAGGAACACATTCAAATTCTTCTGATATATTTTCAGATATAAAAGTAAACCAATCAGTATCTATATCCTCTAACCATCTCATACGTGGATTAAAATGTTGTTTTATCTCTATTAATTCCGCACTTTTTGTTAAAATATAATTCCCTGCTTTATCCATTAAATAAGAACTACCTTTTGTGTAATTTGAATACAAAACTTCTTCGTCTATATGACCAAATTTCCACCCTGTTTCTTGATACATATATTCGTTTAAATTAATAATTATATTATTTCCATTAGAGTAATCTGAATTATTAAGCATTATTCCTATATTGGTTAAAACAATATTATTTTTCTCTAATTTTTTTTGGAATCCATATGCTTTAATTGTCTTAGATTTTTCATCTTTATTTTCTGTACATTCTTTAATTATAAAAAATTCCCCATCTAAAGATATAAGCCTTTCAATTTTAAATTCGTCATAAAAAGGATATTCTTTATTATTATCTATGATTTTGTTAACTATAATTGTTATTGAATCAATATCTGTAATTCCTCTTGTGACACTCGATAAAAAATCAATAGGCATAGCACATATTATCTCTTTATTGGTTTTATGTAATAGTAAATCAGTATATCCTTGTTTCATTTCTTTTAAAATTATACCCATGTTCATCACCTATAATATTACTGGAAATTCTGCTTTTATTTTAATTTTACCATAACCATATAATTTTAAATTATTACTTCCGGGTAATAATTTAATCCATTTCCTATTACAATAAGATAATTTATTTTCACCTTTAGAATTTAAAACTGTAAGCATTTTATTATCTACAGATACAGGTTCGTTTAATTGTAATTTTAAAGTCATATCATTAATTTCTATAGTGTTAATTATATCATCTGTTGTTTCGGCTATTATTATAGGATAACAAATTTCTTGACTTATATTTTCTATAGTTATCGCATTATCACCGCTTAAAAGAACATCTGTTTCGAATTGTTTATAAAAGTAATGAGTATATGGCTGGAATGTCACTTCTAAAAACCCTTGATTTCCAAAAGTCAGTTTATCTTGTATTTTTACACATTTTAAATAAATAATATAATCAGGGTAATCTTCTGTTATAAAAGGGGCAAAATAATCAGTAATTAACCACGTTTTTATTCTTTTAAATATCTCGCTTGAAAAAGTTGCTAAATTTCCCTCTTTATTTACATAAGCTAAGTTTAAAACAACTTGATCAGGAGTATTTGTTTCTTCTTTATATACCGGATAAATACTATCTTTGCTATCTGAATTAACAGATATAGAAAAGGGTATCTTCATATCATTAACTATATTATTTTCAAAATATACCAATCTAACGTTATATTCATCACATGACACTCCGTTAAACATAAATTTATCTGAAATAAACATTATATCACTCCTTATAATAAAAAAAATAGGAGCTAATTAAAGCTCCTATAATTTATTTGAAATATATTTAAATTCTTCTTCTATTGCCTTTGTTAATTTGTTAATCGTAACTTCGTCAGGATTTCCTTGAATATTAACATGTATGCCTCCTAATTGAAGATTTGTATTACGAGGATTTTTATTGTCATACATATCTTTATAATTTGTTCCATATTGTTTTAAGCCTAAAGAATTATATATATCCGTATATTGTTTTAATACATCTGTTGCAATTTGTAAGTTATTAATTAAATCATTTTTAATAGAATCTCCCATTATACCCAATGCGTCTCCTGAAGTTTCTGCAAATTCTATAAGCGTATCTTGTAGATTTTTAACATTCCCATCTAAATCTGTAAAAGTATTAGTAGACAAATTCTTTGTAACCATTTCTGCTATTTTTTCAGGCGTCCATAAATTCTCAAGTGCCTTTATTTTATCTTCTGATTCTTTTTCTGCTTTATCTATTTCATCATCATACATATTTTCAATTTTTTCATCCAATCTGTCTTGTTGAATATCTTTTAACGCCTTTTCTTCTTCTGCTAATTCATCATAAGCTTCTTGCAACTTACTTCTCGAAGCTAAAGAAGTATCTCTTTCAAGTACAGAAATCTTACTTTTTAATTTATTAATTTTATCTAATTGTTCATTATAATCATCTTTATAATCAACTTCGCTTCTATAGTCTTGATAAGCCTTTTTTTGTTCTTCTAAAGCCTTAACTCTTGCATCTTTTTCTTCTTCTATTGCATCTTTTCTTTTTTCTATTTCATCTTCATATACTTTTGTGATTTCTTCTTCCATGTCTTTTACTATATCTAATTTTTCATTTTGGATATCTTTAATTTTATTTCCTAATTCTTCCCATTGAACGATGGCATCAGGCAATTCATCTGTTTGAAGTTTTATATATTCTTCAAGTAAATCCGTCACTTTTTCTAAATCGTCTGTGTTTTGATACTTGTCTAAGATTTCTTTTTGATTTGTCACATTGTTATTATCATCAAATTTAAATCCATATGAAGATAAACTATCTTTATAAACATCTACCATTTCATTATATTGGTCTATTGTTTTTTGAAGATTGGCTCTTTGTTTTTCAATTTGTTCAATTTCTTGTCCGTATAAATCAACCTTTTCTTTACCAGTAGCATATTCTAATTTTGCGTCTAATAAATCTAATTGATTACCTAATACTTTAAATTCGTTAGACAATTCAGTCACGCCATTTTTAAATTTATAAAGTCTATCCTCTAATAGAAGTTTTTCAATCTCATCTTTATTTTCTTCAATAGCATTTTTCATATCTTGCCATTCTTGTTCGGCTTTAGGTAAATCTGTATATTGGATTTTAATATATTCTTCTGTAAGGTCTTTTGTTTCGTCTAATTTTTCTTTATATTTATCTAACTTGTTTTTTGCATTTTCTGTAGCTTTGCTATATGATTTTTTCTTTTTGTCGCTTTTGCCTTTATAATTACTTTCTGATTTTTGAGCTTTATCATATGCTTTTTCTAATTTATCATATTCTTTTTGCATCTTGGCTAATTTTTCTTCATAGCTAATTAGATTTCCCTGATTATTAAAAGCAAATCCTTTTTTCTTTAGTTGCTCTCTTAATATTTTCTTTTCGTCCATTAACGAATCATAGTATTCTTTTTGTAAACCAACTTGTTGTTCGTATAATTCATTTTGTTTCTTTAAGTTCTTTATTTTTTCTGTTCCAGTTGCACGTTCCATTTTTTTATCTAATAAAGCTAGTTGGTTAGTACAACGAGAAATTCTATTCTCTAATTCTTGGAACATATTAATGCCGTTCTTTAAAGCATAAAGTAAATTTTTAGAAGTAATGTCTATTTTTGTTTTAGTAGATTTGCTAGAACCTACTGCTCCAAAATCTTTAAATGCTGTAGCAGAGACCCCATCAGTGCCTTCTGTTGGTGTTGGAGATGCTCCGTCAACGGAACTCATGCTAACATCAGATTGAGCTGTTACAGGAGGAGATGGAGCGTTTATTTCAACAGGCGTATCAGAAATATTCTTAAATCCTTCAACACTACCAAATCTTACAGGGATACTTGCGCCTTGTATAAATTTATCTATTCTATTAAATATCGACTTTAATCCGTCTGACATAGCACCAATAAATGTAACTTTTTTAGTTTCAGGTTTAGCCTTTTTTGTAACGGTATCTTCTTTATTTACTGTATCTGTAAACCCATTTTTACCGTCCATTGTAACTTTTTTAGTCTCGTTTTTAGCTTTTCTTGTAACAGTATCTTCTTTGTTTACTGTATCTGTATATCCGTTTTTACCATCCATTGTAACCTTTTTAGTTTCAGGTTTGGATTTTTGAGTAACAGTATCAGTTTTATTTACTGTGTCTGTATATCCATTTGTAGAGAAGTTTATAGGTTTTATAACAGGATTACCTTTTTCATCTATTTCAATAGTTTGACCTAATGTTTCTGCGAAATTTTCGCTCTTAAATACTACTGATTTTTCTGCTGGTTTACCTTCTATTTCTGATGTTTTTTCATCTACTTCATCTTTTTCTATAAAGAATTTTACAAGTTTTTCTTTTATCGTTCTAGCGTCTACAGTATCTAATCCGTCTAAAGCATCAACTATATCACTTACGACCTTAACTCTTTTTTCCTCGTCTAATTCGTTTAAAGCCTCTCTTACTTGTACTATGTCGCCCTTCGCTAATCCATTCTCTACTTTAACTGCTATTTTTTTTTCTTCATCTGTTTCCATGAATTTATCTAATTCATTTTTAACAGTATCTACTGTTTTTTCTCCTACAACTGTGACTCCAACTTTATTTGCTATGTTAGGATGGTCTAACAAATATTCTATGATACTTTTATAATTTGTAAGTTCCCCATTATTAAATGCTCCACCTAATTCACAAATTAAATCAACAGTCTTGTCTCCAAAAGGCATACTTTCAAGTAATTTATTTACATATTCTAACTGACTTGTATCAATAGTTCCGCTAGTAAATAAGTCTGATATTTTTTCGTTTTCACTTACTTTAGTATATTTCTTTATTTCAGATTTAATATTTTCAAGTTGCTCTTTAAGATAATCTTTATTTAGGTCTACTTTTATTTGATTATCTTTGTCTTTTTGAGCATTGTTTATAGCTGTAGTTATCTCAGGGCTTATTTTATTTCCGTCTTTAAGAGATATTCCTACTTGACATTCTGCCTCTGTAAGTTCCCCATTCAACATCTTATTAATCAATTCAAGATTTTCATTATCTGCTATACCACCAGTGTTTTTAAAAGACGTAGAGATTGCTGTTATTACTTCTAATTCTGTAGTAGTTACCTTATCTCCGCCATCAGTTATACCTTGAATAAGATTTCTTATTTGAGGTGGTAAATCAACAAATGGGTCATCATTTTTACCTATTTTAGTAACTAAGTCTATTTTTGTTTCAATAGGAATGTCACTACCCGCTATTTCATCGGTTACCTCTTTTAAGTCATCAAATTGTTTTTGAAGTTGAAGAGCCATATCGTCTCCTAAATTAACATCCATAAGATTCTTACCAAATCCCTTTAAGAATCCGTTTAGCTCTATCATATCTTGTTGTAGGTTTCCTTGTAATTGAGGAACAAAACTTTCAATCCACTCACTAGAATCTATTCCAGTTAATTTTTCAAGTTCTTCAGCCACTCCGGAAATTGATTTTTTATAATCATCTATATTTCCTGTTGCTTGGAAGGCATCATTAGCCGCATTAAGTGTTTTATTCCATTCTTCAACTTTATCATAGTTATCTACTGCATAATCGGCTACTTTATCAAACCCTGCTAAAAAGTCATTTCTTTTATTAATGTTTTCTGCAACTAATTCATTTGACCAGTCATATATGCCCATTAATTCTATTAACTTACCTTTTTGAGTATCTCCAAGGTTAGCATAGTTTTTATATTGGCGAACATTTCTGTTCATTTCATTCATAGCATCTTTTTGTTGGTCTTGTTCTAATGAATAATATTTTGAACTTTTTTCGTAATTACTACTGTTTATTGAAGCGATTTTATCAGCTGTATTTTGTGCAATCTGTTCGTATCTTTTACATCCTTTTTCATAGTTAGCCAATCCATTACTAAATACAGAATAATCAAAGAAAGGGTTTGTAAGAGCATTTCTTTTTATATTATCCTCTACATTTCCTTTTTGGTCTTGTCTGTATTTACCAACCATTTTACTTGCTTCATTGGCAGCATCTTTTTCCTCTAATCTAAGCAATTCTTGTTTCTTTTTAATTGCTATATCTAGTTTTTCAATTAAATCATCGGCACTGCCACTTAAAGCTAATAAAGGGTCACCGTTTTCGTCATAACCAGTCACTAGCTCAGGGAACATCTCTGCTAATTGTTGTTTATATTGAGATAGTTTTTCGGCTTCCTCGCTAGTAAGATTCATTTTACCTGACAATTCTTCAAAATCATCGGCTATATTTTTTAAACTACTTTTTTTGCTATTTAAGTCTCCGATTTCTTTTTGTGTTTTGTCTATATTCTCTTTAGTGTTTTGGTACATATCTTCTGTTCTATGAATATAATCATCTACTGCTCCTATAACATTACCAATTAATGTAGCGGCTAATGTTATCATAGCTCCGTTCAATAATGATATACCTACGGACGCAGCCATAGATTTAGCACCTGCTAACACCATTGACCCTGCTGTTTTGCCAAGTCCCTTTTGAGTTTCTTCTGCAACTATTGTTGCACTACTATATGTATTACTTATTTGTTTTAAATTTCCTGTCGCATCTTTTCTGTATACTTTAAATTGTTTATTAGAACTCCCCAATGATTTTTGAATTCTCATATTACTTGTTTGAATATTACCAGCTAGTTTATTTGAATTTTTAGAAATCATACTTGTTACAGTACCAGAGGAATCTTTTAATTGGTTTGTTACCACTTTTGTTTGGGTTTGTGCTTTCTTTAGGTCATTATAAAAACTACTACCAAATAGAGTTAATTGTTCTCCTTTAGCAGATGCCTTTAATGTTCTAAATAAACTTGCAACAGTCCCTATTGTCGCAGGTAGAGCCATACCCATACTATCTAATGATTTAGTAACCTTATTTACAATTTCCATAACTTCTGCAAAACCAGTAATTAACCCTTTAGTCATATCACTTGATATTACAGTTGTTATAAAATCTCTAAATTGGTCTTTTAATGCCACTATTTTCCCTTCAAGGGAGTCTATATAACGAGCATTTTCTTGTTTAGCAGAATCAACAGTAAATCCCTCATTATATTCTTGAACGTATTGTAATACTGTTTCCCAGTTATCTAGCATAGCCTGTAATACGTTGGCATGATATTTACTACCTATTGCTTCTGTAACTGTTTTTTGTTCAACATCATTAAGTGAATCCCATTTGTCATGTAATTCATTTAATACATCGAATAAAGGTCTTGTAGTACCTTTTGCTAAGTCAGCAGTTTCTATTCCTGCTACTTCTCTTAATGCCTTCGCTGTTTTATTAAGAGTTACTTCTCCTTCTTTAGCATTATAAGTAACCCCATTTATGTTAACTGCTATAGTTTTTAATGCGTTACCTAATTTAGAAGCATCTTGTACTGTTTCCTGAGCACCAACAATCATACCAATGGCTTCACTCATGCTATTGCCGTTTGCTTTTAATTGTGACGCAGAACGTTGTAATGCTTCACCTATGTCACCTGAAGTGACTGCAAAGTTGTTCGATTATCTTCATATGAGTTCGCTACTTCTCATACAGTTCTCTTATGAACTTCTCTAGCTTTCACTAGAAGTCGAGACTATATCTTCATCTTGTTATAAAACAAGAGCCTTCCACTTCCACTCGCTTGAGTGTACTTTTCTGCCGAAAATAGTCGTTGGAGTTTATTCTCATTGTATTTTACAATAGGGAATCTTACCTGCTGATTACCCAATCCTTAAATTTTTCAAACATTCACACTTGCCATTTCTAGCTATGTTGTAGTATTAAGGCTCTAAGGGTTTCCCAGTCAATTCAAAAGGTTAAATAATACAATCGCTTGTATTACTAGGCGACTAATTTACATTCACCTGCATAGTTTCGTAATGTTCATATAGATTCGCTACATCTATACAGTTCTCTTATGAACTTCCTTATCTTTCGATAAGCGTCCAGACTATTTCTTCACCCTCACCATTATGTGTTAGGGGCAATCCACTTCCATTTAAGGGATTCTCACCCACTCCATTAGCTTGAGCCGTACTGCTATTGATGTATTTCAACATCCAAAGGCATAGTCGTTGAAGTTTGTTCTTGGTCTTAATGACTTTAGAACCTTACCTGCATGAACATCCATTGTGATATGGTAATTACTTTAACCATATCTAAGTACTTAGGGTTTAACCATATACTTATCCTTGCGTTGTTTCTACTTTCGTACCTTCATATCGTGATTTCTCCGATATTGTGGTGCAAGGCTTTAGGAGTTACCTGCAATTCAAATTGTGTAAATCCATTGCCGATTTCTCGACAATTAGGCAATTTTGTTTGCCTGATCCATATAATCAGTTAACATATTATAAGAATCACTAGCACCCTTAACTTTTTGAGTCATAGGTTCTAATGATTTTGTTACACCACCATAAGCTGATGCTATAGTTTTTAAATACTTATCGGCTGTTTCCTCATTAACATCTGCGACATTTGCATACATATTTACATCTTTTGCATATTCCATCGCTTGTTTAACATTATCTATACCTAATTGGAAAGCTGCCGCAGTCGAGTTAATAATGTCAACAGAACTTCTAGCAACATCTTGTCCTGTTTGGAACGCTAATTCCTTAACTTCTTGTAGCTCTTCTTTTGTTCCTGTAAAACTAGCAGGAGCAACTTTTTCCATATCTCTGAAGGCACTATCTAAATCTACAATAGTTTCTTTTATTGCATAGATACCTTTAGTTATTTGCATACCTAAAATATTACCTAATGAATAAGTAGATAATGTAGAATATAAATTAGTGACAAATGAACTTGTTTTCTTTGCAGAAGTAGCTACTGCTGAAGACATTTGTTTAGAAGAACTTGCAGTTTGTCTAAGTGCCTTATCTAAAAGTCTTGCTTCACTTGTAACACTTCTGATTTGAGCGTCCGCTTCTTTTAAAGAGACCCCATTTAGCCCATTTAACTGATTTCTTAAATTAGTTATAGGTGTAACATCTTTACCCATAGACTGATATTTTCTTTGTAATTGGTCTAATGTTGCATTTGCATTTTTAAGAGCAGTCTCTAAATTAAAGTTTCCTTCATTAATTTTAGAAACTTCTTTAACTTGCTTAAATTCATTTTCTAATTCATTCGCTAATCTTATTAAATCTTGAATATCTGCCTCTGCTGCTTCTGAATCTAAATCTATTTTAGTCTTAGATAATTTATCTGCTTTCTCAATTAATCTGTCTAATTGAGTTGTATCTCCGAACATTTTAGTAACTTTAAAGGAGTCCATTTGAGACTGTAAAGTCTTAAATTTACTAATAGCAGTATTAAACTGACTATCAAGTTTTCCTGTAAAATTAATATTTTTACCTAAATTAGATAAAGCATTTTCTAATTCTCTTGTGCTTTGTATTAATTTAGTCATTTCATTATAAGGAACTGAACTGCTTAAAATATCTCCAAATTTAGTTATTTTAAGATTTCCTAATTGAGTCATTAAACTTTGTAATTCTTGCAGTTGCCCTTTTGTAAGATTAGTTTTGCTACCAAATTCATTTAATTTGCTCTCTGCATTAGTTAATGATTTTTGTACATTATCAAAAGATTTTGCAAATTCTTTAGTTGTTTCTGTTGAAGTTCCGGTAATCTTTATATTAGGAAGCAATTTAGCTATAGTATTTATTTTACCTTCAACAACACCTAGTTCTGATTCTAAAGCTTTAAAAGTTTCTGTCCCAACAGGAGTTTTTCCAAGTTGTTTAATTAAAGCATCTCTTTGTGTTATTGCCTTATTAAAGGCATTTAAAGCATCTGTTTGAGATTTAATACCAGTTGCATTTTGAATCATTTTATTGATTTCTTTATTTACCTGACTTAATCTTGTAGATGCCTCGTCATAAGGTAAATCAAGTAGATTTAATAATTTTTGTTCTAAAGCAGTAACAGGGGCAGTATTCTCTCCTAGTGTTTGTATAACACGTTTATATTCTCCCAATCTATTTAAAGATTCGCTTATACCTGCTTCAATCTTAAAAGATTGCTTATTTGCTTTAGCAACATTATTTAATCTTTGGATTTCTGATTCTGTCTTCTCTATAGAACGGTTAAGTTCCATTAACTCTGAAACCGCAGTATCGGAACTAATATTTATTTTTACATTTTTTAATTTTTCATAAGATGCTACTACCTTATCAATGTCTGCGACCATTTGAGGACTATCAGTAAATCCTTTATTTTTTAAATCAGCAATTTTTGAACCAATATCTGTTACTTTCTTATAAGCAGTTTCAAGTCTTGAGTTAAAATTACCATTTATCTCTATACTTTTCGCTATATTCTTTACATTTTGTAAGTCAGATAAAAGCGTAGACATTGTCTCATGAGAATTAGATACGTTTAGAATATTATCTAATTTCGTACCCTTAATCCTATCCATTTCTTTTCTTAAAGCTTCTAATTGAGAGATTTGCCCTTCTGTTAGATTCTTATTTTTGAACATATTGTCTATAGTTTGAGATGTTTTAGTTGCAGAATCTTGTAATTGATTAAATGTTGCTGCCAAACTTTTAGTTATATTTGGTTCAAAATTCTTATTCTTTAATACATCTAACTCTTTAGATACATTCCTAATCTTAACTAAATTTTCATCTAACTGCTTATTTAAAACTGCATAAGATTGATTATTTGTAGTCTTAGACATTTGTTTTTCTAAAGAAGCTCTTTCATTCATCAACTTATTAAATTGATTCATAGCAGAAGTAGCCTTTGGTATTTCTCCTGACACTTCACTTATTCGAGTTTTTATTTTAGAAAATTCTTCTTGTGCCTGTGCAAAGGTTAATTTATTTAACCCTTCTAACTTAGTTTTTAAAGAATCTATTTGAGATGTGTCTTTCCCTAAACTTGTAAATTTAGTTCTTAATTCTTCTAATTGTTTCATTGATGCAGATACATTTATTTTGAAAACATCCATCTTTTTATTTCTTTGCATATCTGCTACCAACTTATTATAATCAGTATCTAAATCTTTTATTTTATTATTAAGATTAATTAAATCTGCTTCTGCTGTTTTACCATTAACTCTTATATTAATATTGCTTAATTCTTTTGCTCTAGTAAATAATTTATCAATAGAATTGTTGTCTCCATACCCTTTTGTATATAAGGACTTAATCTTATTTTGAAGGATACTCGCATCTGCCTCTGCTTTTCTTATACTTCTAGCTAGATTATCTGATAATTCTAGTTTCTTAAAAGACCTAGAGAGTTCATCTGCCTTAGTGATTAACTTAGACATTTCAGCATATGGTTTATCTGCTTTCAGTATATTCTCAAGATTCGCTTCTTGTTTAAACTTTTCAACTTGGTTTTGTAAAGTCTTAATATCAGCTACTTGATTACCTGCAAGTTTACGTTTCCCTAAAGCATTTTCGATAGAAGTTCCTAATTCAGTTACCTTTTTAATTGTTGATTCAAATGAAGAATTTAAACTAGAAGTAATATCAGATTTAATATTCTTTTTATTTAAAGCATCAATTTTACTACCAACTGATTCAATGTCTTTATTAACTTTTGTTAAATCTTTAGATAAAGCTTTATAAGCCTGTCCTTGATATGTCTGTTTAGACATTTTCTTTTCAAGTTTATCTTTTTCAGATATTAACTTTTTATATTCTGCGACTAATTCTTTTGCACTTTTTGCTTCGCCTTGAAACATTTTAGAATTGCCTTTTGTATTTGACCCTTTAGTCAAGCTATTTATTTGCTCTTTAAGTTTTTCAATTTGTGTAAGCAATTCTTTGTCATCTATTCCAACCTTTATTTTCTTAGCATTTTTTTCTAAATCTGCTATAACTTTTGATAACTCTGATGCTGATTGTCCTTTATCAACGGTTGGATAGACTCTAATTCTTATATCATCAGCCAATTAAATTCACCACCTTTAATACGCATAAGAATTACCACCTATACGAAGTGGTAATTTAATTTTTTTATACTACTCTAAGACCCCTAGCTAAAAGTCTTTCTTTTAACTCCATAGGAATTTTAGCATCTATTGCTGTTTTTGAATTGTCAACTACGTTGGTTGCTGGATAATAAACAGGGTTATTATCAGTATAACCCGGAGCCCAAACAGTTCCTTCTTCCCAACGGTTTAATGGGAAATAATGTGAACCATGCTTATCTACCCATCCACCATTATCTTGGAATACCCCATCTATTTCCATATGGCTAACTTGTTCAGAAGTAACTATATTTTTAAAATCTCCACTTCTTTCGTACATATTTGGAACTCTTCCATCATATCCTGTTTCTTGCATAAGGATTTCATTCATAATTTCTTCCATTTTTTCTCCTACGCTATCTAATTCATCAGCAACTATTCTTTCTATATGGGCGACAACCTGATCTAAATTATCAAATACCATCTTGTTCGCCTTCTTTTTTAATTTCCTCTATTTCTTTCTTTAGCTTTTCACAATCTTTAGTTAAAAGTTCTATTTTCTCTCCCTTTAATAAATTTCTTTTCAATATTAATCCTTTTTCTAATTCAGTTAATTGCTGAGACTGGTTCAATAATACTTCTAGGTATATTTCATCTAATATCTCTCTTACTTCGTTTAATACTAAAATCATATCTTTATTAGGGTTATTTAATGCCCCTATAATATTTTCATCAACTTCTATATTCGTACATACAGGAAATAATATATTGTATATATCTTCTATATCTTCTGCATCTAAAGTATGTTCAGTTTTCCCCTCTATAATATCCTCTAATTGTAACCTTATTTCTTCTCTTTCCTCATTTAATATATTATAAACTGTTACTTTTTCTAACTCCCCGTTAATTTCTACTACAAATTCTTTTCTCACTTTTTCTAATTTAAAATCGCTTACTTTCATTTTGTTTATTCTCCCTTCTAAAAATAGGTAAAAAAAAATGCGTCAACAGAACTTAATCTGCTGACGCTATAAATTATTACATAGTTTTTTTGTCTATTTCTAATATTAAGTCTTGGTCATCAACTAATATGTCCCAAGTTAAACTAAAGTCTGATATTTCTTGTGCTGAAATTGTTAAGTCAGCATTAGGTTGTGCTTTTGCTTTGCTGAATTTTATTGATTTAATTTCTGTACTACCATCTTCATTAACAACTTCAAATGTACCTTCCATTTTATAATATTTACTTGGTATAGTACCTTTAACTTGTATTTTAGTACCAGTTATTTCTCCACCAAGCATTTGAGCTAAGAAGAAGTCATCTATAACTTGAGCATCCATTTGTAATGTTCCTTTTCTTTGACCTGCTATAGTTATACATAAATCCCCTCTTTTATAAGCTTCAAAGTTTTCTGATTCAGTAGTTATATTAAAACTATTAAGGAAATCTATAGTAGTAGTGTCTTCAGCATTAGCTAAATTTGTTAAAGTTAGGTCACAAGCACTTTTTATCGCATATCCCATAATCATTCATCCTTTCTATTTTTTTAATTTAGTTATTTTTTGCCAAGATTTTATTTTTTTAGGACTATATTTTCCACCACTTGCCATTTGCCATTGTTTCTGTTCAGAACTCCTTAAAGCCTCAACAGAATAGCAATCTCTTAGCCACCATATAGTTTTATTTCTCATTTCTTCATAAGAATTAATATTCCTAAAATACATAACTTCTCTGACAACATTTTCAAAAAGCATACTATTATCAACTTTTCTTTTTTGATAATATTCTTTTTGTTTTTGCTTAAATCTTTTAACAAGTTCTGGGTCTCCCTTTAGCTCTGTTGGCTTTTGAGGTTCTTCAAAATGACTCATTTCTAAAATTATTTTACAAAGAATAACGAAATTTTCATCAGTAATAAATGCTATCGGATTTCCTACTCCATCTTTACTTTCTTTTCTGCTACCTTTTTCGTCTATTCTAAGAATAAACCTCTTTTCTTCATCTTGAAAAAATCCCATATCCTCAAGAGATGTATCGTATAATAAAGTTAGCCCTTTATAAAAGTCATTTAATATCTTCTTTGATTTATTCATCATTTCCAAAAAAATAGTGAAGAAAAGTTTACTTTCTTCACATACTTCATCATACGATAAGGACAATCCCATATAATATGGTTTTATAAAATCTATGAAATCATAATCATACATAAAATAATCTACGATTGGTTGTTTTATGATTCCCAATGTATATTTTTTTAAATCTAAAGGGTTACCTGTAATATATTCTTTAGTAAAATACATTACATACCTTCAAAATATTCAAGCCTATATACAGACATATATCCTATATAGTCACTAGGAATATTATACATTGGGTAAGTTTGTTCTAATGTTGGGAATCCAATAGCTTTTAAGTTTTTATTTTCTTTAAGCATTTGTTCTATTCCCTTATATATCAAAATATCTCTCAAACCATTTAATGTAAATCTACAATCTTTATGACATAATACGCCAATTTCAAACTTAAATTGTTGTATTTTATTACTTTGTCTATATACTCCCGTATAAGGAAAGTCTCTATATATATTAACAAATAAAGAAACATCTGATTCCTTCATTACTTCCGGAGCCTTTTTATTTATAAATACTTTTTTCTCTTTAAGTTTTTTAATTGGATTTTCTAAATCCTCGAGCTTATATATGTCTCTTTCTTTTTCGTTGTTATAATATATCAATTTATTTATTTTATCATCTAACATTATTTCATTTGAGAGTTTAATCAAATATTTATTTGGAAATTGTTCTATCATCTTAAACACCTCTCACAGTAATAACAAACATATCTATTGTTTCTTTTGTTTTCTTATCTCTAGCAATAAGCATAATGTTATCTCCTATTGATTCAATATTAGATGATTGTTTAATAGTACATTTATTATTTTCTTGTTTTATAATACTTGTATTTGAATAATCTGTATCTAGTATAAATTCTATTTCTTTATCTGTGTCGACATTGTATTCGTTTTCTTCGCCTAGATAAATGTAATCTAATCCCATCACGTTGTTATCTTCCTCAACATTTTTTTCTCCTACTCTATTGTAGGCTATTTTATTTTCGCAGTCATCTTCTAAAATGCGAACCGTTTGTTGAGTTAGTGCTTTTATTAATCCATCAGCACCACTATATCTACCATTAAATTCAAAATCATTTATATGTGTAACTCTAAATACTGTTTTTCTAGTCAACATTATTCTTGTCCCAGTATCAAATGTTCTTGTAATTGGATTTGAGCCTATGAATATATGCCTTTTAGCATCTCCTATATCTACATATCTAGTTTGGTTAACACCATCGCTATACATTGTTAGGTTTAATATAGAAACTGGGATAGGATATACTATACCATTATAAGCATAATTAATAATTTGATTACATCTTCTAGCTACAAAGTGTAAATAAGCACCCATTTCATGATGCTCTTTAAATATAATTAACCAATAACAATTATCAAAGAAACAATAACACCCTATATCGACATTAGTGTCAACAGGGAAATATATTTCTTTTTCATCTAATGATGTTTGGTCATTATCTGTTATATTATTAACCACTGCCATAACAGTTTTTGTATTTTCTGTTATAAGCACTTCATCGACATCTGTTACTTGCATATCTATTACTGTGGGCGACCTATATAGCATTTTCTCGAATGTTGATTTAGCCGTTGCTCTTAATTTTTCTCTTTTATTATTTTGACCACGTAAAGTAAAAGTTTTGTATTCATCTAAAAACTTACTCAAAACCATAATGCCCTTCGTAAGTATAATCGACTTTCATTTTTCGAAAATCCTCTTCGTGAAGCCTCTTCAATGTCATTAAATTTTTTAATAAATTGGCATTTGAAGTTTTCTTAAAATCGTGGTCTGTAATAATATTCCTTAAATTATCTTCACTATTTACAATTCTTTGTAGCCATCTACATACCATACCCAAAGCAAGAATTTCTATTTCTCTTTCAGTTAGATCAGCTTTAATATAACCTGAAACTCCATCATCTTCGGAAACGATAGTTAAATCCTTTTCACAAGTGTCGAATTTTATAGTCGCTCCACGAAGATATCTGGTCATTGTTTTCATTTGTATTTCTTCAGGTGCTAAAGCCAATCCGTCATCTTCAACTTGGTTTAAAAAAACAACAAATATCTTCTCTATTGGAGTACTCATATTAACACCTTCTAATTTGATTTAAATATATAAGCATTATTAAATTTGCTTTCAATTGCAGAACGCTTACCCATAGAATCAAATTCATTTAAGTGAGCTAAATAAACTGCTCTTTGGCATAACCTTTTAGCTAATTCAGGGGATTCGTTTTCAAGTATTCCCACGAATTCATCAACAGTGCTATTTTCTAATACCTCATCTAAGTAATCCAAAGTAAGAATTTTGTCGTTATATATTTTAGTTAAATCTAATATATCAAGCACATCTTTTAATTCATATTCATCACTATATACATCTACTATTGATAAAAATAATTTTCTTACAGTTGGAGAATTTTTCATTTTTAATAATAAATCTAATCCTACTATGGCTGTCTCTCCGGGTTCATTCATTCTTATAGAATCATAACCATTTTCATAAATAAATGAGCCATTTGTTAAATTCATTACTTCAATGTCTATTTTAGATGCTTCTCTTTTTAATTCTCTTATCATTTCTGCTCTTGTTCTTTTTTTTGCTTTCTTTGTTTCTTCAACTGTTTCTTTCCCTAAATTAACTTTTTCCTCTACTTTTTTAGTTGCCATTTACTATCATCTCCCTATTTATATTTACTAAGCTATATCATATCTACCGAAGTTAACTGCTTTTACAACACCTATATGCACTCTTCTAGTGAATAGATATTCAACTTCTCTGTCGTTTCTAGCACCAGATTTATCTTCTAGTACAAATGCTTTTCCTTCAAAACCAACCATTATAGGTTTAGTCATTCCATTTGGAACTATGTATAAATGTTCATCGTCACCTAAACCAAATTTACCAGTTTCTTTATTGAATGTATTTTTTAGTTCTACACATTTCATACCTTCGAACATTTTTAAGTAACCATTGTTTCTTAAATCTTCTCCGTCTAAAACGAATCCTTCTAACGCAGGTATTTTAGCTAATGCAGTTTTAGTACCGTATATAACTGGGTCTCCTAATCCTAAACCGTCTACTTTAGCACATAATAAAGATAAAGCATCTCTAGTTACTGTACCACTTTCAACTAAGTTAGAATGACATTGACCATAAGCACTAACAAAAGCGTTACCTATTCTTCTAACCATATCTTGTTGAGTAGATTTTTGAACTCTATCTACTAATTTTGCTAAATCTATTCTTCCTGCTAACCAAGCAGTAAATGGAGCATAGATTTTTACACCTAATTCACTAGCAGTCATAGGAACTTTTCTGTTCATTAATTTTTGTCTTAATAGGTTGTTATTATCTGTTGCAACTACAGATACTTCAAATAATCTATCGTCTTCTACTGTAAATTCAACAGTATCTCCTAATTCAAAATCTCTGAATTCACAGAATGGTTCGAATACCTCTCTTAAAACACGAGAAGTACTTTCAGTTAATATTTCTGATAATATTGCGAATACTTTATATTTGTTATCTTGGAAAGTATAATAATCCCAAGTTCCACCCATTTCGTTTAATACTAATTTTCTTAATTTGTCTTCAGCAGTATTTAAATCGTATGTATCAGGGTTTCCGTCTAATATATCTATTGCCATTTGAGCAACTTGACTTCTTTTTTCCACTATAATCATCCTTTCTTTTATTTATTTTCTTATGCGTGTAAACATACTTCTATCATAGTTGAAGGTTGTCCTTCAAAGTCTATACCTACTCTTCTAACTAAGAACATACCGTTAGCGTCATCTTTAACATATTTTCCTAAATTTCCAGTATCAGGAGCTAATTTATCTCCTACTGCTAATCCTTCTGGTAAAAAAGCGTTAGATATTGTGTAAACATCACCATGTCCTAAATATTCAAATCTACCTCTTTCACCTGCTAATAATTGGAAGTCTCTTTCATCCATTTGAGCATCATACATCAAAACAGAACAATCAACTATAGCAGCTAAATCTCCTTCTGCGAATTGACCAACTTTGTAAAGTTCTCTTTCTCCATTTTCAGCAAAACCTTTAACACCGACTACCATACCATTTTCTAATACTTGTTCACATATACCATTTATAGGATTTGGATATGGTTGTCTATCTTTTCTCATTATTGCTCTCATAACTGTTCTTATCACACTTATTCACTCCTTTTAATTTTATAAATTTTCAAATATACCACCATAAGGAATATGAGTATCTCCCTTAGTTGGCATTTGTAAGCTAGGCTCTTGTTCTGGTTCTTTAGGTTGTTTATTTTGCATATTTTCAAATGCTTTTTTACCATATAATGCAAATAATTTATTGTTTAATTCTTCTACATCAAATTCTCCATTTAAACATTGTTCTTTCATTTCTTTAGTTTCTTCTTCGTCAAATGAGAATTTAGCTAGAACTTCTTCAACCTTTTCTACAAATTTTTCTTGTTCTGCTTGAGCCTCTTTAGCTTTTAATTCTTTAACTTCTTCTCCTAAAGAGAATACAGTTTCATTAGCATTTTTTAATGCTTCTTTAGTTTCTTCTAATTCTTTATTAACACCTTCTAAATCATTTTTAAAAGTGTCAACAACTGTTTTGGCTTCTTGACCAACTTTTTCCACTTCTGCATTAAAAGTAAGTTCTGCCATTTCTTTAGCGTCTTCTTCATCTAAAGCAAAATTAGCAGATTCATCAACTTTTTTCTCTCTCCACTCACTTATGTATTCTTTTTTATTATCAAAATCTAAAGTAAGAGTATCTTCTTTTACAGAATAAGGAACACCATAGTATTTATAGCCATCATTTCCTTGAACTACTACTACAGAATCATCGGGTATAGTATCTACATAGTAAAACTCTCTAGTTTGATATGTTTCTCCCCAAGAGTATTGTTTTTCTATTAGTCTATTACTTAATTGTTCTCTTATTTGTAACGCCATACTTCTATTAGAAAGAGAATATTTGTTAGTGTTATCCATACTTTCGTCTCCTTTCACATTTTGTTCTATATTATTTAAAAAATTAATTAAATCTTTTTCAGTTTTTATTCTTGTAAATTCAAGAGTTGCGTTAGCACCATCTATTCCCGGAGCATAATCGTCACCTAATATAGTAACTCCTAAAAATTCAAATTTAGATATATTTAAAACTCCACTATATTTATCTTTTTCGCTTTCGAGTATATTGATTTCTATACTTACAGATTTATCTCCTTCTTTAAGAAGATTATAAGCATCTTTGCAGTATATGTTCCATATAGTGCCTGTGGCAGTAAGATACTCTTTTCCGTTTTCACCTTTTTCGTAAGAAAGGTCAAAGTTTTGGGAAAAAGTTCCTATAGGTTGTTCTATATATTTAATCTCATAACTTCTTTTACCATTGACAACTTTTGGAACAAGTATCATTTCATGTTCTCCAAAGTCTAAAGGTTCTCCATTTTCATCATACTTAACATATGCCAATATTGGTTTATCATAAATTGATGCTTTAGCTTCTTCTATCGCTTCTTTTGAAAAACTTGTTCCTTTTGGATTAACTCCTTCATGTAAGATTTGCATTTTAACACTTGGATTTGATTCATTATTTTCTGAAAAGTTTAAGAAATTTTCTTCTAAAGTCATAGAACATGGTATTCTAATTATCAAAGGATTTCCTCCTTTCTTTAAGAATTAAAAACACATATATAATTCATCACTTATTATATATTCTTTTTTTTCATCATCTGAAAAAAGCAGATATTTATTTGAGTTTTCAAATACATAATGCATTTCTTTGCCCATTTCTTGTACTAAAATAGGCTCAAAACCTAATCTTTTTAATTTTTCTGCACCATCTCTTGTATTTGCTATTATATATCTTCCCATATTATTCACATCCATTCCCTAGATATAAGACACCGTTTCCTTGTGCCTTCGTATCTATATCATTGAGGAAATTAGTACATTTGATAAGTCTTGCCCACAATTCCTCTTCAGTTGGCTTTCTACTATAAGTTTTAACAAAATCTTCTTTAATCAATGCTAACGCTCCTGAAACGTGTGGAGTAGCCTGAGAAGTACCACTTGTCGTTGCATATCTATTATTCTTATAAGTCGACATTATATTGACACCATATGATACAATATCTATTTCCGAATTTGTATTACTGAATTTTGCAATATTATTATCTCTATCTACTGCTCCAACTTCTATTACTTCATGATAATTTCCGGGAAAATTAATCTCATCTGTATCTGCACTTCCGTCCCCATTATTACCACTAGCACAACAAATACATATTCCTTTATTTGTTGCCTTTTTAATAATATCGTGTAAAGAATCGTCATCTGCTTTACCACCTAAAGACATATTTATAATATCTACATTTTGTTCAATAGCATATTCTAATCCTTTTACTATACTAGAAAATGCACCGTCACCAAATCTATCTAAAACTTTTACTATTAATAAATTACATTCAGGTGCAACTCCAGTAATTCCTTTTTCAGCTCTATTACCTGCTATAATACCTGCTACATGAGTTCCATGACCATTCCAATCAGTAAAATCATCTTCTTTACCTTCATTTGTAAAGTTTTTACCGCCAATTATTCTGTCTTTTAAACACACATGCTCTGTATCTACTCCTGTATCTAATATAGCTACAGTTATACCTTTACCATAAATTCCTTTATCCCAAAATGATTCTGCTCCTAATAGTTCTATATTAGAAGGGATTTTATATGGTATATCTTCTTTAATTTCTCCTAAAGAACAAGGAGTTAATTTAAAATTGCTCATTCTTATCACCTTTGTCTGTTAACGCTTCTTCAATTCTTTTTTTTGCTATCCTAAAATATTTTTCGTCTAATTCAATACCTACAAACTTACGATTAGTGTTTAGACAAGCAACCCCAGTACTTCCTGAACCCATTGTAAAGTCTAACACCAAATCACCTTCATCTGTGTATGTTCTTATAAGATATTCTAATAAATCTACTGGTTTTTGAGTTGGATGAAGTGAATTTTTATTAGGATTGCTAAACTTAATTATGTTGCTTGGGTATCTTGTCCCTTTGTTTATAGTGGTAGTACCATTTCTTTTTTCAGCGCCATAAACAACACCTTTAGTGCTATTGACATGCTTTTTAATATAAGGTTTACCTTCTCTCATTTGGGGATTGTAAGTTGGTAATTTATTATAAAATATATGGATATACTCCGAATAAGATAACGGCATTTTTTTTGCCTGAACAAATCTTTGAGGTCTAGTTTTTTCCCATACCCAATCATATCTATAATTTTTAATATTGCTGATTCTTAATTTGCTACTAAAAGGCTCATTTCCAAATAATACTATAGCCCCATTTGGTTTAATTAATTTATTGATTCTATTCCACATGTCTTTAAAAGGAATAACTTCATCCCATTTACAAGCAGTAGTTCCGTAAGGAGGGTCTGTGATAATAGCATCAAATTTAATCCCTTCTTTAATTAGCTTATCCATTGCCTCTAAACAATCACCTTGATATAATTTATATCTTTCTTCCATATTCTCACCTATTCATTTGGATTTGTACTACTATTTTTAGCATTAGATTCTCCTGTTTCTGCCTTACTAGGTCTTCCACCCGCTTCATTACCAACTTGAGTATATGCAGTTGATAATGGCAGCATTTTAGATGCTATATCTTCTAATTCTTCCGATTCTATAGTACTTAACGCTCTTAAAGGAGTTAATCCTATAGTACCTAAATATTTCCATTTAGGAGAATAAATAGTTAAAGCATTTCTTTGTCTTTCTGCTTCTAATCCTTGATTGTATTCATTAGTAGGTATAAATTCTAAGAACCAATTCGAAGTAGCTCTAACGCTTCTCATATGGTCATTAACCCAATTTTCTATTTCTTTTTGTATCCTTAAAGGCATTAAAGTATCTATTGTAAATCCTATACTTACTGCTTCTGTATTTGTTGTATCACCATTGAATAAGTTGTCATTTACACCACTAGAATCATATATGGTTGTTTTTGTCTTTTCTTTAGCATCAAGTATACTAGAACTATTTCCATCACTAGATATTAATTTTAAATCTAAAGGAGAAGTTAAAGTACAATAACCATAAGGAACTAAACTTTTTAATGAATTATGGTAGTTTAATATTTTCTTTCTTTCCATTTTTAATTGACCTCTATCGTCAAGCTCAGGTTTCTGATGTAATAATCTAAAACTATCTATATAGGCATTTAAATTAACTAAATCTGATAATTCTTCTAGTGACGCTAAACTATCAAATAAATAAGAATAATATGGAGTACCTTTTTCTTGCCATTCATCTAATGTAAAAGCCATATAAGTGACCTCTGTCATTTGATACCATGAATTTTTTATAATTCTTCTTTTATCCAGTCTACCTTCTTGATAATCCCAATATAAATTTTGTATGTCTTGTGGGAATGTATAATAATTAGTAGAATTTAAATATCCTAAATTTATAGCAAATTTAGAGACCATATTACCAGTCTTTTGAGTTATCATACACATCTCTCTAGGGAATTTAAAAAATAAATAATTATTTTTACCTTTAACCAAAGATAAATAAATTTCTCCATATTCTATAATATCCTGTGCAATCCATTTACAGTTATATTTTAGATTGTATTTTTCTACTTGTTTCGAAGCTTTTCTTCTAGCTTCTTTTATACTTTCTTCTGTTTTATACTTACTAGCATCTAATGGCATTATATAGTGGTCATAAGTAAGTAAATTAGATTTATAGGTAATTAATTCCTTTAGCTGACCGTTCTTTTTAGTAAGCATATCTCCTATTTTTTGAAGTTCTGTTTCCGTATATTGATTATTTGTTTGATTACTTAACATTTTTCTTATATTATTTTTAACTCTTACACTATTGTCTCTTATTGTTGAAATTTGGGAATTATAAGTTTTTAAACTGTACAACAGGTCTTCGGAAAAATCATAAGCATCATAAGAATCAATATTTTCTTTTTTTACATCTTCACTCAAATATATCAACTCCTTATATTGAATTTAATCTCTCTTTAGCTATATTAAAATATTCTTCATCTAATTCAATACCTATAAACTTGCGATTAGTGTTTAGACAAGCTACTCCAGTGCTTCCTGAGCCCATTGTGAAGTCTAATACTAAATCATTTTCATTTGTATAGGTTTTTATTAGATATTCTAGTAAATCAACTGGCTTTTGTGTGGGATGAACATTTCCCCTTCTAATTTTATTAAATTCTATTAAAGTTATAGGATTTTTATATTCGTAAGTTTTTTTATATTCCTTCCCATCACCCATGCATTTAAACCCACTATAAGCACTTGCTTGTTTTGTATTTCCTCCACTTTTTATAGGCTTATCCCTCTTAATCATTTGAGGATTATAAATTGTTTTTTCTCCGTTTTTAGTAAAAACACAAATATCCTCTGTTTGTTGCATTGGTCTATATTTAGCATATCCCATGCCGCTTGGTATTTTTTTATCCCAATCCCATCTATATTTAAATCCTTTTAAATTACTTGTTATTAAACAACTGGTGAATGGTTCATTCCCAAACAAACAGATAGCTCCATTATCTTTTATTAAATTATTTATTCTTTCCCACATTTCATTAAAGGGAATTATATTATCCCATTTACAAGCTATAGTTCCAATTTCAACCATATGGAGGGTCTGTTAATATCATATCTACTTTAATTTCACGTTCTATTAAATAGTCCATTACTTCTAAACAATCACCTTGAAATAAAACATAATCAGAGCATCCATATGAGTTGAAATCACCTCCTTTAGTTAAATTCTTTAAATTTATCATATCAAATAATCACCAATCCTTTCTTCTATTTTATTTCGTTCTTCATATGCCATATTATTTTTGCATATTCACTCTTTATATTAATTCTAATCTTTTATTTGTTATTTCTACTGCTTTAGGGTTTAAGTCGCATCCTATATAATTTCTGCCTAATTCTTTAGCTACAACTAAACTTGTACCACTGCCACAGAAAAAATCAGCAACCACATCTCCTTCGTTAGAAGATGATTTAATTATTCTCTCTAATAACTCTTTAGGTTTTTGAGTATCATATCCTGATCTCTCTTTGCTTGAAGGAGATAAAGGTTTAATGTCCCACACATCGGTTATATTAGCTCCTTCTTTCTTAGGAGTATAATAATAAACTTTGTTACCATCTTTGTCTCTTCTGCAAGTACGAACACATAACTCTCCTTTTTCGTTTCTATGTCTAAATTCTTTTAGTGTCCTTTCAGTGTAAGGTTGATATTGTGTATTATAAACATACTTGTCTCCATTAGAATATCTTAATATATTATCATGTTTACAGCTTATATCTTTACTCCTAGATTGTCCTCCGTAATTCCAAATAATATCATTTCTGAAATTATCAATTCCAAAAATGCAATCCATATCTACTTTTAAATAATGAACTAATCTATAATCGCATTGAAGATAAATTAATCCTGTACTTTTAAGAACTCTTTTCATCTGAAATAATCTTGGTCGATACCATTTCATAGCCTGTGTTACCGTTCCTAGATTATCATTATAATCTTTAAAAATTTTACCTGTGTTATAAAGAATATCACAATATATAAGGTCGATAGAGCCAGTAGGTAGCTGCTCTAACAATTCTAAATTATCCATACAATAAACTTTATTTAATTCCATACCATCACCCTTATATCAAACTAAGAATAAGATATCGTCATCGTCATCACCGAAACCTTCTTCTTGTGCAATTAAATTACTCAAGAATACGGCATATCCTAATGAAGAATATCTATCTTTTCTATTTGCCCCTCTTTCAAAAAGTTTTATTTTCCCTTCTTTGCTTTCATGGTTCAAACTTATCATTTCATTAACCATAATAGTTGTTTGAACAAACGGAGCTAGTAATCTAGCTTCTCTGTAAGCCGCCTCTTCTAAATCTAAATCTAAACTAGACACTTTTTCAGTTACTAATATTTTTGCTTCTCTATCATTCATAGGAAGTATTAAATCTTTATCTGCTAATAATTTTCTTACACTTACTGCTATTCTACTGTTGACTTCACTATTAGGCTGCATTGAATAAACAAAAGGTAAGCCAGTTCTTTTAGATAAATCATCTACTCTATTATCATCATTAAAGCAAGTAAATCCATCATATCTGACTCCCCTCTCTTCATCATAGTTACTTTCTCTGACGAATTCCCAAACTGCTTCTCCGACACCAGTTGTATCTATAATAAGTTTATCTGCCCCGAAATCATAGAATAATTGTTTTATTCTTATAGCCTGTTGTTTAGCCGCCATACCATTGTGTGCTTCCATATATACAACATGGCGTTTAAACTTACCTCTATCAGGTATCATTCTCATTAATAAGAAACTGGAGTTATCGTTTGCTACACCTTTAGCTAAGGCGATATCACAAGCCATAATTCTTATCTCACCGTTAACTCTAGGCATATACCATGATTGTTCGGATTTCTTTTTCTTCTTCTCTGATATCCATTCTTCAGAAGTAGGAGGGTAAAATACATCAAGTGTATCTCTACAAGGATTAATAATAGAAGATTTAAAGAAGGCATCATCAGCTTCATTAAAGAATACTGCACAGTATTCCATTAAAAAAGATGCATAGTTCATACCTTCTGCATCCATTTCTCTTTCCATTTTCTTCTTAGTATTTAATCCATGTTCTAAAGAACAGGTAAAAGGAATATTACAAGCAAAGGAATCAAATTTAGTTAGCATATCTTTAACTGTTGTTTTCCACTTAGAGTAACTCCAATGGTCGCTATACCATGCTGAACTTAGGAACAATTCTTTATTCTCTTCACGATAAAAAGAATATCTAGGATTAGTTAAATATCCGGCTTGTCTTGGAACTGCACCAAATGGAGATAAAACACTTCTAACTATTGTTTCATTTATCATACGGAACTCGTCCATTACTAAAACATTACATCTTGCACCTCTTGAGTTCTCTGAACTGGCAAGTACTTCTATAGAAGAACCATTTTTAAATGGTATTAATACCTGATTAGAGTTGCACTTAATTCCTCTATAATCTATTTCTTTCCTTAAAGCATATGATTGAGGATATAATATACCAAGTATCTTCTCGGTCAGTACTTTCTCTGCTTGTTTCTTTTGTTTAGCACAGACTATAACTTTTGTTCCGGGTTTTAATATACATATAACTGTACAGAATACTGCCGTAAGAAATGATTTGCCCAGACCCCTACTCGCAATAAATACGAACTGGTCACTTTTCATCATAAAATACAGTAATATCTGTTGAAATATATGTAATTTATACTTCAAATAATCCATAGCAAATCTATGAGGATTAGCTAAATAAAAACAACCCCAATATTCACCTATTCCTATAAGTAAATCTTCTTTGGAATCTCCTGTTAAATTACCTCTATCCTCATACTCGGTTTCCATATATTTCCTTTCTTCCATTAGCTGTCACCATTCTTCCTCTTCGCCTTTTCCTCTTCTTCTTCCTCCTTAACGGCTTGTATAGCTCTCTCAATTTTTTCATCTAATTGTATTCCCGCATCTCCTTCTTCTAAAGAGTAATTAGCTGAACCAAATCCTAAAGCTACTGCTAATGGTTTAAATAAAAACCTCATTATATATCTTTCAATCCAATCAACATCTTGATATTCTTTAAGTCTCTTAACTACTGGTTTCTTTAATTCATATATCTTCATCATCATACCAAATATATATTTTTCATCATCTTCGTCTTTATTTTGATTAGGTTGTATATTTGCGTCTGCTCTACTTTTAGAAAGTAGCTTTGTATACATATCGTATGTCTTGTCGTCACCTTTTAATCTAGCTCTTTCCCTAAGAAGCTCTGTCATACTTAAATCTTTAAGTATCTTTTTAGTTGATAAGTCTTTAGGTTTATACTCTTCCATATATTCAGAATAAATATATTCTAACTGTTGATATTCTCTTTTAGTAAATCCATCTCCCCATTTCATAACTATATCATTATTAACAACTAAATCCTCTATATTAGGCTTTGAGTGCATTTCATTAAACATAGGACTATCTAATGAACTTAAACTTCTAAGGATAGAATTAGTATTTATTGTTTTCATATAATTCAAAAACAAAGAACCGTCTTGACCTTCAACTCTATTAACTATTCCTTCATCGAATACAATATCTAAGTTATCACAAGTTCTTCTTAAAGCTAGTAATTCATCTCCGTCACATTTAGCTAAAAAGAAATTATATCTAATATTCATACAGTTTTTACAAATAAGGTGTCTTTTTTCATTAGAATACATAAGGCTTTCTGAACCATAGAAATCCCTAGACACAAATTTTTCTTCTCCGCAATAAGGGCACACTCTCTTAGCTAATTTTTGCGATTTTTCCTTTTTCACTTTATCACCTCTCTTGTTATAAAAAAATAACTACCCCGAAGGGTAGTTATTAAATGGTTTGATAATAATAGATTATCAATATATGATTTTATTTCCTTATTAATGGGTATGGTTACGAGGAATAGCAACCATACCACTAACAAGGGAGATATATGTTAGTCTAAATAAAGACTAAAGAGAACCCATGTTCCGCCAATAAACATGGATTCTATTAACCTTTATTCCATTCAAAATGAAATGATATGAACACGCATTTTTATGTAAAAAGAATTAATCTTCTTTTACCTTTGTATCTGTTTCTTTTTTATCTTCTTTTATTTCTTCTTTTTTATCAGACATATTTAATTCATCTATTATTCCTTTAATTAATTCATCATCATACAAGTCTGTATTTATCAAACCTTTTTCTAAGGCTTCATCATAATCATAAAACGTTAAACAAGTTTCACAAGCATCTAAATCTTCTTGTGTTAATTTTGTATCTTCTAAAAGCCTATCGTTTAACTTTTTCTCTAATTTCTTCCAATGATTTAATGAACTCAACATTTCTTTTGCATAGCCACCAGTACGTCCACCTATTCCATGAAGTCCAAATGTAACTAAATCCCCTGCTGTTCTAACTTCTCCACAAGCATATATATGTACTGCCATACTTGATACTTCACCCATTCCATGAGTATATACAGGAGCAATACAAGTCTCTAAAGAGTTCATTATTGCACAACCATCTATTACACTTCCCCCCGGAGAGTTTATTGTAATATTTATTGGCTCATAAGGCATTTGATTTTTCTTGTTTAAAGTTTGGTTTTTATTATAAACTTCCATATCTTCATCATTTATTTTTCTCAAGTGGGCGATTATTTCTGTTGCCATTTCATTTGTTATCTCTCCACTAATATATAAATCTCTACTTAATTCTTCTTCTTTTTTTATCATATCATAATCCTCCACTAGACTTTAATATTATAGATACATTCAACGCCTTCATCATTAACTATTAACAACTTTTGACTAGGGGGAGAAAATAATCTCTTCCCATAAGCATAAGCATCTGTGCCACATAAACTTCCATTTATAAAAACTTCTGATGTATTATCAATATAATTACATTGAGAATGTAAATGTCCCATGCATACATAATCAACATTTCTACCACTTAGGATTGCACTTAGATCAGGAGCAACACCTTTTCTTTTTTCTTGATGCCCATGAACTCCGACAAAGTCATTTCCCATAATGTTTTTATATATAATATCCGAATTTGTTTCACTACTATTGATAATAACATTCTCGTTATCCCTTAAAAAAAGCATAACATATTTTTCTATAAGAATTGTAAAATTATCGCTATCTTTAGATAAGTCTTTTAATCCCGTTCTTTCATGATTCCCAAAAGTAAATGTAACTTCTATTGGCACAACTTCCGATACTGTATCTATAAATTTTGAAAGAAGTTCACTTACTTCATATATTTGAGTAGATAAATCTTCTCTATTTTCCATTTTAATAATAGTGTGAATTTCAGAAGATATTAAATCTCCTAAACAGAATATATTTAATTTACTTACATCATTTATTTTACAATGTTTTATAACTTTACCTGCTAATTCAGAAACTCTGCTATTTGCTATCTCTGAATTGAATTTATTAACTTTGTTGTCAACTTCTATTCCATAATGCCAGTCAGATAACATTAATACTGCTTCATTCGATTTATCGCTAAACTCAATCTCCCTTAGTTGAACAGGGTCACTGCTTGATATTTTATCTTCTAATTTCTTATAGAAATCTTCTACCCTTGTTAATTCTCTAAGTCTCTCATTTACATATCTCTTTTCATCAGATAATAAAATTCTTTGTTGTTTTAATTCTAATATTTTTTTTATCGTTTTTTCTGAATCATCTCTTACAGACTTATGTTTCGTTTCTTTAAGATATTCATCATAAATCTGCATTCCCCTTGCCCATCGTCTTAAAGTATCTTTATGTAAACTTATTCCTAGACTATCTATTATATCTTCCCAATTTACTTCATTGTCCCCACTTAATTTTTGTAGGGACAATTTAATCATTTGTTCTTTTTGTTTCGTATTATACTTTTCCATATTAGTCATCTTGTTCTACTGATTTTATTTGTAAATCGAATAAGTTTAAATCTGAACAATCTACTAGGAAATCAGTAAGCAATCTAAATTGAGAAAGAGGAAGTTTTATATTTAATTTAAGTTGCAACTCTTGTTCTTCTTCTATATCTTCCAACACTTTGTCTAAGCTTCTTGTATATAAAGGTAGCAATTCTTTATCGTATTCAATAACCTGTTTTCCATTTGAGCCTTCCTCTATACTTGCATTTTTAAAATCTAATTGTAATATTTTTTTCATATTATATCTCCTTTCTATACCCTTATACTTGAATATCTATCACTATTTAACGTATCCAACATTAAATCCATACCATTTTTACCACTCATAATACTCTTAAATATCATTGGAGTACAGCCACTTACATAAGTAATATTATCTGCTCCTAAATCTGATATATTATTTCTTCTAGAACACACATTCCAATAAACTAAGTTTGGCATTGTATATCCTTCTTTTGCCCATTCTTTTCTAATACGCTCCATTAATGTTTCACTATCGTTACATCTAGTTCCTTTATTAAATTCCATATCAGAAATTATAACAATGTGTTTAGGTAAGCATTCTTCTGATAAATTACTTTTCTTTAAAGTTTTTAATATTAAATCAAATACTGCTTCTATATTAGTATCCTCATAAAGAACATTTTTTACTGCACTTAAAGCTTTCTCAACTATATCGTTGCCTTTTATTTCCACTAACTTAGGAGTTCTACTAAAGCTAATATAGTGATTATGGAAATCTCCAAGATTTCTCTCTGCACAATATATTCCTAAAGAAACTGCTACATCTATTGGAATTACACCACCATTTAAATCCCAAGTCATTGACCCTGAATTATCTATTACTGGCAATATACTGCAAGGTTTCCCATCAAAATAATCAGGTAAATTGTTCCAATATTTATCAAGTACTTTTCTTTCATGAGTCTCACAATGCCAAGCATTTCTTATTATGTCGTATGGATATAAAGTTTTAGCATTTATTTTACTATTTTTATTATCAATAAACTCTACATATCTAACACATAATTCCTCGTGTCTTAAAAAAGCATCTCTGTATTTTAATCCTGCTTTACTAGGTAATTTATCAAATTCTATTTCATTATATCTTTTTTCGCTTAATAAATTTTCAACAATTTTTATTTTATTTCTTATATTAGATAATGTCTTTCGATATTCTCTATTAGTAAGAGAAAGCTTTTTAGCTAACTTTCTAGCAAGTCTCCTAGAATCACTAGAACTGGCATTTTCACTAGGTAACCATTTAGCTAACAATGTTGGTTGATTAGTTCTGCAATCATCTATTAATGTTTTAGCTATTAAGTTTATCATCTTATCTTCGCATTTAGTATCAAACAATACTAATAAATCATCATATCTACCATAAAAAGGAATTAAATCAATATTTTTTTCAACTAAATATGGATGAGAATTTGCTAAAGATTTAAGAATTATTCTAAAAGTTCTTCTTTCTCCTAAGCCACCTCTTACATCTCTGATGTAAAATAATAATTTCATTGCTAACAGTTTGTCTTCTCTTAAAGCATCATAAAACATATCTAATATGTCTTCTTCACTTTTTCCCCTTGATGCTCCACCAAAAGCAAATAAATCATAACATTTATTTAAAGTACTTTTATGTGTCAAACCACCATTTTCTGTATATGTATAATTAGTTGCTTTTTTTAATTCTTTAAGTAACGTTTTATTCATATTATCACCTCTCAAGATACTATTTTAATTATGCTGTTAATATCTTTTATAAATTAATTGGAGCTGGTGATAGGAGTCGAACCCACAACTTACTGCTTACAAGGCAGTTGTTCTACCAATTGAACTACACCAGCATAAACCCCCTCAAAAGAGGGGATAGAAAGAAGGTAAAATGTTAAATATTCACAAGGGAAGGATTTGAACCTACATCTTTAGAATTAATCTAACGAGTTTCCATTACTCTACCTTGTCATGTTAGGACTACTTCCCGTTCAGTAGTCCTATAGGAGGTATTACAAGACACATTTTTTATATATCATTAAATCAAAGGAGGTATTTATAAAAATTCTATTTAAGTTGATACAAATTGTTTTATTTTTTCTTCTTGTAAAATAAGGTATTTAAAAATTGCTGTACGTGTCTTTAAGTATAATAATATAATTGAAAGGGGGTTATATCATGAGGATATAATAGGACTTGAACCTATAACTCTTTTCCGGTAAGTGTTTTGCCTGTTAAACTATATATCCATATTCGCTAGGCGATATATTAATCTAGTTATAAAAATTTGTTTTTAATTTCCTTTATAAAATAATTGCAGTAATCGCCTAAGTATAATAAAATTGGAGGATAATATGAAAAATTGCTAGACACTTCATCATTATATGTTATTAACAGTAACACCAATATGTAAAAATTGCTGTATGTGTCTATTAATTCATATTATCCAAGAACCTCTAAGTTTTATTATTTAAAACGTTTAGTTATATATTTAGTCAATCCCACAGTTGGAACAGTAACTTCTTCTGTTCTTTCCCATTCTACAACTTCACCAAATCTATTAGTCATTTTACCTTTTCTAGGACTTAATTTTTTAGTTCCTATTTTTATAAAACCTAATAATTTAAATTCTTCACCATCTGCTATAGCGTCCTCTACAACATCTTTAAGAACATCGTACATTTCTTCTACTTGTCTTTGAGAATAATCACATTTATCTGCTACTCTTTTTATTAAATCTTTCTTTTTCATCTTTTCCTCTTCCTTTCTTTTTTTCTCGGTGTTTTTTTCTACAATCCGAGCAAATACTCATGTATACTATTTCTCCATTCTTTACAGAATGTTTATTAAAATGCTTTACCAACTTATTTTCTCCACAACAAGAGCATTTCTTATAAGTTCCCTTAACTAAATTCATATAATAATATTGTTCTTCATATTCGTCTATGTAGGCATTACTTATTTTTTTAGCTATTGTGTCAATTTCCCTAGATACATAAGCAACATCTACTTGCATATATTCTGCTATTTTAACTACCTGCCAATCTTTTCTCCACTTACTTAATATTATCTTTTGATTTTTAGTAAGACGTGTTTTTTCAATAATTTCGTCAAGAGTTATACAAAACTCATTTCTAGTAGAAAATTCTAAATTTCTATCAGTTACTAAAGCATATTTAACTTGTTGAGGGTCAAACATATCCAACATTTCAAAATTAAATGATTGATGACTGTCTCTAAGTGGTTGTTTCCATTTAATCGGTTGTATTTTACTTAATTTAACACTTAACATATCTTCTGATATACTTGGAAGTGTTGTTTTAACAAATTTATAAAGTTTACCATTAGAAATGTCATAACCCTTATTCTTTAGTTTTTCTATTAACTCAAGTCTATTCTCTTTGGCGTTTTCACCATGAAATAAGGTTTTCATATATTCCTTGTAGTCATCATAACATTTAAGTTCGGAATATTCTTTAATATCAGATTTATTAACAGTAGTTTTCTTGTATTTTTTATAATTTTTTACATCTTTAAGAACTACAACCTCATCATCTTCGTTAACTCCAATCTGACAAACCTTTTCCCTATCTTTTTCTGCTCTTTTTGTTAATTTGTAATCATCATACATTTTACATTCTTTTCTTTTTTCTTTATCATCTTTCATAAGTATGTACGATGCTAATATCTCCAGTGTTTTGCATACTTCTGTATTGCTCCAACATAATTCGTTTGTATTTATATCTGTTTTACAAACTCCTTCGTCCCAAATAACTTGCCAAAATAAATCACCATTAAACTGAACCCCATTAACTTCTTCTATATTTAAAATTTTGTCCACTTGGTCGATTATCTCTTGACTTGTTTTAACACTTAAATCTATTTTATTTTGATAGTCTTTAATAGACTTGCCATCTATCTTCCCTTTAAACGTGTAATTTGCTAACAATATCTTTCCTACTTTCTGATTGTAATTATCAGAATGTTGTCAACTCAGATATTAAGTTTTTTAACTCCCTAATAATATTATATCCAGTTTTAAGAAATATATTCATTTTTTTTAAAAATATTTTTTTATTTTCGTCTATGTACCAAATATAACGGAAAAATAATTGACACTGTTTGCTCTATAAGAAGACACCATAAGATATTAAATAATTGATTCTTTCAGTTGTTCTTATACTCTTAATATACCATGAATTTTACTCTTTATTCAAAAAAAAAGAAAAAAAATAAAAATTTTAAAAATAGTGTTTGCGTATGCTATGCGACAAGTTAAGAATTAATCTCGTTTAAACTATAAGGATTAAATTAAAAGAAAAAAATACCAAGAAAAAGATGTACCGGAGCGATAGCTTCGCAAAAATAATAATATATTTATATATTATTATTTAATATTAAATATATAATATACATACATTACTGAACCAGTATTTTCTCTTGTAGAGGTCTTTATTTTCTCTTGTAAGAGGTCTTTATTTGGAATTTTGAAAAGCCAAAAAATAGAGGTCTTTATTTGGTGGCAGTAAGGGTCTTTATTTGACTTTGTGCTTGAATAAATAGCGTTTAATGGAATTAAAAAAATTTTGACATTATTAGCCAAATATTACAAAAAAATGAATAAAAAATCTAAAAATGGTTATAATTATAGTATAAGAACTTTAAAGAGAGGTGGTTCGTTGAGAAAATATTTATCCAAAAAAGAAATAGATAATTGTTTAATGAATAAAGATTATGAGACTATAGTTGCCAATTTCACTCCCCTAGTGGCAAGTATATCTAGTAATTTTTATATAAACAATTATTCTAAAGAGGATTTAATGGCGACAGGAATGTTAGGGCTTATGGAAGGGATAAATAAGATTCCGATTTCTAAAGATAAAAAACCAATCTCTTATTTCTACAGAAGTATAGAAAATGAATTAATTAATGCTTTTAATAGAGAAAAAAGAAATATAAAAACGGTTTCTTTTAATGCAGAAATTTCAAAGAACGAAGAAAACGACAATTCTTTTGAAGGTTTTCTTAAAGAAGAAGTTGATTTTGATAAAAATATAAGAATAAGCGAAACTAAAGAATTGGTTAATAAAATATTAAATATGCTATCAGAAGACAATAAACTTCTTATAGAAAGAAGATATGGGTTAAATGGATACGAAAAATGTACACAACAACAGTTGGCAGATTCTTTAGGAATAAAGAGAAGCACATTGGCTATGAAAGAACGTAGAATAATGAAAGATTTAAGAAAGGAGTTAATACATGAGATTTAAAATGAACACCCCTCATAGAGGGGATATGAAAATTCGTACTCGTAATAATATTTTACCTAGAGTAGTAAATGGTAAACTTATATGGTTAGAGAAGACTAAAGTTACTTATAGATTTAATCATTATGTAGAGCCAGGTCAATCCCTGTTAATGTATTTTCTTGATGTGTTATGGGGTTGGGAAGTTTATGATGTAGAATTTATAAAAAGGGGTAGATGCAATGGAAATAATACAAATGAATAGAGGTAGAGGAAAAACAACATATCTTATTAAAAAATCTGCTGAATTTAAATATCCTATAATTTGTTGTAGTGAAACACAAAGAAGAATGATTAAAGATACGGCTAATGAAATGGGATTAGATATTCCTGATCCAATTTCATTTAGTTCAATTAATTCTAAAGAAAAGCTTAGAGGATTAAGTAATTTTGATAAATTACTTATAGACGATTTAGAGTGTGTATTAAAAAGACTTTTTGATAAAGAGATATATGCGGCTACAGTGACTTGCGATTCATGCGAATCTATGAATAATTATTTAAGATAGGTGATGTAAATGAATGAAAAAGTTTTATGTACATTTGAACAAGATGGCGATAAAATAAACATTAAAGAGATTAAGAATTTTACAACTGAAGAAGTATTTAATAAAAGATTTAATGATTATTGTGAGAATAATAAAGAATGTGACAGAATATGTCCTTTAGAGACATATATAGGTTGTTTAGTCGATTTCTTATTTAATAAATATCATGTAATACCAAAAGGAGTAGAAGAGAATGAATAAAATGGTTAATATTTTTAGAGCCTTAGTAGACGCTGAGGATATTTTAAAAACACACAGCGGTCTTGGGACTTCTATAGAAATATTTATAAGTAAAGAAGATAATAAAAACTTCTTTGCAGACGATTTAAATTTAGATGATATTGAAGATTATAATAAAGTTGTAAACGGTTATATAAAGACTTTTGAAGGTATACCTGTAAAAGTAGATGAAGATTTGCAACCAAATGAGTTTAAAATAAAAGTTAATTGGGAGGATTAAATGGAAAAATATTTATATCATTATGTTATAGTAACAAGCGAACAAGATAAAACAAAATATGCAGATTTCTTTAAGGCAGAAGCAGATGAAACAGCAGGTGAATTTATGGATTATCTTTTAGAAAACCTTAAATTTGATGACGGCAGTGGAGAACTAAGAAAAGCAAATATAACAGATGCTTGGTATGAAAAATTAGAGACAGTAAAATGGAATGGTAAGGAACATAAAGTAATGTTAGTTCCTCAATTTGAAGAAGAGACAGAAGTGGTGATAGAAGATGAAGAATAAGCTGCTTTATGTTCAAGGTTATGATAATTTAATCAAAGAATTGCAGACAAATGAAGAATTAAAGACAAATATAAAAATAATGATTGATAATAAATCTCCGGTGTATTCTTTTTATGACGGAGATAAATACATAAAATTGAGACTTGAAGAAATTGATGTAGAGGAAGATGAATTTGATGATAATATTCATGTTCTAAATGGTAATGGAATTGAATTTATAGATGGTAATTAGATTGGAGATGATATATTGAACGATAAATATTATACTTGTAAAAATTGTGAAGCTATGATTAACGGAGTAGAATTTAATAATATAAATTGGTACAAGATTGTTAAAAAAGAAGATAAACTTTATCTTGAAATAAATAATGAAGTCTTAACAAAAGAACAATATGAATGTCTTTTAAAAATAATCCGTAAACATTATTATTTTAGAGATAATCTTTTTTATATAAGACTTATACACGCTCTTATATCAGATGATGGAAGCAAAACTAATAAAGTATTAACATATACTTGTAGAATACCTGACGGAGAAATTATAAAGATATTGAATGGTGAAGTTTCAAATCTTATGCTTAAATTTGAAATAGTTAGTATAAGGGGATAATAAATACAAAGAAAGGGATTATATCATGAAAAAAATACCAGTAATAATTGAAAAAGAATTTCTTAAAGATAAAAACTGTGATTACCATGCTCTAATGGTAGCATCTTGTTTTGGAACAAATAACTTAAAGAAAAAGAATATATCAATAGATAGCAGAACTATAAGAAATGAAAAAGAAGATATAGAGAAGATAAGCCACAAATCATGGGCAACCACATATAAATCTTTAATGAAAATGTCAACCAAACACAAAAAATTAATTAAGGTAAAAAAAATAAAAAAAGAAAATACATATACTATTTCTTATAGCAATAAAAACAGTAAAGGATATATATTAATAGATGACAACATTATTAAAATACTTTTAAGAAATAGAGATTCTGCAACTATAAAGACTTATATGTTGTTAAAAATGATATGTAAGAATGGAAGTAAGATAGTTACTAGAAATTACATATGTGATAATATAGGGTTGGCTTCTGGAAGTAGTACGAATTTGAATAAGATAACGAAAATAACCAACTTCTTAGAAACCAATAATTTAATAAGAAAAGAGTATATTAAAAATGGGAATTGCACTAAGAGTATAAAATATTCAATAGTTTGAGGAGCGATAATATGAGTTATTTAGGTAAAAAATTAGATGATATGAATTTTGCGGGTAAGGCATTAAATGATTTTGAATTTAATAATAATATAATAAATACATTATCTAATGCCTTAATTAAAAATGATAAAAAGGAATCTCCAACCCCTAAAGACAGTACAAGAAAATATATTTTTATGAGAAGGTTCTATAATGATGATAGTTTGAAATGTTCTTTTAATGAATTTAGTCTTGTTGTAGATTGCGATATTGAGACTATTAAAAAATGTGCTAAAAAGAGAATTCCTCTTTGGTATGAATCTGAAAACGGAAGTATGTTTATTACCCCTAAAGATTCAGCATTAATAGATGAAAAGAATTCTGATAAAATATATGAATTTACATATGTTAGCTTATGTGGATTTTATATAGTAGATATATTTACAGAATATGAGGAGGAGATATAATATGCCACATGGGAAATATGCAGAGTGTCCTTGTTGCGGAAAGTCAGCTTTGGGAGAAGACAAGATAATGGAGTTATTCGGGTTTAGATTCAAACCTAATGGTAAGATAGTACCTCAATCTTATTGTAGAGAATGTAGGTCAGAACAAATTAGGAAAAGAAATAAAATTAAAAGAGAACAGGGAATAGAAAAGAATATTGATATTAGCTCTTTAAAACATTGTAATTATGAACATTTTAATTGCGAATCTTTTGATGGTAAATGGAATAATTCTGTAGTTATAACTTTAAATTTTGAGTATAATGGCGATAATTTGACGATAATTAACTTTCCTGTGAAGGAGACATTTGAGACCTATCTTAAAGCATTTGTTCACCTATTAGAAAATAAAGAGAGATATAATAATAAACTAGATGCCAGTAAATGGCTAAAGGAGATAAATAATGATTAGTAAAGAAAAAGCTTATTCAGATTTTATAATAGAATGTAAATCACATAAAGAACAACAAGAATCATATAGAATATCTTTACAAAATGAAGGTATCTATAGTGTTGCAGAACCTTGTTGTCCTCGTTTCTATAGTTGGTGTTTTGAGGATTATTATGATAATTTAATAAAATATTCAAATGGAGAAGGATTTAATTGGAGATGTGCCTTTGAAGGAAATGAAGTTTTTTATACAAAAGGCAAAGACGAGTATGTATCAATAGAATACGTTAGAGCGAAATGTAAAGAATTAGGTATAGATTTAGATTAAGGAGAGATGAATATGAAAAAAGTATTTTTAGGAGGTATATGCAATGAAAGAAATATGTAAACATTGTGAAGGAACTGGGAAACTGGGATTTCAAAGAGAGACTTGTTGTTTCTGTGGGGGCAAAGGATATACAGGTAAAAATTATAAGAAAGTATTTCTAGGTGGAACTTGTAATGAGTCTACTTGGAGAGACAAATTAATACCAATGCTTAATATAGATTATTTTAACCCAGTAGTAGATGATTGGACAGAAGAATGTTATCAAGAAGAATTAAAACAAAGAGAGACGTGTGATTATTGTTTATATGTAATAACACCTAGAATGACAGGAGTTTATAGTATCGCAGAAGTCGTAGATGATTCAAATAAAAGACCCAATAAAACCGTATTTTGCGTGTTAACCGAAGATAGGAATCCAATTTGTGATTTTACAGAATTACCTCTTCCAAAGCTAACATTTAATGAAGCACAAATGAAATCTTTAGACAAAGTTGGTGTTATGGTAGAAAGAAATGGTGGTAAATATTTTAAATCGCTAGAAGATGTTGCAAATTATTTAAATTTAGAAAAATATTTAGATTAGGAGAGATGAATATGATAGAAACAACGTTATGTACAATGGGTGGAGTTTAATTTGACTTATAATTGTAAACATAATAGACTCTTTAATAAGAAGATTTATGAAGTCTAAGAAGGAGGATAAAGATGGCTAGTTTTAGTAAGAATTTTAAACCAACTAAAAGAGAACGTATGGAAGTTTGTTTGCGATTCTTTCGTTCATATATGGATTCTAAAGAGAATCATACTTGTTCTACTTGTGTTCATAGAAAGTTTATACAAGGAGCAAGAGACCACTATTTGAAGTGTGAAATAGGGCTAGAGAGATATGATAGTTGTGAGAAATACAAATGTGACGAAACTCCTTTTGATGATGTGATGGAATTAATGAAAATAATATTTAAGGAGAAAGAATAATGGATGCTTTAGTGCCTTATTATATAATGGGACTTATAATTCTATATATAATTGTAAGTATATTTTTTTTAAAACTTGAAGAAAGAAAATGGAATCATGGCGTATGTCCTGAATGTGGTAAACCTTGGAGATATAGATATTCTTCTCGTAAAGAAGGGCGTGTGTACTATTGTAAGAACGGTCATTATATTAAAGTTAAATATGGGTCAGATTTGGATTGGTAATATGACGTTTAGATAATGATATATAAGAAGAAATAGAAGTCTCTTTAACCAAAATAGATACAATAAATAAAATTATAAATGAATTTTTGAAATAATATCCTAGAGGAAACTGAAAATGTTTTCCTCTATTTTTTTTTGTCCTTTTATATTCATCTCTAATATGCTTAAAAAATACTCTTAATACAAATACTTAACTTATTGATTTTATCTTCTTAAAATGGCACACAGAAGGTCATTATTATTCAACTTTAGAAAAAGTATGCAAACCACCCCTCCCTTACCTTTAATATCATTTTTGTTGTGTCTATTGAGGTTTTAATCTTTTATTGTATACAATGTTATGTATATGTAAAAGGTTGTTTTATTGTATTTACCTATATTTGGGAACTATATATAATTAATATTGTTATTCTTTCGTTTAATACAATTAATTGTTTTTAATGAGATATAAAGGGTTGCAAAAGGGATATTTGGTGGGTTGTGGGGTTGGGAGGATTGATTGGAGATAATGGTGTTTGAGAAAAAAATGGTGTTTGGGTGTAGTGGCTAAGGACGTGAGAATGATAATCATTAACAAGTATTATGAAATATCCCCCCCATCAACGTCTTATAACAATACTATTATCCGACATTAAATACTTTGATAATCAAAATATTTGAATGGAAAAATATTTGATATATAAAGAAAAAAATTGTAGTTGATTATGATTATCAAATTCATATAAGAAGCTTAATTAAATGAGGGTGAGAATGATTATCGAATGATTAGTCAATGAAGGAAAAAATTTTTTTGTCGTGTAAAAATGAAGGAACTTATTCAACCCAAAAATCCCCAAATACATGAATACATATTCATATAAAAACATATTCAATTATTCATACATTCCAATAAAAAAATACGTTAACCAAAAATACAAAAATGGTTAACCAAAAAATGCAAGGCTATCAATCGATAATCGTTCTCACCTTTGCTATACCCATCAAGTGACCAATGCGTTGGTATAACATATATACCTATATAATATATACTATATATAACAATACAATACAATAATACATCATATATAATATATCAATATATACTATATATACATATGCAATACATATATAATAATACATATACAAATATAATACATAATAGTATAACATACATACATAATATATCGTATACTATACTATACAATACAATAGTACAGTACGTTATAACATAT